GCCAGAATTCGAAGAAGCTATGTTCGAGTAAAGCACACCATCTGATGTTATTTGCCATGTGTCGGTAGCGTCATTCCAACGCAATTCTACATTGGCTAGACTACCTCTATCAATTATTAGTCCTGATGTGCCTGCGCCTGCCGGACTAACACCAGATCCGGATTCACCGACATTCAATGCTAGATCTTTATCGACGATGTTTGTGTTTGTAACATTTAATGTGTCGTATGTTCCTGCAACCGTAAGATTACCTGTGAGAATTACATCAGTAGTATCAATTGTATACGAGGAGTTAAGTTTCTTAACTGTGGCCATTTTTTATTCCAGTTTCTATTATTTATGCTAATTGTAGATAGTGTAGTCAAAAAAAATAACAGCCGAAGCTGTTATTTTTAAGTTGACTAAAATTAGTCGTTTGTTGCTAGTTTTACTGTTGTGTTTACAACTGCTGAACCTGTTGAAGTCCATCTTGCGTGGCTATTTGCAGCAAATTGTGTACCTGCTGTGTATCCATCAATATCTGCCGGGAATAACAATGCTGTACGTGATTCAAGTTTACCGACTACATAACTACCGTTGTCAGAATCAAACGCTGTTAGTGTCATTTCGCCTGCGGCTGTTGGGCCACCTGCAGCAACAACTTGCGCTACTGTTGGGCTGTTAACACCGTTAACACCTGTTGGAACTAAACGAACTACATCAGTACCATCAGCATTAGTTACGCGATAACGACGTGAACTGCGTTGACTAACGATATCAGCTTGTTTACCAATTGTGCCACCGGTAATCCGTGCGTTAGCACGGATTGTGTTAGCTGTAACTGTTGAAGCTGCTAATACTGCTGTTAATGAACCTGCAGATCCAATATCACCAAAGCTAATTAATGTTGTACTTGTTGCGCTGGTATTAGCGGCACTCATTGTAACATTACCTGTGCCGATAGCTGTGATTGTAGTAGTTGCTGCAAATGCTGTATTTGCGGCCATACCGACAAATAAACCTACAGTAGTTGAAACTGTTAGTACATTTGAACCACTAATTGCTCCGCCTGTGACTACTACGTTAGCCGGTTTAACTAAGGTAATTACCGGTGCAGTTGTGTAACCAGTACCTGCTGTTGTAACACTAGCTGTATCGATACGACCGTTAGCTGTACTAACTGCATCGACTGTCACTCTGGCAACTGTGCCACCGATTGGGCTAAGTGCCACTGTAGCTGTTAAACCTTGTGAGTAGTTTGTACCACGGTTTGTGTAAGTAATACTCGAAATACCTTCACCACCTGCAGCACTGTATGTTAAACCATCATTAACATTATCTGAACCAAAAAACTTTTTCTTAATAGGACGTCCCATTTGTTTTCTCCTTATATATTTAATTGTTCTACAATCTACGCGGTTGGGACCGCATAAACTCTCATTCAAGAGCGAACTCTAGTATTTATCGTTTTTAATAGTTATAGCCAACAAAAAGCCCCTTGCGGGGCTTTTCTTATCGTTACCTCTAAGAAGTTAATCTTATTGGAATGATAGGTTAGAAACACCAATTGTTTCTAAGTAATCAGCTGCGTTACCTAGAGATGAAGCAGTGTTTGTTAACTCAGCGTAGCCATAACGTGTCATAAAGCCAACTACTGGTTCGAAAGTAGCTGGATCTAATACAACGCCAGAGCTCATTAGAGGCACGTATGGGCAGTAGAACGCAGCTGCATCAGCTTCGCTAGAACCTTTGTAACCTACTAATACTGAAGTACCTGTGTTAGCATAGCTGTCAACATAGATCTTCATAGCATTGTTTAAAGTACCAACAAATTTAGTGTTTGTCGGAGCTTCGAATGTACCTTCTGTACTACGAGCAAAAGCTGAAGTAGTTGCAGATTGTAACACTGTTAACGCTTCTGAACTTACAACTGCCCAGTTAGCTGCACCGCGACGTGTACGTTGAGCGATTAAGTTAGCAGCGCGGTTGATAACAACTGCTAATGCTGCGTGTTCATCACCTACGAATGTAGCTGTACCACTTACTGTTGATTGGTTGTAGTTGAATGAATTACCAGCCAATGAACGTAGACTTGCTAAGATCTCTTGGTCGATTTCAACTGTGATTTCTTGTGCTAAAGCTGCCATGATTTCTGCTTCAACATCTAAACCGTGCATAGATTGTGCATCTTGCGCAGCTTCAAATGTCCAACGTGCAGACAATTTACGTGTTTTAGCTTCAACAACTTGTTTCAAGATTTGAACGTTAATACGGTTACCTGGTGTGCCTTCTAAAGTGCTTGTTGAAGCAGCTTTACCAGCTGTTGTACCAGAGTATGCAGTAGCGATCTTAAATGGGCTCAATGCTTCATCACCTGGTGTTGTGCTGTCACCGCTGGTTGCAGAAACTGCATCAGCATAACGTACACGTAGAGTGTGAATTTGTGCCACTGGGCCAGTCATTGGTTGTACACCAACGATTTCGTTTGCAATAACTGTCGGCATTACACGACGGATTACTGGAAGAATAACGCGGTTTAATGTAGCTACGTTACCAACAGCAGTTGCGCCGCCAGATGCAGTTTCCATCAAGTGTTTCTTAGTATTTTCTAAGATAATAGCCATTGTAGTTCTTTTCGAACCTTGTAGACCTTCTAACAGGGCGTCTTTGGTCTCGTTCCAACGGCCTTCTAATAGTTGGGTTGTCATTTCTTTATTTTCCTTTAAAAAAGTTTATTACTTTAGCCCTGCTAAACGACGAATTTCAACAACGTTGTTGTCGGACTCGGTAACGTTTGCTTTAGCAGATTTATCACCAGTTACTTCTACACGTGATTCAGCAAGCACTGACTTTTCAGTCGTTTGTGTTTTTGCTGGAGCATTATTTAGAACTGCTGGCAGATACTTGTCGTATGCATTTTGAAGTTTTTCAGTTTGCACACCTTCGAGTAAGCTAGACATTACACTTGCTTTCTCTTTATTCAACGTACTCAATAATCCATTTAGTGTTTCCTTACGGCTAACACTTTCTTTGATTACTCGAACTTCACGTTCTTTAGACTCAACAAGAGCTTCTTTTTCTGCAATTGCCTGTTGACTTTCAGCTATCATAGCGTCTTTCGTTGCTAATTCTGCTTTAAGTTTTGCGAATTCTTTGTTCTCATTTAAGTGAGTGACAGCAAATTCATTTGCAAATGCTTCAAATAAGCGACGACCAAACATGTTCTCACGAGCCATTTGGATGTCTTCTTTAAGTTGAGCTAACTCTGAGCCTAGATTTTTTGCTACTGCTTCTTTTACAAGACCAGCACTGCGTTTAACAAAAGCTGTTTGTAGATCTGCTAATTTATTTTTAGCTTCAGCTACAAGTTTAACTTTAGTTTCAACAACATCACGTTTGTCTTGTTCAAACTCTTTGATTTCTTCAGCTAACGCACGAATAACAAATTTTTCTAACTTAGCGGTTGCTTCGTTTTGAATTTTGCGATCAGCACGTAATTCTTTGATTTCTTCAGCTAATTTACTAGTCATAAAACTATTAAATTTACCTGTACTTTCAACCATATGACGTTTAAATTTCACACGGTCTTCTGCAAGAGCTTGTTTCTCATCGGCGAACTCAGTAAGTTCAGCGGTAAGTGATTCAGTAACCATTTTGTCTAGAGCTTCAACCATTACATTTTTATCGTGTTCATAGCGGCGAGCGAACTCTTCGCGCAATTCAGCGCGAACAACTTCACGTGCTTCATTAATTTGTGTTTCCCAAGCTTCTGTAATAGCAGTTTGAGTAGCTTCATTAATGATGCCACTATCTAACAATGGTTTGATAGCATCTAACATTACGATCTCCTATTTAATTTTTAGATCTTTGATCAAGCGTGTAACTTGCTCTTTCAAATACTTCTGTACTCTTTGATCTGCGCTGGCTTCTTTTGCCATTTCGAATACCTTTTCGCCACCACGCATATTCATCAGTCCTTCGTAAATCGCTGTTGGATATGCATTAGGAGCACTAGGTTGCGCAACTACATCTACAGTGACTATTTCAAAGTCACTTACTTTGCCGTCACCTTCTACGTTGCCGGAGCCACGAGAGCTAACACCAAGTTTTACACCAGAATCCAACATAGTCTGAACTAACTGACCCATTGGAGTAGGTAATATTTTTAATTTGCCGAAACCGTTAGGACCGTCCATCCACATATCTGTAATCATGTGACTAACACGGTCTAGATTAATTTTCAAATCATCGGGGTGATCCACTTCGCCTAAAACGCTGTAACCACCTTTGATTTGTTCATTAATAGCTGTAACGGCTTTAGAAATCTCATTAACTGGATATACACGTTCATTGTGATTTTTAACACCACCTTGAATGAATATACCTTTCATGTAACATGTTTTGCCGCCGCGGCCGGAAGCGTCGTCTTCTAACAACACTTCCATTCTAGCTGCATCAAATGTTAAATTTTCTTTAAGATATAAAGCCATTGACTTTTCCTATTAACGTGCTAACGGGCTTTTTGTGTTTACGCCACCAACAGCTTTACCTGTTGTTTGACCTTCACCTGTTTTACCTGTTTCTTTCTTAGCAAAAGCATTACCTGCTCTAGCACCAGGTTTGTTTAATGGATTATTTACTAATGTGCCTTTTGGTTTTTCGCTAGCTGCAGGGCGATTACCGTCTTGGTTAGCTGTAGCGCCTTTACCTGTTACAATATTAGCAGCTGTACCGCCCATATCGTTTTTACCAGCTACAGTAGACTTAGCGTTAACGCTTGCACGTTTACCTACACCAACTTCTCCACCTTCTGCTTTTTGATTTGTTTCACCAACTCTTTCTACGTATTCGCGAACAATTGATTCATCAACTTCATCTTCTTCATCTTCTTCATCTGATTCAGCTTCCATGAATTGTTGTTCACCCATGTTGTCATCATCCATGTTGTCATCACCGTGAATGCCTGGGAATTGTTCTTCTTCTTGCTCTTCACCTGCCATTAAAGCATCGAATTCTGCTTTAAGTTCATCAAGTGCTGACTCTAGATCTTGTACGCGATCTTCAACATCACCGTGCTCTTCTTCGTGGTCGTCTAAGTCACCACTGTCATCAAAGTCCATAGAATCAGAATCTTCGTCGTCTATGTCCATCATGTCTTCTTCTTCGCTTAGACCTTCTTCGTCGTGGCTAACTTCGTCTACTAGATCTTCAACTTCGTTACCGCCAACTTCATTCAAATCGTTTTCATCGATTAGGCTTTCATAAATGTCACGTGATTTTTCTACAACAATGTTGTGGAACAATTCGCGGGCCTTGTCGGTTTCATCATTAATGATGAATTCAACTAACTGTTCGTACTTGTTCATAAGAACTCCTTAATATTAAGTGTTATAATTGTGATATACAATTAATGGATATGTCTTTGTAATATTATTTACAAATTAGTTGTCAAATTGGGGTTAAATGCGTTGTTTTTGATTCAAAACGAAAGATAATTACATACCTGCGTTAGGTTCGGGCGGTGGAGTGAATTGAGTCTGTACTGCTTCTATTTTCTTTTCTTTTTCTAATTTACGCACATCATTCATAATACGTAGACGATTAAGTTGTTTAAGTGTTAGTTTGGTTTTACGCAGGTCACTTAGTTTCAAAGTGGTATTGTCGTCCTTTTCAGTACGATACCCAGGTAAATTGTTGTCAAACATTTCAAATAATTGCATATAGTTATTTACCAAAATACTTAAATTGCAGCGGCCCCGGCAGGTGCTGCACCTGCGCTGGCAATAGGACTAGCTGTACCAGGAGTGCCGGGTACTGCACCTTCTGCTCCTTGATCTTGTGCGGCGGGGTCAGCACCAAATGTATCCATATCTTGCTGTAGACCAGCAGTTGTTACATCTACTGCACGTAGTCCTGCTTCCGCCGCCGCACCATCGTCAACTATTCCACGTTCCTCTTTCCATAATTCAGAGTTACGTTGTAGTTCTTCTTCGCTTAGATCTAAGTATCGCTCCATTAAGAAACGTTTGCTCAGATATGGGTATGCTTCTAACGAAGTAAACGTACCAATACGTACTTGATCAATTTCAGCTTGGCGATACTTGGCAAAATTTTGTGGTTCATTAAATCGTAGTTCGAATAAACTACTATCAATGTTTATTCCTCTCCAACGCATAAACATTTTGAATTCTTGATCTAACTTGTCTACTATTAAACTTTGTAGACGCATACAGTATTGATTAAACCGCCATTCTTGAATAAGAGCAGTTGTAGCACGCCCGTCATTAAATGCTTGGCTACTTTCATCATCTCCTGTAGGCAAGTAACTACTAGGAATACGCAGTCCACGGAACATTTTATTAGTAAAGAATCTTAAGTCAGTGATTTCACCTAGATTAGTACCGCCCGGAAATGGTTCTACTGTAGATCCTCTACCATCTGCGGTCACAGGAAAGAAATAGTCTTCGTTTGTGCTCAATGGGTTATATGTAGCATCCATCATGTTCTGCCCACCACCCGTTTGTGTAGGTATACGACGTTGATGTATTTCGTTCTTAACACGGTCAACATAGGCCATGGCCATGTGTGTGGGCATGTTACCTACATCAATTTTAAACACACGACGTTCTGGTGCACGCTGTATACGATAGATAATAATTGCATCTTCTAACAGTTCTTTTTGTTTAAAAATCTTAAAGATACTTTCTAAAATGCTAGTACCAAATGGCCAATTAACATCCAGCCCTTCTGTTAGGCTTACATGTAATATGTGTTCTGCATTAAGGCACGATTCATTTTGTGCATGACTAAAACGACTACCGCCACTGAATGGAGCATTGGGTTGTGTATAACTACCGCTAGGTCCACCTATTTGAGGATGATTAGTATAGGTATCTGTGCTGGCCACTGCAGTAGCAGTCAAATTTTGAAAGTTAATATTCATATCTTTAATGATATATTGTTCTGGTTCTTTACCTTTGGCTTCATTGACAATTACCTTGGTAATTTTATGTGTTTCTGTCCAATAAAGTTTGAAGGTTTCTGGATCACGTAAGAATACTTGATCGCCATATTTTAATACATTACGAAATAATTTAAACAGGCGTTTGTTTAGGTCGTTTAGACTGACCCACTCTTGTAGTTGATCTTTAAGAATTTTGATTTCGTTATCTGTAGGATCTTCTTTAAAAAATAAGTCAAATCCTGTGCCATTTTCAATATTAGTCTGTGTACTAAATTCAGCTATGATGTCTAATGCAGCATTAACTTCACTGTCCATGTCCATTTGTTCATATTGATTGTATCGCTCTGTACGATTAGGATGCCCAATATAAACTTCCGGTAACTGACTGGCAAAGTTTCGATATCCTGTATCGGGTAGTGTACCACTAGCGCCGCTTATCGGACTTAGTGTTCCGCTGCTGTTATTTGCCGTTTTAAAATATTTCTTCCATGCCATATTATTTCTCTCTGAGATACTGTATTTAAGCCGTTAGTAGCTGTTTTGTAATAATCCTGATGCGTACTTGTTATTTTGTTGCATTGCTGACAAAATACTATTTAATATATCAGATTGTGCTCGAAGTGCACCAGTTATTGCACTGCCTTCTAAGTTTACAGGAATTGACTTGTTATCCGGTAATGGCACTACTGCTTCAGTTCCGTGCAAGGTTGCAGAATACCCGCTTAATGACCCGCTGGCAATACCACCTTTGGCAAAGCCTGTAGCATAGTCAGACATTTTTGCACCAGCACTAGACTCTGTCAGGCCAGTAACATAGTCTGACATTTTTGTACTACCGCCAGACTCCAGGCCAGTAACATAGTCTGACATTTTTGTACTACCGCCAGTCTCTTTTATTGATGCATCAAGTTTAGAACCGCCTTCACCTATTAGATCTTTGGCTTTGTCTAACTCACTTTGTATTTCTTGTTTTAGTTTTGGCCAACCGCGTGCAAAATCTAATATCTCTCGTGCGGTGTTTTGATCAACAACTTCACCGCCAAGAGTCCAAGATCCGTTATCTTTATCTCCTACCCACTTAAGTGCAGCGGCTGCTTCTAAGAAATAACCGGCGATTGACCCTTTACCTTCAGAAGTTATCGCTTGCATACTATTCATTGCTTGGCTAGTTAGTTGACCTACTGATAAATTTCCTAATTTACCTAAGATTTCTTTAGATTCTTTAGCATCAGAAGTTATCGCTTGCATACTATTCATTGCTTGGCTAGTTAGTTGACCTCCTGATAAATTTCCTAATTTACCTAAGATTTCTTTAGATTCTTTAGCACTAGTAACTTCTGCAGGACCTTTAACAATTTCTGGTCCAGCTTCACCTACTATACCTGTTTCGCCGGCTGGAATAGTACCTCCTTCAGCGTACAAGGCAGGTCCCGAATCATTAATCATCTGTTGGTATTTTTCATCAGATGATTTCATTCCTTCAGTACGTTTTTTCTCGTCTTTAGCCGCTTCTTGTTTATATTTTTTAGGATCAGATTTTTTAAGTTGTTCTAATTCTTCTTGGCGTCTTTTCTTTTCGTCAAGCACTCGCTCAGCAGCTTCGTCTATAGCTTTGTTGCCGCTCTGACCAAATGTTTTGTCAATGATTGATTGTAAGCCTTCGAGCATTGCCTTACTAACATCAGCAAATTTCTTAATAGGTACATCCATCATTTCTTGCATTTTAATTTTTAATTGTTGTGCCGCTTGTTCTGCAGCCATTAGACTTTCTTGGTATCCGCCTGCAGCCCCCGCTGCTTTATCTCCTTGAGCAATTGATTTTTTAAGATTTTCGCTGTTAAGTTTTAGACTTTGTTGTCCTTGACTATCAAATGCCGCTGCAAGATCTGCGTTTTTACCAGTAGCAATGGCAGCCATACTCACTGCACGCCCTACTTCATCTGTAGCTTTTAAATATCTATCACCTTGTTGTGCAAACCCGCCAACCATATCTACTACTTGTGCGCCACCACTATTTAATGAATCAGCAAATACTCTACCACCATCTGCGGCACCTGTTAAGTTAGCGCCTACATCTGTAACTGCACCTCCTAGCACTGTAGCTTGTATGGCGGCTCTACGTTGAGTTTCGTCCATTAGCGCAAGACTAGCTTTTACCCGACTAGGTAGTCCAGGATCGTTAGTTTTACGAGCAATTTCGTTTACTTTAGAAAAGAATGCATATTGCTCAGCTTGTTTTTTTGCTTGATCCATTCGCTGTTTAGCATCTTCACCTGTAATGTTTGCTACAATACGCATGTTTTTAGCTAGATCAAGAGTAGCTTCTGCTACTGCTTTATTAGTAGTTGTACCGCCTGTACCTGTTCTACGCAAATCACTGATAATTTGTGCAGAAAGTTCTGCTTGTTCTTGAAATCCAAATCCTAAGTTTTGCATTTCTCTTTGTAAGGTTTGTCCACTGCGGCCAGTAGTTCTTGCAAACTGACTAGTAACATTGGCCATCATCTTAGCACCATCGCTAACTGTATAGCCTGCTTCTGCTAATAAAGGTGCTGTATTTTTTACTGCACCAGAGAATTGCTCCACAGTCAGTCCTGCCATACTACTGTAGCGGCGCATGTCATTCATACCATTAGCAAACATTGCGCCTGCACTGTTCATTTCATGGAAAGATTTTACTGTTTTTTCTACTTCTTTTTGTAGTATTTCAACTCCAAACTTAGCCAGTTTGTTCATTGAATCGGCACTCTTATCTAAGACGATACCGAATATCTCTAAGGCAGCAGCCGCAACCATACCGGCTGGACCAAATCTCATCAGCATAGGTGCAGCGGCTTGTAATCCCTGGCCTAAGGCTTTGGTTCCTGCTGTTGCTACATCAATACCAGCAGTCATTAGTCCCGAGGCTAAGTCTACACCAGTAGCATTACTTTGTAACCCTTTAACAAAGTCACCAGCACCTTTTACTGCCGCAGATGCCATGCCCGAGGCAGCTTTTGTTGTGGCTTCTTGCATTCCTTTCATGCTAGCTGACGTTTGTAGTGCGTCGCGTTGTGCTAACAATGCTGCTTTTGTTTGTTCTGCGGCTAATTTTTTAGTAGCGTCTTGCTCATCTTCCATTGAATCGGTTAGATCCTCAATAGCAGAGTCAAGTTTGTTCAGCATGTCTACTTGATCTTTGTAGCCTTTAGCTCCCTTGGCTACTTCTTTGTTAAGTTTACCAAGCTCTTTTTGGAAATCAGCAGAATTTTTTTGAATATTTTTGACAAAAGACGATAGAGTTTTGTCGCTTATTCCAAACTTTTCTTGAAGTTGATCTAGAGCTTGCTGTAAGCCTTCAATATCTATTTCTTGATCTGCCATTTTTTAACCCCATTTTTACGCACCATAAATAATATTATGGTACTATCAATTATTTATAGGATTTAAATCATGGATCAAACATCGCAACCTACAGTAAGTCATAACCCGTTAGTAAAGCATTTTAGACAACCAGCAATTTATTTAAAACTGCCTAGCGGTGGTCAATTTTGGCCTGAAGGGAGTTTAGACCTACCGTTAAATGGTGAGATTCCTATTTTACCAATGAGTACCAAAGATGAAATTACGCTTAAAACACCAGATGCACTTATGAACGGTCAAGGTGTAGTAAACGTAATTGAAAGTTGTTGTCCGAGTATCAAGGACGCATGGAAAACTCCTAGCATTGATGTAGATGCACTAATTATTGCTATACGTATTGCTAGTTATGGTAATGCTATGGATATAGAATCTTCATGTCCTAAATGCAACGAAGCTAACGAATATAGTATTGATCTAGGTAATGTATTATCTAATATAACTCCAGCAACATACGGTGGAAAAATATCCGCGGACGAATTAAAAATTAAACTGCGGCCACAGGCTTATGTTAATGCTAACAAATCAAGCATGATATCATTCGAAGAGCAACAGATTCTAAGAACCTTGGCGCAAATCGAAGACAATCCAGAAGAAGCTAAAAAAGCATTTGATCAGCAGCTAGCTAAACTGATCAATATAAACATTAGTATGTTAGCTACTAGCACAGATTATATCGAAACACCCGACGGACAGATTGTAACAGATCCTACGTATATTGAAGAATTTTATAATAATTGCAATAGTGGTGTTATCAAAGCGGTTAGAACACAACTAACTGAATTTAATAATGCCAGCGGAATTAAACCAGTAGCTGTAAAATGCAATCACTGCGAACATGATTTTGAAATTGGTATCATGTTTGATTATTCAAGTTTTTTCGGAAAAGGCTCTTAACACTAGAGAACAACGCAGTTCTAGCTATGATACAGGGCTATGAACGTGATGTAAGAGCCTTAAAAGATGATGCGTTACGAATGAGTTGGTATATGCGTGGTGGTTTAAGCTACGACGATGCTATGATGTTAAGCGTAACTGAACGCGAACTGATAGGTAAGATAATCAAAGATAATATGGAAACTACACAGAAATCAAGGCTGCCTTTTTTTTAGACGTAGTTGTTCTTAAAGTAAGTTAAAGGCTATATTCGTATAGTCTTTTTTATTGACTAGTGTTTAAGATGTCTTAACGACATCTGCATTTATCGCTTGCGCTCAAATGCTTTTTCTTCTAATCTAATTAATCTAATTTACTTTGAACTACTGTATGTTCTTCTAATGCTTTATCCAGATGTAGGTCATACTTCACCTATCCGCTAGGCAAAGTATAAGAGACTCTTTATCCGAGTGCTACTATCATACTAACTAAAAGAGATTGTATTCAATTACACGGAGGCGGTCAGCCGGTACCCCCTACTCTTGCTTCATCTGGCGGATGCTAATATAGCCGTAGTTAGCCAACTATATTAGTCACGTGGGTTGTATCTTTTTCACAGTGCCCACATCATTTGGTTTTTACACCTAATTTTATATTGTTTGATCGCTTTTTACAGCACAATACGGTTCTTGCCATCAAGTGTGTAGTCTAGTCTACACGTTCCATTCGGGGCCATTACGCGACCGAAATCTCCTCTTGATACAGCGCATGCTGCAGCAGTGGCTATTTTGTAATCTTTAAGTCTTTTACGGAATTTTTACCAAGTTTAAGTTGAATAATGCCATTGTAGTTGTTTTCACGCAACAATACATCTTCCTTAAATTGATAATAGGCTTCCAAGTAATTAGTTTCGCCTCGGGAGTTGCACAGATGTACAATTTCACGAGTAAATTTCTCTTTGCCTAGTGCGCTAATGTCTTCCATTAAACGCTGTGATGAGCCCCAATATGTTTTCCAGTCTGTTTCTATGACTTCGTGTCTTTTGTTTTTCTTGCCTTTTAGAGGTGGTCTCTTTTTGATAGTAATGAAGTATTTGCGGCCAATGTAATCATGACCATTTACTGTGTTGGTAATTCTATATATAAAGCCATAATAAGTTTGAATATCCTCGGAGTTAAATATTGTGCCATTATAAGTCCAAGGATAATCGTATACCATACTGCTATTTATTTCGCAGACATTGCATTTTTCTTCTCTTGGATTTCTGCTCTTCTTGCTTTGGCTAATTTAGCTAAATCACCTAATGCACCACGAGCACGTGCCGCTGCTGCTTTAACGCCTTTGTCTTCAAACTTTGCGCTTTCTTCTGTGTAAACAGCTACCGCTGCTAAAATATCTTCATGAATTGACATTATATGTCTCCTTGTTGTTGTGTATTTAACCGCCTATAGTGGTGGTTAAATTATTTTCTTACAGTTGATACCATGCCACCTTGCATAATTTCCAATTGATACTGTTTTATCACAATATGGGCATGTTTTTGGAGGTAGTTTATTAATTCTGTCAGCTACCTCCGGTTTACCCCACGATGGATTCTTTTCTTTCTTAAAACCAACGTTTGGGTTTCCTTTGAGAGCCTTGCTTAAATTTTTATTATGTTCGGCCGGCCTATTTTTATTATATTCTTTTAACTTAATGCTTTTCTTTTGTCTAGTTTCTATAGAATCAGTATGTCCGAACAATGGAGATAATTCTCCTCTTTTTCCGTAAGATGGATTTTTATCTCCTTGCCTTGCTAAACTTTTCTTTTGTTTAGTCGCTTCAGAATCCTTACTTCCAAGTCGATTCCCTGCATCAAAACAAGCATTGCTTCTATTATAGCTCAATGGATGATTTTTAGCATCTAACAGTATTAGGTACTTTGTTTCTAATTCTCTAATATACTTGGCTTCTCCTATAGCTAAAATTTCATAGCACCACTCATTACGATTTTCTAAAATAAGAGGTTTAACAATAAGACTTGAGCAAATATATTTTTCATGACGGTTAGGATTCCATCCTTTTTGTGTTTTAGATCCAACATACCACATTCCTGTGGGGAGGTGAGTCCATCTATATAGATAAGGTATTGTATTCATAAGATACTCCAGTAAAGTAATAAGGGCTATCTGTGTTACTGGCACAGAAGGATGATCAAGTCCGTTCGCCCATTAATATTTATGCAATATCTACATCAGTCGAATATGACGTGAAACCATTCTCCTTAACTACACGCATTACATTGTCAACTCGACCTGCTAATTCATCTTTATGACTTATGAGCCAAACTGACTTACTACTTTCTCTAGTCATTTTCTTAAGCATAGCAAGAGCATTTTCAGTACCACTAGAATCAAACCCGTTGTCTATTAATTCATCGATGAATACTAAGTTAATTGGTTGATATAATGATTCATATACATCTCTAAAAGCAAAACTTAGACTCAATATTACTCTGGTCATCTCACCGCGGCTAAGATTGTAGAAGTCTAACTCTCTGCCTAATTCTTGTATTTCTACACTTAGATCATTTAAAAATTTAACACTGTGTGGTAAGCCAATTTTATCTAAGTAATAGCCTAATCGAGCATTTAAGTAGCTTAAGTTTTGATCAATAATACGTTTACGTATAAACGAATCTTTGTTTGTTAATAGTTTTAATAAAAACTCTTGATGTTCCTTGACACGCATTAGTTCATTCATTACGGCGTAATCAATTTCAGCTAAGGCTGTAGTCTTCATCTCTTCAATTTGTTCATCGTAAGGGTCAGTTTCAGCAACTTTGCCCGCTAGCTGTGTTTGTAAGCTAGCTACTGTGCTACGATGATGGATAGCATCTTCTTCCTTATCGTAGAACACATTAGGTTGTTGACCCAACTCGCCTAGCTCTTTTCTAGTTGCTTGGAATAATTGTAGTTGACCGAACAACTCAATGTACTGTTGGTGTGCTTCTGCTAAGATAGCTTTTTTACCTGCTAGTACTTCTTCATGTTTATTATCGTGGAATGTTTGCCCACAAGCATAACAAGTATGCGCTTCCAAATCACTAATTTCTTTTTCTGTCTTGTCTACGAGCTTTTGTTCTCTGACACAATCTGCGTCAGCACGTAAGATAGCTTTATCTAAGTCACCCAAATCTTTACGCTTTTGATTATATGCTGTAAGGTCTTTGTGTGCTTGTATTTCACTATCGATATCGATCTTTAATAGTTCATCTAAGGCAGTTTGCAGTTTTGTTACGTCTTCTGCATGTTTGGTAGTCCACATAGTTTGTCGACGCTTTAGGCTCTCAATTTGCTCTTGAATACGGCCATTTGCGTCAGTAATCGCCTTAATATTGAACTCTTCTTGTTGAATTGCATCCTTAGTAGCCTTACTCTGTTCTTTTAGTAGATCAGCTTTTTCACTAAGCAAGGTAATACCAAGCAACTGCTCAATAATAGTACGTTGTTCATTTGCCTTAAGGCTTAGGAACGGTTCTGTATAGGTATTAAGTGCTACAATATGCTTGAACATATCGTGGCTCATACCTAGCAAGCGTTCAATTTCCTGCTGTGTTTCGCGGCTGTCACCTTGGCTGTTATCGTCTTTGCTTTCCTGTTCTTGATCACCGATATAAAACTTTAGTACATTGTGTTTACGGCCACGCTCGATACGATAGCTTTCACCTTGTACTTCAAAATCAATAGTAACCAGCATACCTTTGGCATTGGTCTTGTTAATTAAATTATCTTTACGAATATTAGTAAGTGCTGTACCGTACAGAGCGTAGCTTAGTGCATTAATGATGGTAGTTTTGCCTGTACCATTACGTGCTCCGCTGTCGTCTCCACCTAAGTCAATGTTCTCACCTAAGACTAAGGTCAAGTCTCTACGGTCAAACTCAACTGCTTGAGTAGCATTACCTACACTCATAAAGTTGCGTACGGTTAAATTCTTAATTCTAAACATTAATTATCTCTATATAAATCTAAAGTTATGCAATGAAGTCCGCCGTCAACAAAAAATCGATGTCTCCATGGAATCACTATACATTCTATATTATGCTGTCTTAATTTCTCTTTTACAACGGGCGTGATGTTCGAAACACAGATCGTATTGGCATCTAATGCCAATACATTAACATCAAATACAGATTCTGCAATGTAACCAACCCAAGATTTAAGATTACCTTCGACAAATTTAATAAATTCGTCGTTGTGCTCTTCGCCTGCCAGCCACCATTTTCCGTTAACCTTTTCTCTCATCAACTTAAATTTAGTAATTAAATTTTGATATTCACTAGGCGGAATACCTATTACTGTATAGTCCGAAAAATAATTTTGATAATCAATTAAAGGATCGATACCTAGAATAACATTATTTCCTAGCACAGCAAAACATCCGTCTACGTGTCCTGCTTTTGAAGTAAATTGACGTATTGGACGAGGATCATTGATATGTTTAGCTAACCATTGGGGATAATCACAATATTCTGGTGCGTCAACATATATGTTATGATTAGTGTTAATGACATTTGGCCCCTGTAACGCACCCATTTCTTTAGTTTCGTATTCTAATGCCTGTTGAAAAGATTTTATTTCGTTAACAATAGATAGATCGTTAGGCCAGCATCCAGATACATAGTCTTGATACTGTGGCCAATCCGATCCCGCTAATTCAACATACTTTTCGTGTGAATACCAAATATCTTTTTCTTGATTGTAATTATTTGATGCTGCAGACATCGAAGCAGAATAAAATTCATCATTTTGATTTACTAAATTAATAACATTAGGGCAATATTTTTCTAATATTGGAGTAATTGGATTATAAAAATCTGGACTGAATTGATACATAGTATCACCAATAACAGCGTGCAAGTTTCTTACATGTAACGGTGGAACATACGCATTATCTGAATCAAAATAACCTGTAGGAGTATCTGGTCTGATAACAGTACAACCGTAGTCTTTGAGAGTCTTTTCAAAAATTTCAAGATCTTCATTAATCTCATGCGACATACGCATCAATGGCTCTCGCACTGAAGCAGATTTAATTTTTGAAAAAAATTCCGGATAAACGTAAGATCCTAACATTACGGATCTTAACTGTCCGTAGGTATTAAATTTTTGATAGGTATTATAACTCATCAGGCCAATTTCCTAAACCAGGGTGTGATTGCTCTACAAATTCTTCCATCCACTTAAGCAGTTGTTGAGATATTTCTTCTTGATGCATTATAGGTGTCTGTAGATATCAAGTAAAAGTTTTGGATCATAATGATCGCTGTTGATATTAGTCAATTGATTAGTTACAATAGTGTCGATACTTTCAAACTGTATATTTCCTAATTGTATATCTTGTCCAATATCCATATTCTTAACAGGAATCAATGTAAGCTCACGTAGATTGTATGTACCTACAAATGTTTCTTTGATAAACGTAGCTTCTTCATAGGTAATGTCTACGTCGATGTTTACACGACAGTGCATACTTGGTAATAGCAAAGTTTCTGGAGTGCGTAACATATCGCTTAGATTATATACTCGATATTTGGGCTGGTCGGGCCAAGCATGAAACTCTGGTTCAGCACCCCAAGTGAGTATCATCATACCACGTTCATCATCACCTGCATCTGCATAATTATGTGGAAACGCATTACCAATGTATGTGATATTCTTATTAGTCTGGCGTTTGTGAAAGTGTCCGCTGAACATATGATCAACGTGACCAAAGTGTTCACCGCGTAGCTCGCCGTGTTCGGGCATCTGTACCATAGCATTCATAAAGAAGTGCGGCAATTCAAAATGCCCAAACATATACTTGGCATTCATTTTAGGAATCTTTTTGTAGTCGTCGCCTACTAGCCAAGGCACAATAGCTACATCACCTTCTGAGTAGAAATCATTTACAATTTCAATGTTAGGAATGTGCCTAGCCCATTCAGCTGACTGTATATCACGCTTATCTCTATAGTATAGGTCATGATTGCCTGGAATAAAGATAACACGGTCGAAGGCTTTGCCTAACAATTCTAAGGCTGTTAGACTGTAGTTCAAAGTAACGATGTTAATAGCTGCACGGTTGTTATGCCAGTCACCTAGCATAAAGCAAGTATCGCATCCTTCTGCCTTTGCTTCTTCAATAAACCATTTAACAAAGTTTAAACAATCATCGTTATGTAGTTGACTGTTGGACTTTAGGCCAAAATGGATGTCGGTTAATACTGCTGCTTTTTTAAATAAGTTTGCCATAGTTTATTATATGATAGATACTCCGCAGTGTCTAATAGTTTGGTTAATTGAATAAGAATAAATTGATTGGTATTTACTAGTTATTATATGGTTAACTTCTTCAGTATTCAAAACTAAATCTGTATCTGTGTAAGGATTTTTAATATAATTAATTTTGTCGAAATGTTCTGTTAAGTACTCTAAAAAAGTAAAGGAAATAGATTTCTTATAAAAAATTTTTAAAAGTAGCAGTAAGTTAATAAATGTAATAATACTTTTGAGAGAATGCTTGATGTCAGTTTCACTTATAGTAAACGGAGCAGAACTTTTTATTAATTTAAGATTTTGATTGTATGACGCTGTTGTAGTTGTCATACAAAAGTTTAAATTTTGAGCGATTGATTGGCTGATGACCGTAGGATACAAGTTTATCCTAAGTATTGAAAAAATATTTTTACTATTAGTTAGTTTTTTAAAGTTATTAGATTCAAATAATGTCTCACTATGGTGTAAATACGGTAATTTTAAAATGTCCGCTAACACATGTGTTCCGGTTCTGCCAGGCGAAAATATAATTGCCTCAGAGCAATTGCTTGCATTTAAATCAAGTTGATCCATCCAGTAGAACTCATCAACTGCCCATAGTCTTAAAGTCAGACCTTGAAGCCATATACTATACGTGAAATCTTCAACGTTAACTACATTTTCAAGACAAGTTACATCGTTGTCGTATGAGGTTATTATCTTTATAACCCGACAAAAATCTTTTAATTGAAATAATTCTGTATCCTCTATCGTGTCTGCCGACGTCAAATCAGTGACAGAATTTGGATTATTTTTCAAAAACTGTATCTTACTATCTAATGTTTTGTAATTTGCAATAGTGTTAATTGGTGTTAATTTTGAAATAACTGCAAATTTATTTTTAACAGTAGAATTTCCGTTGTGCAATAACAAAACAGGTTTACTCATCGGCACCCCAACCACCACCGCCCCAATCACCTTGTCTAGTATACGAAGGAGCATAATTATTCATCTCTAAGATGTCATCTCGAATGTTTTGATTGCGTTTTTCGATGTTTAATACACGGGTAAAGCTGTTGGTAATTGCCGCGGTGTAGTAGGCAAATGGGTTTTGACTTTTGGCTTCATCAAACTGTAGACCAATTTGACTTAGTTGCAACAGAGCTTGACTACGCATTTCATCATTGTAGGTATAACCACGCCAGTTTGAACGGGTAGCATAGCGTTCACATAACTTCACAAACATGTGCGCTAATTTAGGAGTCATCTGTCCGTGATCTTTACTGAATTCTCCCGGAGTGATACCACCTTTCCAGTGACTTTTGCCTACTAATACTGGAGTTAGATCTTGATCAACGCAGTAATGTTGAAATGGAGGAAAATTTATTTTAACATATTTGGCCGCACCTTTGACTACAACTGGTTCGTCGTATTCTGTTTCAAAATTATCTTCGTCGTATTCTTCTTGTGCTTTAGCATCAGCTTTGCGCTGTTTAACGGTGTCGATGGGTATGTGTTCCCAGGTCATAACACGAAATACCACATCAGTAACTGGAATATTTTCTACAGGAATAGCAAACTCATCTAATTTTCTTTTATTACCTAGCAATAGTTCAGCATCTTGCTGTTCTTTGGCTAATCGTTCGCTACGTAGTTTTCTAGCTTCTGCTACTGCTTTTTTGGTAATATTTGCAACTCCACTAACAATAGTATCATAGTTGGCTACTCCGGGATCAGAGAATGTACAGTAGGTTAATTTACTTTTGTGGATTTCTTTAAGAATATCTTTATTATTCAAATAATTTACGCGACGCATCTACTTTCCTTTTAATTTATCTGCTTCCTTTCTAGCTTAACAGCCTTTTTCATAGATTGGGTTTTCTTTTAACTACTACTATTATATAGCCTATAAATACACTATACAAGAGGTAATTGGATTATGGCAATTTTTGTTTACGACACTGTGGTTAAAGATCCGGACACTGGACAAGATATCCAGTTTGGTCAATTGAGTGAACGTGATCAACGACAAATTCTAGCAGAGGATGAAGCTGCATCTGATGCTTCAATGAGTGAGTCGTTTAGGCAGTTCAAAGCTAGTACAGGAACGGCCAGTTACGAAATAGCAACACCTGGGTATGTTGCTGGACCAGTTACAGCAACCAGTGGAAGTTACAGTCGTGAAACAGGATACAAGCCTACTGAAAGTACAGCTCCGGATTCTGAAGGTGGATTTGCTGGTGATCAAACTGTAGCGTCAGGTGGCGGGTATGATCCTCGAGCGTTAGAGCCATATACAGGAGCACCCGATTTTAACGCAACAACCACATGGACTGGCGGAGGTTATGATCCAGATGCTCGAGCCGGTGGATATGATCCAACAACAGGTTATGTAGAAAGTGCAGGTAACAGTCTTGGCGGGCAGGCAGCCATATCAGAGAATTATACAGGAGCTCCAGATTTTCGTGGCGGCGGGTACGACCCAAGTATTGAGGGATTAAGTGATCCAAAAAACCAGCGACTTGCTGCCGCAGGTATTAAAGAAGGTGGAGAAGCTAGCAATCCCGCAGCGGAACCTAGTGTTGCGTTCAGCACAGAACCGGATACCGGCAATGCTAACATGGATAAAGATTGGCGAGTGCGCATAAGTCTGTCAGAACGTGCTAGATTTTTTTATAATGCAGTAGAAGGCAACCAACTATTAATTCCACTAAAAAGCACCAACGGAGTTATTTTTCCTTATACTCCTAATATCACTGTGTCGCACGTTGCCACTTACTCACCAGTAAATCCAACACACAGTAACTACGCACAGAACTTTTATAATAACAGTGATGTAAGTGACATAACTATCCAGGGTGATTTTACTGTGCAAAATATAGAAGAAGGAAAATATCTAATGGCTGTTATATACTTTTTTCGTGCAGCTACCAAGATGTTTTTTGGGCAAGGTCAGGGAGTAGGCAATCCTCCACCGATAGTGTTCTTAGACGGTTACGGCAGTCACTACTTTCCGCATGTTCCTTGTGTGATTACAAACTTTACTCACACATTGGCTGCGGATGTAGACTACATGGAAATTCCTATGCTGGTCAAAACATTAACTAGTACTCAGACAGGAGTAAATCCTGAGCGAGCAGATAATTTGCCTGGACCGAGACTTGGTGTTGTTCAAAAGAACTTTGATACCGAGATCACCAGGTTACCCACTAGCAGTTCTATAAGTATTACATTGAAACCACAGTATAGTCGCAAAAATCTTCATGACAGATTTGATCTTACTAAATTTGCCGCAGGCGAATTATTGCGTGATAAAACTAACGGGTATGGAGGATTCTTATAATGTCAGTAGCTTACAGTAGACACAGTCCTTATTTTAATAATGAGTCGTTTGGACCATTTTTAGATGTGTCAACCTTGCCTAGTATACCGTATGATCCCACGGATGTAGTCTACGAAATTGATGCTATCTATAAGCATCGTCCGGACTTATTGGCCTATGATTTGTACGATAACAGCGCCTTATATTGGGTATTTTCGGCACGTAACCCTAATACAATGAAAGATCCAATTTTTGATTTCTTGCCTGGTGCTACTATATACATTCCAAAAAAAGCCACACTCACAGCAATACTAGGAATATAATTAATGGCAGAAAATGCATTAGTCAAAGTAATTTCCAATAGCCCGGGTTATGGTATTTTTGAAGACTCTACAGGAGCCACTGTTAAACGCGCCGGTGATAGAAACTGGCGCAATAATAATCCAGGAAACCTTGAATTTGGTAGCTTCGCCCAGTCTAATGGAGCAATAGGAACCGACGGAAGATTTGCTATTTTTCCTACTTACGCTGCGGGACGTGCTGCTAAAGAGAAATTACTGTTTGGGGACACGCGATATCGAGGCAAAACTATTGCAGAAGCAATTTCAATATATGCTCCAGAATCTGAAAATAATACCACGTCTTATATTAACAGCGTTACTAAGGCAGTAGGTTTACCATCTAGTACTCAAATGAGCAGACTAACCCCTGCTCAAAGAACAACAATGTTAGATGCAGTGCAGAAAGTAGAAGGGTTTAAGGTAGGAACTATATCAGAAATTGACCCAGCAAAAATTCCTGTAGTGCCGCCACCGCCCGCAGTAGGTGAAACAATAATTGATCCGGCTACAGGACAAAGACTCAGAGTAGCCACTGAAGAAGATATTAGACGTAACGGTGTACTGGGCGGAACTAATAACGCAAGAAAAACAGTAGAACCACCTTCAGAATCCGGAGTAAGGCAAACAATAAACGTAACACCAATACCTAATCCGTTACATGCCTATGCTAGTTATACCTATGGTTTAAGTTTAGCTATGCTGACAATTGAAGAATACAACGATGTTATTAAAACACAAAACTATATACCTAAAAGAGTGTTAATAGCCAGTGCAGGCAGGCATAATCAAACAAAAGAGCCCAATGGTCCTGCCGAATTTACTCGAGCACAGTATTTCAGTGAAGATTTCTTTTTTGAAAGTCTTGAAGTAGAAACAGTAATTGGTCTTAATGAAAGAACTCGCGCCACTAATGCTTTAACTTTTAACTTTACTATAATTGAACCATTTGGTATAAGTTTAATAGATAGAATTATTAAATTAGCTAGTTCTCCAGAAGTTAAATCTAGAAATTATCTAGAACAACCATATCTACTGCAGATTGATTTTTTTGCAATTAATGACGCAGGTATAATTATAGGAGCTCTTCCTACTCAAACAAAACGTATCCCCATACAAATTTTGACCTTAGACATAGATGCTAGCAACAAAGGTGCAGTCTATAAGATTGCAGCAACAGTGTACAGTCACAGTGCATATAGCGTAAACACAATGGCTACGCCAGCACACTTTGAAATAGTAGCCGGAACAGTCGCTAGTTTCTTTCAAAGTACAGAAACTGAATCATCGCTAACTGGCGCTAAAAAACAACGCGAGCCAATCAGAAAAGATATTACTATAGGCGCCGACGGACTAGCACGTGGGCCCACCGGAGAAGTTGTGCCGTTAACCGCAGTAGATCAAAGAACTGCGGCTATTGTTAGTGCAGACCCTATTTACAAAGTTAAAAGCTACGGCAGTGCGTACAACGCATACTACAATGATCTAGTTAGAACTAATAAAATTAAAGTTGCTGATAAAATTTATTTTAAGTTTGCTGAAGAATTTCAAAAAGCTAAATTTATATTAGGCAAAAAATTAAGTCCTAAAGATACTCCAATGGCTGAAGCCAGCACAGAGATTACAATACGTGCTGGAAAAACTGATGCAGCCAACGCTAACTTGGATTATAAAACAGCCATCTTTAGTATTAACGCTGGTACTAGCATTGACATGGTTATTAATTATGTAATACGTAATAGTGATTATATACAAAATCAACTGACTGTTCCGGAAGATTATGGGTCAGATGTTGAATCATTCTTGGCTAAGAAAAAATCAAATAAAGATTTACCGTTAAAGTGGTTTAAGATAATCCCGCAGGTTGTACTAATAGAATATGATGGTATTAGAAAAGTTTGGGGTAGGGAAATTACCTATAATATTATTCCTTATGAAGTATACAATACTAAAATTTCAGCGGCGCCACAAGGAACATGGAGCCATCCGATCAAACAATATAACTATTACTATACAGGAAAAAATGTAGATGTATTAGATTTCAAAATAGAATTTAACGCACTATATTTCACTGCGGTTACTGCATATAAAAACCACATGTCTCAAACCTACGGGCTAACGGATTATGACGATAGAGAACTTAATCCAGACAACTATGTTGGCATGGAAAGTGGGCCCAACGCTATACAACCTATGAAAGAGTCTCGAGTTATTATTGATAGTCAGGCTAGGGCCACTGGCGGTAGTTACACTCCTAAGGCAGCCGCAGCTGCAGATGTACAGCAGAGTATATATACCACAGCCAATGGTGATATGATACAAGGTAGTTTGCGAATAATTGGTGATCCTCAATTTATCAAACAGGATGATGTTTTTTATCCACCGTTTGATGTTATAGATCCTATTTCAGGAAAAAAAGGAACTCCGCCGGCAACGTCGGATCAAAGATTAATTGCAGACGGAAGTTTGCAAATGGACAATAGAGAAGTGTATGTTAGTGTTACCTTCAAAACACCAAATGATGTAAGTGAAGTTACTGGCTTAGCTAATTTTTCATCTGACTTTCAGCAGACAAGTATGTTTTCGGGTATGTATAGAGTACTTACTGTTAAAAATACTTTCAGCGGCGGAAGATTTGAACAGGTGCTTGAGATAGTAAGATTGCCTAGACAAACAAGTCTTGAGTATAATACTAATAATCAAACCACTCAACGTTCTGAAACTGATGAAAAATCCACAGTGGCAAATGCTATACCGGCACCACCAACAACAGCAACTAATAACACAGCGACTCCCTTACCCGAAGCAACACCAGCACCTGGTAATAAACCTGTAGAAGAAACTGCAGCACCAGTACAATCAGCTGAACAAAAAGAACTAGCAAAAGTTGCAGACACTGCAGAAGAAAAACCAATTACTCAAGCTACAGTAGTTGAAGAACCACCGGCTGTTCCTCCAGCGCATGGGCCTGGCCCAGAGAAATTGGCATTAAAAGCTACATCCGATCAAGCCAGAGCCGCAAGAGATCAAGCACAATCTGCAGCAAATGCTGCGTTAGATGCAGTTGCGCAAATTGAATCTAGAATTGAGACTATACGTGCTAACCTTGATAGATATCCCGACAGAGTAGCACGGGGAGTATTAACACAAGCCGAAGCTGACCCATTAATTGCTAATAATCAACAATCCTTGGCTCTAGCACAGAATCAGTTAGCAACTGCACAAGCTAAGTATGCACCTCTAGATGCAGCCAATAAAGCTGCACAAACTGCATTTGTTAACGCATTAGATGCATACGCAAGAGCATCATAATAAACAAGGTAATTATAAATGGCAATAGATCAAAGACAGGGTAATAAAGTTGTTAAATCACAGCGTAGAGAAGATGCGCCAGGTACTCGAGTTGACCCGTATCCGTATATTGGCATCGTTAAAAACAATTTAGATCCTACACGCTGTGGTCGCCTACAGGTGTGGATAGCTGATCTAGGCGGAAATCAAGACGACAGTAAAAATTGGCGTACTGTTAGCTATGCTAGTCCTTTTATGGGCGTAACTAACATCTCACAAAAAGATGCAGGCCGAGCACAAAACACTGCTAATAAATTTACTAACACTCCTAATACCTACGGATTTTGGGCAGTACCACCAGATATCGGAGTTGAAGTATTGGTAATGTTTATTGCAGGCGATCCTATGCGCGGCTACTGGTTTGCCTGCGTGAATAGTAGTATTAGTAGATTTATGATACCTGCAATAGCGGGCAGTACCAACACTGATCTTAGCGGAGCAAGTGCAGACATTAAAAATTCCTACAGACCCGGAAATCCAGCGCCAGTAACTGAATTTAACGATAACGATCCTACTATCAATCAAAAAGCCGACTTTTTTAACAATCCGAAACCAATTCACGAGCCACAGTATAGAGTTATGGTCAATCAAGGATTAGACCGAGACACTGTTAGAGGACCTATCAGCAGCAGTAGTCAGCGTGAAACTCCTAGTCAAGTATTTGGTATCAGTACTCCTGGTCGTCCTTTTCCGGACCCAGGAGTTAGAGATCCTGATAATTTTCTAGCCAAGGTGGCCAAAGGACAGCTGACTGAAGCAGATTATGCCTACACCACTAGACAAGGTGGACATAGTTTCATCATGGATGACGGTAACCTCACAGGACGTGATCAACTAATACGATTACGTACAGCGCAAGGTCATCAAATTATGATGCATGATGCAGAAAACTCATTGTACATCAATCATGCAGATGGTACTAGTTGGATTGAAATGACTAATACAGGTGCAATTAATGTTTACTCGAACAACGGAGTCAACGTTCGCACTGAAGGTAGTATTAATTTACATGCTGATCGCGATATTAATATGAACGCTGGCGGCAAAATTAATATAAAAGCAAGCAGCAGTTTTCAGATTGACGCCTCAAGTATAAATGCGCTTAGTGGTGCCGCTATAGTGGTAAGTGCAGGCGGTACTATAGGCTTAAAAGCAGGAGGGCAATTCAATGTAGATGCTGGTCCTATATCTCTAAAAGCCGGCAGTGATCTATCAATGGAAGGCAGCAGTATTAAACAAAATAGTGGAGGTACAAAAGCAGTTACTCCGCCTAAACCTATACAGGTAAATTCGCTAACTGATACAGTAAAAGAATCTTCTACAGGACTGTGGGTAGCTGCATCTAGTTTAAGTTCTATTGTTCGAGTAGCACCGAGTCATGAGCCGTATGCTAGAGGGCAACTACCGCCATTCGCTGAACCGACTGCGTTAGGAATAACTCCTGCAGCGGCATACAAGGACGCTGTTGATAAGACCAAAGCAGTGGCGGGCACTGCACCTACAGGAGCCACCGAATTAGATCTTCGCGCACAATCTAGTTCTGACTGTGCAATAGGTCCATTGACTGCTCAACAGATGACAGCTTATTTTGCACAAGTGGCCAAAACAACCAGCGGTGGCGCACTAGGATTCGACAAAACTAAGTTTGCTAGCGAATACGAAGTAGTTAACACTGCTAATGCTGTTGGCAAATATCAATTTAGCTATCAGGCTCTTAAGGATCTAGGATATTTAACCAGCGATTGCTCAAGTAATGCAGAGATGTCTAATTCTAATAAATGGAAGGGAAAAAACGGAATAGATAGTTTAGATACATTTTTAAAAACGTCAGCAGGTAAAGCAGAACAAGAAACGGCCATAGGTGAACACACCCTAAGAAATTATACCAGTTTGGTACAACGTGGTGCAATAACCTCAGAATTAAAATCTGAAGAAGTTGGTGGTTTACTAGCAGTGGCACATCTATTAGGTGCAGGCGGCGCCAATCAGTGGCGTAAAGGTGCAGGTGGTGCTGATCAGTACGGAACAACAGGTGACAAATATTTTCAAAATGGCAAATATGCAATAGCAGTGCTGGCACCAAAACTTGCAACTATAGATCAACCAAAAACAGCATAGGATAAATATTGTTATGGCTAATTTTTATAGAGGTTTCAGTACACTAGTTCCTAATAAAAAATTCCGTCTGACAGACATGGAATTGATTAAACAGGATATCATCAATCACTTTAACATTCGCAAGGGTGAAAAGCTGATGAATCCAAATTTTGGTACTATTATCTGGAACGTGTTACACGAACCTTTCACTGAAGAATTAAAAAGCGTTATAACAGAAGACATCAAAGCCATAGCCAAATACGATCCTCGTGTTAGTTTTGATAACATTATTGTTACAGAATACGAAAGAGGACTGCAAATAGTTTTAGATCTTAGATATCTGCAGACTAATCAGAGCAATACCATGAGTCTACAGTTTGATAATCAAGCTAGAACACTTTTCTCTAGTTAATTAAATACCTACTTTTTCCTTATAATAAATACATTATAACAGGAAATTCGTATGGCTATCACCACAAGACAAACAGGGTTACTAGTTGCTGAAGATTGGACTAGACTCTATCAGACCTTCCGCAACGCAGACTTTCAAAGTTACGATTTTGAAACGTTACGTGCTAGTATGATCAACTATTTAAGATTATATTATCCTGAAGACTTCAACGACTATATTGATTCCAGCGAATTTGTAGCATTAATTGATCTAATTGCATTTTTAGGACAGAGTCTTGCATTCCGCAGTGATTTAAATGCACGTGAAAACTTCATTGATACTGCACAGCGTCGTGATAGTATATTGAAACTTGCACGTCTAATATCTTATAATCCTAAACGTAATATTGCCGCCAGTGGCTTTTTAAAAGTCGACAGTGTCAGCACCACTGAAGCAGTATTTGACAGCAACGGTATTAATCTTGGAGGATTAGTTATTACCTGGGCAGATTCTGGTAATGACAATTGGTTAGAACAATTTACCGCAGTGATTAATTCTAGTCTAGTTTCAAATCAAATCATCGGCAAACCTAGTAACAGTCAACTAATTAACGGGATTATTAATGAAGAATATCAAATTCGCTTGGTGCCTAGTATTGTACCAACATACAGTTTTAACAGTGCAGTTGGCGGAACTGAAAATGTTTTTGAAATAGTAAGTCCTACAAGTTCCGGAGAAGGTATACTTTATGAAGTTGCTCCTCGCCCTAATTTACCATTCAATCTACTTTACAAAAACGATAATTTAGGTAATAGCAGCATCAATACTGGTTTCTTTATGATGTTTAAGCAAGGCTCATTACGATCAGCCGATGTAGCATTTACAGAAAGTATTCCAAATCGAGTTTACAGTGTAACAATTGACAATATCAACAATAATGATATTTGGGTTTATAGATTAGATGCTGACGGTAACCCGATTGAATTGTGGGAACAAGTACCTGCGGTTAATAATACCAATGTTATCTATAATCAAAGTAATGTGCGTTCCATTTATCAAGTGGCAACTAGGGCAGGTGATCAAGTTGATTTGATATTTGGTGATGGCGCATTTAGTAATATTCCCCAAGGTAACTTCCGTATATATTATCGTGTCAGTAACGGGCTAGACTATAAAATTACTCCTAGTGAGATGCAGGGTATTATAGTACCTATTAACTATGTAAGTAGAACCGGTAGAATTGAAACCATTACTATCAGAGGTAGTTTACAATATACAGTGGCTAATGCTACTAGTCGTGACACCATTGAGGACATCAGACAAAAAGCGCCGCAACAATTTTATACACAGAATCGCATGGTCACCGGTGAAGACTATAATATTTTACCTTACACCTTGTTCAATGATATTTTAAAAATTAAAGCAGTCAATCGTACCAGCTCAGGCATCAGTCGTTATCTTGATGTCATTGACGTAACAGGCAAGTACTCTAGCACTAACATATTCTGTCAAGATGGCATGCTATATCGTGACTCAATCATTGCAACGTTTAACTTTGACTATAATACAACCAATGACATTTATAAAACCATGTATAATCAAGTAGTTCCATTGGTACAACAAAAAGAAATGCTACAGTACTATTATGCAAACTTTCCGTTGATTTCAGTGTCGAATATACTTTGGAATTACAGTTCTGCAATATCAAACGGCTGCACAGGGTATTTTTACGATCCGTTAGATAAAATCCTACAAGTAGGCCCCACTGTAGATAGCAATTTTAAATTTATACGCCAAGGTGCTATTGTAAGATTTTCAGCTGGTCAGGGCAATTATTTTGACGCACGTAATAACATACAAACAGGTATGCCAAGCAAAGCTGGCGATAAAATTTATATCTACGCTACCATTGAGCAATTACTCAGTGACGGTACTAACGGAGGGCAAGGCAACTTAGCCAACGGAACAGGTCCGGTAATTATAAATCAAATTGTACCACAAGGTGCTATTGCTGACAGAGTGTTTAGTGTATTTAATATTGATTTTTCTGAATCACTGATCAATACCATGGTAGGATATGTGCAGGCCTACGAAGATTTTGGACTAAGGTATGATGTTAATACCAGCAGTTGGAGAATTATTTTACCAAACGACGTTAGTACCAGCGAAATTTTTGACCCAACTAATAGCGGTAATACCAGTGGCCAATCATTAGACAGCAGTTGGTTAATTAGATTCCAAACAGTAGGGCAAACTTATACTGTTTATTATCGTAATCTAAATTATATATTCGAAAGCGTATTAGAAACAGATTTCTATTTTGATGAAGCTGTTAAGATTTTTGATGCTGCAACAGGCACTACAGTATACGACCAAATTAAAATTTTAAAAACTAATAACAATCCAGATGACAGTGCGCCATTGGCGTTAGATTACATATGGTATATTTTTAAAAGTATTGTAGCATCAGACGGCTATGAGAATTCTAGTAAGATTTTAATTACATTTCCAGACACAGACAACGATGGAATACCAGATAATCCTGAATTATTTGAACTGATAGTAGCACCAGAAATTTCAACCAGTAGCAAATATGTTTATTTTCGCAGCGAAGCAGGATACGATAATTTTATCGTACAGACACCAGTCGATAACAACACAGTGCTAAGCAATTATGCAACTTTACAAGATGCACAAATTGATGCCACTCTATATAGAAATGGGCAATTATTCTATTTGCCGTCTACTGATGAGTTTTATCAATTGTCAGTAGTTGGCTCAACCTACACTTTAAATTTAGTAACTAACTATATCGCTAAAATTGGTCGACAAGATTTGTATTTTCAGTATCGACATAATAGTCCTAACTATCGTCGTATTGACCCAAGTCCGAATAACATTATAGACTTGTATGTATTAACTAAACAATATGCAATTGATTACACCGCTTGGATTCGGGATACAAGCAATACAGTGGCCAAACCTATACACCCGACTAACGAAGAATTGAGTTTAACCTACAATAGTTTGGAAAATTTTAAAAGTATTAGTGATACAATTATCTATAATCCTGCAAAATTCAAACCAATTTTTGGTGCTAAAGCTGATCCTAGTCTTCAAGCAACATTTAAAGTTATTAAAAATCCTAATATTGTTATCAGCGACTATGATATTCAAACTTCGGTTATTGCAGCCATTGACAATTATTTTGCTGTAGATAACTGGGACTTTGGTGAAACGTTTTATTTTAGTGAACTAGCTGCATATCTGCACACTACATTAGCTCCTAATGTAGCCAGTGTGCTAATTGTGCCTGCAAGTACAAGTAGTGCATTTGGTAGTTTGATGCAGATCAATGCTGATGTAAATGAAATAGTTGTTAGTGCTGCAACTGTAGATAATGTACAGATAATTTCATCAATCACAGCCGCGCAACTTAATCAAAGAGCAGGTACCGTGATTACCGATGTTACTAATGCTGGAAGTAGCAGTGGCGGCGGGTACTATTAATGTCAAAAATAGTTAGATTACGTTAGGTTAAATACTGTATAACTTTAGAGAATGGTATAATAAATGGCTGTTAAAAAAACTTTAGATTTTCTTCCAACGATATTCAGATCTGACACGAATAATAAATTCTTGTCAGCAACAATGGATCAACTAGTTGAAGAACCCAATTTAACTAGACTGCACGGATATATAGGTAGAAAATTTGCTCCTACATATAAAGTAAACGATAGTTACATTTCTGAATCATCAGGGGATCGACAAAATTATCAACTTGAACCGGGTGTGGTCGTAAAAAATAAACAAGATGAAATCACATTTTTTAGCAGCTATCCTGATCTTTTAAATAAAATTAGATATTATGGTGGTAACATTGACGATCATAGTCGTTTATTTGATAGTCAATACTATAGCTTCGATCCACAAATTAGTTATGACAAGCTAGTTAATTTTAGTCAGTACTATTGGCTACCCGACGGACCCGATGCTGTGGAAGTTAATACCACGGGCATCAACTTAATTGAAACCTATATTGTTACTCGTGATGCGGCCACAAACAGCTACATTTTTAGATCGGAAGGAAAAATAGACTACAGCATTACTCTTGCACGTGGCGGTACTTATCGATTCATTGTTGATCAACCGGGCTTTCCGTTTTGGATTCAAACAGAGTTAGGAGCCGACGGAAGAGTAACAGCAACACCTACTCTAAGTGCAAGAGATGTTCTAGGAGTCGAAAACAACGGTATAGATTCGGGTATTGTTACTTTCCGTGTACCATTAGACACAGCGCAAGATAGATTTATTATTATGCAAACTGTGTATAATGTTGACTATGCAGTGCCTTTAGAATATACTAGTCTACAAAACAAATTTTTAAGTCAATTTTTGGCCAATTATCCGCAATATTCTGGCATTACAGGAACACTTGATGGCAAATATCTAGTGTTTATATTACCAGAAGGGACTGTTAATCGAAGTCAGGCAGCATTTACGAATGATGCAGTTGTTGACCCAGTAACTAATGCTATAATACCTGGATATGATGTGGGTTATGTTGTACCTTCTTCAATTCACTACGGAGTGTGGCAGGTTAAATTTGTTGATGTTCCTGGGGTAGCTGAAAAGCTAATTCGTTTGGTACATATTCAAAATGTGGCTATAAATGAAAAAGTATACATTAGATACGGTGTACTTAATGCTAACAAAGAATACTTTAAAGATTATGACGGGTTCTTCTACGAAGTTCCTTTACTATCAAGTATATTGGATACACTATACGTACAAGATGCGGCATCTGCTGGTATGTACGAGGCAGTGAAAATTATTAACTATGTTGGTTGGAATATCGATGTTGAAAATGATATTATAGGCAAAGTAAATTACACTAGCCCCAATGGTGTGCAGTTTACCTCAGGATTAAAAATTGAATTTGGCTCTGACGTAATTCCTGCTAGCTATCAAAACAAACAGTATTATGCAGAAAACATTGGCGATTCTATTAGATTAGTCTGGGTAGATTTATTAGTCACACCTGAACCGTATCGAGCCGAGTTAGCATTAAATTATCCCTTAGGTATAGGAGAAAACTCATCTAACGCAGAATACATAACTATTAATCGCGCTAGTAGAGACCTAAATGCGTGGAGTCGCAATAATCGTTGGTTTCATAGGGACGTTATTGTTGCCACAGCAACTTATAATAACACTGTTCCTCTAATAGATCAACGAAATCGTGCAAAACGACCAATCATTCAATTTGAATTAGATCTACAATTAGTCAACCAAGGAAGAATTGGTAAACAAGCAGTTGATATCTTAGATCTGTTTACGTTGGATCCTTTTACTGAATTACAAGGCACAGTTGCGTTAACAGCATTTGGCACGACTTTAACCAACGGACTTCGTGTGCTGTTTGCAGGCGCAGTGGACCCTTTAGTAAAGAATAAAATTTATACTATAGAATTAGTACAATACGGATACGACACAGAGCTACGACAACCCTCAGGTGAATTTTACGTTAATTTAGTAATTGCTGAAGATGGAGCAAGTGAAGCATATGACACTGTGGTAATTACACAGGGAAGATTCAAAGGAACACAGTGGTATTTTGACGGTATTGACTGGAAAGAAAGTCAACAAAAAACAAATCTGCAACAAGCACCGTTATTTGACGTAGCAGATATCAATGGCAAAAGTTTCACTGAATTTGAACGTACTACCTTTGCAGGTACTAAGTTATTTGGTTATGCAGAATCGTCTGCAGCTGTACTTGACCCAGTACTACAACTACCATTAAGTTATAGAAACTTAGCTACTCAAGGAGAATTAGAGTTTAATACATTTTTTAATACTGATACCTTTAGTTATCTACTTGATGGAGTTTCTGTAACCAACGCTGTATCTACCGGATTCGTGCAAAGAGTTATCAGTAGAGATGTACTAAGTCCTAAGAATACCTGGAGAACGGTAGTAGAAGATACTAAACAATATCAACTGATCGGATATAATGCAGACGGAATCAACAGTGCATTTACCTTAGACGTAAGAACTGCTCCTAGCCAATCAGTGCCGTATTTAAAAGTCTTTAAAAATTATGTTTATCAAACAACAGATCGATGGATACTAATTGACAACACTGTTCGATTAGTACAAAGTTTAAATTTTACTGGTGACGGAGTTACTGCATCTTTTACAGTGGATAACACTCTCAACGGTATAATAGTTAGTATAGATGGAGTCTTGCAAACACCGAGTCTATTTGGTATTGCGGGCAATGTAGTTACTTTTGAAGTACCTCCTTCAAAAAATAGTATAATACTAATTAGAACTATACAACTTCCTACTATAAATGATAAAATTGATATTTTAATCTATAGTAAACAACCTAGCGAGTTTGGAGTCTATCAAATTCCGTTGAACTTAGAATTAAATGCAAGAAATACCAACATCGAATCAGTAACTTTAGGTCAGATGCGCAATCATTTAGTGGCTATGTCTCAAAATAGTACTACGCTAATCGGTGACCCATTGGGTATTAGTAATCTTCGAGATGTTGAGATTAAACAACAAGGCGGTACTATTTTACAAAACAGTGCACCTGTTCCGCATGCGAGTCTTTTCCTACTAGATGAAAAAGCTAATTTTATCAATGCTCTTCGTCTTGCTCAACGCGAATATAGCAAATTTAAAAACAAATTTTTAGGATTAGCTACAACGTTATCGGGTATTAATCCTACTGATCCTGTTGCTAGTGTAGACTTAATTCTAACCAGTATTAACAGTATTAAGAATACTACATTCCCGTGGTATTACAGCGATATGGTACCGTACGGCACATTAAAAAATACAATTACATACACGGTATTTAATACGTTGGATAGTGATTACGAAATTACAAATGTTTTTAATGATCAAAATCTAAGCAATCAAGCGGTATTAGTTTATCTAAATGATGTACAATTAACTAAAAATATTGATTATATATTCTTACAGGATCGTCCCGCAGTTAGATTTATTGGCGCTACCTTAGAGGGTTTAGAAGTCGATGATATTATTCAGTTAGTTGAATACACTAATACTGATGGTAACTACATTCCAGAGACTCCAACAAAATTAGGATTATGGCCAAAATATGTTCCTCAGATATTTTTAGATGATACCTATAGACAACCGATTAATGTTCTCCAAGGACACGACGGTAGTATTACTCCAACGTTTGGCGATTACCGAGATAATTTTTTATTAGAATTAGAGAAACGTATCTACAATAACATAAAAGTATTAGATACTGCTTATGAAAATGTTGTTGACGTAGTTCCTGGAAAATTTAGAGAAACTGACTACAATCTGACAGAAATGACACAGATATTATCTCAAGGATTTTTAAATTGGGTAGGCAACAACAAAATTGATTTTAGCTCAAACGATTCATTTAGACCCAACGATGCTTTTACTTGGAACTATAATGCGTTTCCTGACAGAGTCGACGGTGAAATACTGCCAGGCAGCTGGCGTGCTTGTTATCAATATTTTTATGATACTTTCCGCCCTCACTTAACACCTTGGGAAATGTTAGGATTTTCTGAAAAACCCGATTGGTGGGAGGAATTCTACGGACCGGCACCATATACCGGCAGCAACAAATTGCTATGGGACGACCTAGAAGCTGGACGTATTCGCGAAGGCAAGAGATCATTGATTGATCTAGGGCTGGGATTAGGTATAGATCCACGTTATGCTCGTCCGGGATTATCTGCATTAATACCAGTAGATGAAAACGGACAATTATTAAGCCCAGTGGCAGCAATAACTGGAGCATATAAATCTAATAGAGCAGGAGGTAGCTGGACTGTAGGTCAATATGGGCCTGTAGAGTATGCTTGGCGCACAAGTAGTGACTATCCATTTGCAATGCAAAGGGCTGCGGCCTTGGCTAAACCAGGCAGATATTTTGGTTTATTAGCAGATGCGTTTAATTACTATTACGACGAGACGTTAGATCAATATTTAACAAGAGGTACTAATAGACATATAACTCAATTTGACATAAATTACAACGGTAACTCTATCAACGGTCGTGTCTACAGAAGTGCAGGCTGGATAAACTGGGTAGCTGATTATTTGGTCAATCAAGGAATAAATCCTGCATCTGAAATACTTACAAAAATACAAAATTATGAAATTAAACTGTCATATAAAACTGCAGGCTTTACCGATCAAAAATATCTTCAGATATTAGCAGAACAAGTAAGTCCAAGCAGTTTTGGTGACAGTATTGCAATACCTAACGAAAATTATCAAGTTCATTTGTATAAATCGACTCCTGTTAACACGCTTCGTTATAGTGCAGTTATTGTTGAAAAAACATCCAATGGATATACTGTCAGAGGATATGATTTAAATAATCCATTCTTTGTAATAATACCTAGTCAGGCAAATAATAATGCTACTAGAATCAATGTACTGAATAGTAGTGCTTCTATCTATAATAATTTTCAAAATCTTAGATTAACTGTGCCTTACGGTTATGAATTTACTACACAACAACAAATAGTTGACTTTCTGATTGGATATGAAAGAAATCTAAAAGGCAGAGGATTCACATTCGAAGAATTAGACAATCAACTAGGACAGGTTAAGAGTTTTAGATTAAGCGCAGAAGAATTTTTGTTTTGGGCACAACAGGGATGGAAGGCAGGTAGTATATTAGTGTTAAGCCCGGTAATTAATACTGTTCGAGCTACAACTATAAGCGGAATTACAGATGGAATCACGGATAGTCAATACGGTAGCAAAGTATTAGATGTTAATTTCCAAATGGTTAAAAATAATAATTATGATGTAATGCGATCAGCAACAGAATTTAAACTAACACTAACTGGTGACGGTGCAGTTGTGGGTTATTTAGAAGTTGATGTAGTACAATATGAACATGTATTAATCTTTGACAATAATACTGTGTTCAACGATGTTATTTATGAACCAGAGTCCGGTAGTCGTCAGTACAGACTTAGATTAATTGGACAAAAAACAGGTGCCTGGGATGGTAGTCTGTATGCTCCGGGATTTATATATAATTCGGGTGTAGTTGATTTATGGAATCAAGGTAAGGATTATCTCAAAGGTGATCTAGTAGAATTTAAAAATCAATATTATGTTGCATTGGAAAATATTATTGCAGCTCCAGAATTTCAATTTGGATTGTGGCAAATTATTGCGTCTAGTGAAATTAAAAAAGGACTTTTACCAAACTTTAGTACGCTGGCCAGTGCTGCAGAAGACTACTACGACAGTTACGGTAGTATCAAAGATAAAAACCAAATACAACAAAGTCATAGCCTAATAGGATTCAAACCAAGACAGTATTTGAGTGATCTGGGACTAAGTGAAACTAGTCAAATTGAATTTTACAAGGGATTTATCAATCAAAAAGGTAGTGCAAATGCAGTAAACCAACTGCTTAATGCAGTGTTTAACAACTTAAACAGTAACATTGAATTCTATGAAGAATGGGCAGTGCGAGTAGGTGAATACGGAGCACTACAAAGTAATCCTTATGTGGAAATACCGTTAGCTGAAAATGAATACTCAGCTAATCCTGCAATTGCACGTTTTGTTGCTGGCGCACAGTTTAACGACGGCGACGGTATATCGGTATTTAACGAAACTCAATTGTACAAATCCGAAGGAGTGTTTACTGCTAGTATTGCATTAAATCGTACAAGTGCTAGTAACTATGACAACGATATTACCACTGCAGGTTACGTGAATATCAATGATGTTGACCTAACAATATTCGATCTAGCCAACTACCAAAACATAGCGGGCGAAAATAGTCTAGATCGAATTGGTAGTGGGTTTACCATCTGGTGCGCCAAAGATTTCCAACAACGCTGGAACGTTTATCGTGTTACAGAAACAAGAAATACAGTACTAAGTGTAACTAATAGTTTAGATGGATTTATTACATTTACAACAAAATTGCCACACAAATTAATTTTAGACGAAATATTTGTTATTAAGAGTTTTGATCCGGCATTTGATGGTTTTTATCAAGTGCGCACTGTTGTAAGTCTAACAGAGATTATGGTTCAATATACCGGAGATACTGCAGATCTAACTACGTTAGAAGGTGATGGACTACTGTTTGTTTTAGACAGTCTACGTTTCCAATACATGGAAGATGCACGTAAATATCTTCCGCCGCACGGTTGGCAAGTGGGAGAAAAGATTTGGATTGATGAAGATGCAGCTACTAACTTAATACAAGGGCAACCTATTGCAACTCCAAATAACACATGGAAAGTTTATGAAAAAACGAGACCATGGAACGTAACTCAAGATTTAGATCGCATATCTACATTTGACAATGCCAACGGATTTGGTACTAGTATCAAAATGACGCAGGATAATCGAGTGATTGTCAGTGGAGCACCTTATCAAAATCTCGGAGTAGGTATAGTAAATACATTCTTGAAAGATAGTCAAGACAATTTCAATGAGGGGTTTGTTGTTGCTCCGGATACTGGCAACGCCACTGTTACCACAGCTAGCTTTGGATCAGTTGTAGATTTAGCACAGCTGAGAGGAATTACGTATCTAGCAGTAGGTGCCCCTCTAAGCAGCATCAATTCTAATACTAACATTGGGTTAGTGTATATCTATAAGAAAGACTCCAATGTAGCTGGATTTAGCAAAGCACAAGTGTTAGTAGGTATAGCAGGCCAAGATCAATTCGGTACAAGTTTAGCATTTAATCAAGATGGTAGTTGGTTATATGTAGGCGGAGTTGGAAATAATGGTAAGGTTAGCTTATATGGTTTAAAACGTTTTGTTGAAAAAAATACCGGAATAGTAGTAGCTAGCTTAGGTAGTTCGACTGTAACAGTTCCGTTTGTTAGAGACCCTAATGTAAATTCAACTGATGCTAACAGTTTATTGATAACGTCATTTGGCAGAACATATATTCCGGTTATTGATTATACCGTTAATGGGCAAACAATAACGTTTAAAAATGCCTTTGCGGCAAATACAGAAATTACAGTAAGTCAAGGTCCGTACTATGCAATGTTAAATAACGGAGTGCCGTTGACACATCCATTAGGTACAACTGGTACACAATATGGGTACGCACTGTCTAGCAGTTTTGACGGAGCACAACTTGCTGTAGGAGCTCCTAATGACACTGTGCAAGGCAAACTAGGCGCTGGTAGTGTTTGGGCATACGATCGATTAATTGAAGCGTTTAAGGCAGATGGTGGTATAGATTATGTAACTCAAAGCAATATAGCTGAAGTATACCGTGTTACAATCGAAGATGTTGAAGTAAATGATTACAAAATTATCGGAAGTAATACAGTAAGATTCCTTACTCCTCCACCGATTGGCAAAGTTATTTTTGTTGAAACTAATCAATTTGTTTTATTAGAACGTATTACAGGCAAAGATGAGTTCATTCAAGCCAATGCTGCATTAGGTACTAGTTTAACAATTTGTTCAAACAATTGTGCGATTTATGTTGGTGCTCCATACTATGATAATGGAACAGCATACAACACTGGTGCAGTGTATAAATTCCACAATAGAGGTCGTTTATACGGAACCAATACTGGTACTACAGTAAACCCAACATTTACGCCAGGCGATAGTATTCGTTTAGATAACTTTGAAGTAACGGCAACAGGAACTACATTAGATGATCTAGTTAATGATATTAATAATGCAGGTATTTTGGGTGTTAGTGCATTGAACGATCAAGGCAGACTAAGATTAAATTCTGATAAAACTGTAGCTAAAAACTTATTGCGTATGCTAGCAGGAACTGGTACAATATATGTTGATGCTGGTTTAGAAATTTTTGCACAAATGCAACTTATTACTAATCCATTTGATACTCCCGGTGAATACTTTGGTACTAAAGTTAAATTAGCAGCCAATGCCACCATGTTGGTAATTGGCAGTGGTCGCGGGACAACCAAAACATTCACTACATTAGATAATGAAACAACAAATTTTGACTTTAACGCAACAGTATTCCGTGACGATATAGTAGGTAGTGGAAGTGTATACATTTACGAACTATACGATGATCCTCGAGATGCAGTTGAATATCCGGGTCGATATCAATACTGTCAACAGCTTAGTGTTATAAATCCACTACATCCTGATGACCCTGATTATAATCCGCAAGAAGGATTAAATCCGGGCGACCAGTTTGGCTATGCGTTAGATATTGAAGGCACGTACATTATTATTAGTTCGCTAAAAGATAGTACTGCAGGCGCTAATGCAGGTGATGTCTATGTGTTTAATAATCCTACAATGACTCGAGGATGGAATTTAATACATTACCAAGAAGAAACTGTAGATCCTGACAGTGTAAGTAGAATGTACTTGTACGATAGTACTGCTAGCACAATTTTAAGTAACCTACAATTTATCGATCCTGCCAAAGGACGTATCTTAGGGCAAGCAGAACAAGAAATTACATATAAAACAGAATATGATCCTGCTCTGTATAATGCGGGAACAAATAACACAACCGACATTAATTCTCAACTCTATTGGGGAGCGAATCACGTTGGGCAAGTATGGTGGGATTTAAGTACTGTGCGTTTCATTGATTACGAACAGGGCACGTTAACATATCGTAGTATTAACTGGGGAGGAGTTTTTCCTGGCTCATCAATTGACGTTTACGAATGGGTAGAAAGTGATGTTATTCCTAGTCAATATGTTGAAAATGACGGAAACGGGATTCCTAAATTCGAAAATGACGGTGCGTATGTAGAAGAAATATTTGTAGATCCTACAAGTAATATCATTTCTACTAGATATTATTTCTGGGTCAGAGACAAAACTATAGTAGATCCAAATAATCCTACACGTCGATTACCGATTCAATCAGTGGCTAGTATTATCGAAAATCCTAAAGCTCAAGGTATAGCCTACGGTGCGATCGTACGCAATGATGCAGTAATATTATATAATGTAACTCCGTTCTTAACAGCAGACGATACAGTATTGCATATCGATTATCAGAAAACTATTAACTCTAATATTATTCACAGTGAATATGAACTTATACAAAAAGGTAATGCAAGTGCAATACTGCCTGCTAAAATAATCAATAAATTAGTAGATAGTTTAAGTGGTGTTGATGTTGAGGGTAACAGCGTACCAGATCCAACGCTGAGTCCTGCAGAACAATACGGTATAGGTGTACGCCCAAGACAAAGTATGTTTGTTAATCGTTTAGTTGCAGTAGCACAGTTAGTATCTTTTGTAAATGCAGTTTTTCAAGAAACTCCAATTACAGGCAATGCCGATCTTAGTGCTTTAAGTGCTGAGGATCCGCTACCTACTGACAAATTAGGCGAATACAATTTAAGAGTAGCAACTGATATTGAGTTAGCATACATCGATAGAGAACCATTGTCTGTGGGAACTATTGCGCTGGTCGAAAACGACACAACGCAGAGCGGATTGTGGGTATTATATAGATTAGACGAAAACAGACAATGGGTAATTGATCGTGTTCAAAGTTACAAAAATAGTCTATACTGGGATTACGTTGACTGGTACGCTGTTGGATATGATTCCTCAACGAAACCTACTTTTAGTGTGGACTCGGTTGTTGATGCATTAAAACAACCAGTTGCTGCAAATGATCTAATCAAAGTTAACAATGTAGGAAACGGTCAGTGGCGCTTATTTTTAGTAGCGTTTAACGGAGCATTGATTACAGTTGGTATTCAAAATGGCACTATTCAACTTAATAGTGTGTTAGGTAACTACGAAGACAATGGAATTGGTTATGGTAATCAAGGATTTGATCTAAGTAGGCATGACCAAAGTCCTAATACTGAAATCCGTGGTATTATTATTGCTATTATTGAAACAATTTTTGTTGGAGATCTAGCTGGTAAAGTGAATGAATTGTTCTTTACCCTAATTAATTATCTGTTAACTGAACAACCTTATGTAGACTGGTTATTTAAGAGCAGTTTTATTAGTGTGAAACATCAATTGAGAACATTGAGTCAATTCCCTAGCTATGTTCGAGATAATCAAACATACTACCAAGATTATATCAACGAAGTTAAACCTTATAGAACTAAAATTCGAGAATATTTAATTAACTATACTGGATCCGACGAATTTGAGGGTAGTATTACTGACTTTGATTTACCTGCATATTATGACAGATCTTTAGGGCTGTTCCGTAGCCCAAGCGGTGAACAAGTGGTAGCTGACTTAGCAAGATGGCAGACACAACCGTATAATGAGTGGTATAATAATCGTGCATTAGAAATTAGTAGTATTGTAGTAAGCACCGCAGGTGCAGGATACACTACTCCACCAGTAGTTACTATTACTGGAGGTGGTGGCGTAGGTGCCACAGCCGAAGCTGTTATTGATGGCAACAACGGATCAGTGATCGGTATTACTGTAACAAACAGCGGTGGTGGATATTCAACCACCCCTACTATCAATCTTAACGGTAGTGCAACTACTACTGCTGAAGCTGTTCCGGTTATGGCTAATAGACTCATAAGAAGTTTTGACACTCGTATTAAATTTGATAGAATAACTTATCATACTACAATAAAAGAGTGGGCAGCTAACACCGCATATCGTGCAGGAGACATAGTCGCGCACTCGCAATTAGATGGCAATAAGTCTATTAGAAAAGCATATACTGTAAATGTAGACATTATCACAGGTACAACTTTTGTAGCAACAGACTACACAGTATACGGTGCCGGCGAATTTAGTACAGCCAATGATCGCATATTAGGTTATTACGAGCCAAGAGATACAATGCCGGCTATAGAAACAATTACACGATCTATAGATGTAGTGCAAGATGTTACTAACGCAAATATTATGTTTGTGACAGCTTTACCAGGTCTACGTAGAGATATGACTATCAGCGGAAGTGGTGCTAATGCAGCAACTATCACTGAAGTGGTATCAGGTGTGTTATTATTAAGCGGAAACATAACAGCTAATATTGGTAATTACCTAACACAAACAAGATTTTCAAATACATATATCAATACTGGAAATGTTAGCACTTCAAAATGGGCTAATGTTGTTGCTACAGCTAATGTACAAATTACTGCAGAATTCCCTACAACATATGGCAACATAACTAATGCATATCGTGTAAGTTCTTATATTACTGAGCACGAATTTGATTTTGCTAATGTTGTTACTATAGTTGATACAACAACATTACCAGAGTCAACAGTAACTATTACATCAGTTTACCCTGTGGCCAACGACGTAATCGCGGTACAACTTGATAGAGAACAAACTCAAGATTCGGGCAACATAATAACTGCAACTTACAAAAATCTAAGTCAATTAGTATCTGATTTAGAGTATCCTGGAGTTCAATTACAAGGAAGTCAATTTGTACAAGGACCAGGATACGATGCACCGTTTGGCAGCGTATTTGACAATATAGATTATAACAGTGACGGAACTCCGTTGCTAAGTGAAGCATCATTAGATTCTGTAATCCGTAGTACATATTCGGACTTGTTATTAGGCACCCGTGCGGAAGATATTAATATAGAAGGTGGAGAATATGTTGATACGTACTCAAGCCATGCGCCAGAAGAACTAGTACCGGGGCGAGTATATGACGCATTGGATATGCAGATATATACAAAAATTAATGGTAATACAGAAGTTTTGGGATATCGCGTATTTACAAACATGCTAGACTATGTAACGTATACACGAATAGCAGATGCGCATTCAACAACACTAACGCAGGTATTACTACCAACAGATACAGAAATTCATGTAGATGATGCTACCGTTTTAATGGAGCCAAATCCAGCAGCAAACTTACCCGGTATAGTGTTTATTGGTTGCGAAAGAATTGTCTACTATAGAATTAACAGAACTACTAACGTAATTGGCCTTATTCGTCGAGGCACACACGGTACGGCAATTATGCCAATACATGGCATAGGTGCACGTGTAATTGACAGTGGACAAACACAGCATATACCTACAATAACAGTTGGCACAAATAACGCTAATGTTAGTGTTTGGTTTAACAGTGGAGCAAACGTTGCCACCGACGGTACTGGCTTCGAAGGTTCGACAACTGAGGCTGTTAATTTCTTAAAAGCCGCTACCGCAGGAAATGTACAAATAGCAACCGTTTCTGAGATGATTATCACCGAGGATGCGGTAAATACATTAACGACTGAAGACGGCCAGATACTCATTGAGGAAGACCAAGCATGACAATAAAAATTAGCGAATTAAGCAGTTTAACCACGGTACAGGGCAATGTACAAATACCGTTGGTTGCCAACGTCGCAGGAACACTAACTACAGTTAGGGGAAATGTTGCCCAACTAACTGACTACATATTAGGTACCTCTGGTATTGACTATGCTAATATTATAGCTAATGCAGCAACGCAGGCAGGGCAAATTTCTAATCTGACTAGTAATGCTGCAGTACAGTCGGGGCTGATAGCAGAACTACAAAGTAATGTAACAATATTACAGGGTGATATTATTACACTAACAGCCAATGCGGCTACACAGTCAGGTGAACTAGCAACACTAACAGCCAATGCGGCTACACAGTCAGGTGAACTAGCAACACTAACAGCCAATGCGGCTACACAGTCAGGTGAGCTAGCAACACTAACAGCCAATGCGGCTACACAATCAGGTGAGCTAGCAACACTAACAGCCAATGCGGCAGTGCAATCAGGTGAGCTAGCAACACTAACAGCCAATGCGGCTACACAGTCAGGTGAGCTAGCAACACTAACAGCCAATGCGGCTACACAGTCAGGTGAGCTAGCAACACTAACAGCCAATGCGGCAGTTCAATCTGGATTACTAACAGACTTATTAGCTAATGCGTCAGAGCAAACTACGGAAATAACTTCAGTAACCGCAAATGTTGCAATATTGCAAAGTAACGTAGCTACTTTATTTGTTAATGCTTCTACATTGGCCAACGTAGCCTCTAGTGGTGACTATAATGATCTGATTAATTCTCCTACGTTAAGCAATGTGGCAATCAGTGGTGACTATAATGATCTGATTAATTCTCCTACGTTAAGCAACGTAGCCTCTAGTGGTAACTATAATGATCTGATTAATTCTCCTATATTAAGCAACGTAGCCTCTAGTGGTAACTATGATGATTTATTTAATTCTCCTATATTAAGCAATGTAGCAATCAGTGGTGACTATAATGATCTGATTAATTTACCAAATCTAGAGGCTATTACTAATTTTGTTCCAGGCAACGTCGAACATTGGACTGACTTCATCACTACGATTTTTGACGCAGTTAATAATCTAGCGCAACGTGTATCGGATTTAGAAAATCCAACATAAAATAGAGGCAAAAACTTGACAACAAACACGATAAATAATACTATTGAAGAAAATAAACAACAATCTGAGATTCAACAACCTCAAACGAAACAGCCAGATGAGCGTAGTGGGATTCATGTACAGGGGCATATAAAAATATTTGACCCACAAACAAAAGAAGTTTTCGTAAACGGACGAGCATAATATGAGTTTAACAATGAATTTAGACGTTATTGGAATGGTAAAGATTTTTGATCCTAAAACAAACGAAGTGTTTGTGGACAAGAAAAATGCCATCCACTACGAAAATATGAGTAAGGCTATTGCTAATTGTTTAGGAAACAAAAATACTGAACCTGGATTCGGCGGATTTATTACAGAAATGCATTTTGGCAACGGCGGCACCACAGTTGACCCTACTGGAGTTATCACATACTTGCCTACTAATACTAATGTGCAGAGTGCAGATTTGTACAGTCCTACATACTATAAAATTGTAGATAATACCAGTGCCGCAAATAGCGACAAAGCAAGAAATAAAATAGAAATTAGTCATATTGCAGGATTGATTTACACTGACATTATTGTTAGTTGTTTACTAGACTACGGTGAGCCAGCAGGGCAAGCTGTGTTTGACAATAGCCAAGATTTGAGTGGCGAGTTTATTTTCGACGAGTTAGGATTAAAAGGGTTTAGTAACGACGGAGAAGGACTTGGTCCTTTACTCACTCACGTTATCTTTAGTCCAGTGCAAAAATCATTGAATAGATTGATTCAAATTGATTACACAGTGCGTATACAGACACTGACGAATTTAAGTACAAACGCATAATTAGGATAATAAGATGGCATATACTATAACCACAAGAGACGGACAACTGCTAGGTACCATAGCAGATGGTACCGTAAATACTGTCAATACTGATTTAATTTTAGTAGGTCGTAACTACAGTAACTATGGGCAAATAAAGCTCGATAACATGGTAAGGTTACTTGAGAATTTTAGCAACAGTGCAGAACCTGTAAGCCCATTGATAGGACAGTTATGGTGGGATTCTGGCGAAAAAAGATTAAAAATCTGGGGTAATTCAACAACAGACACTAGTCCGGGCGCAGGTAATTGGCGTAACGTGGGCAGTGCAACTGTATCAACAGCACCTCCTAACACAACTGTAGCAGGCGACATGTGGTTGAATTCATCTACTAGTCAGTTTTATGTATATGATGGTACAACTCCGTTTAATGCCAACGGATGGGTGTTAGTAGGACCAGGATATAATATTACCAACGGCAAAAGTACTGCACTTTGGGAACAAATTGCTGATACTGCCGCAGTATTGCATAATGTTGTTAGCATTTATCTTGATGGTGTTAGAACTGCAATAATTAGCAAAGATCCAGAATTCCAGCCACAGGTAGCTATATCAGGATTTGGTAATATACAACTTGGGTATAACATGAACAGCAGTTATACTATCTACGGAACTGCTAATAATGCTAGTTTCTTAGGTAATCAGCCTGCTGCTAACTATTTCCGTAATAATATCAACAACACAGGAACCGGTACACTAAGCATTGTTAACGATAGTGGAATTACTATCGGAACTGGCTCAGACTTAACATTATCAGTTAATAGTATTCATGCCAGAGTTATTAATAATACCAATGGGGGCAATGTTGAGATTTTTGCAACAGTTGGCGGAGTTTCGACAAGATACATTACAATCAATGGTACTACTGGCACGGTAGAGGTTGCAGCAGATCCTACTACTGCATTAGGGGTTGCTACTAAGCAATATGTAGACAATAGATTTATTAATGCAACTTTAACAGGGGTGTCAACTGCAATAACAGCGCCGGTCAATACTGCTAATACTATGATTGCTACTACTGAATTCGTTATAAATAATTCAGGATTTTTTACAAACAAGATTTACCAAGGCGATAGCTACATGGAAATCTTGGATACAGGTACAGGGTCTGCTAATTTAGTAGTAGACGGTACTAGTGTAATGACTGCTAGTCAGTCAGGAGTTAATCTTAGAAATGGTGCATTGGCAGTGACTCAACCTGATATTTACAATGGTACAGGTAATACTAGAGTAGCCACTACACAATTTGTTAAAAACGCTACCCAGTGGTGGGGAGGCAGTGCCAAATATGTTAGTACTGATGCTCCGCAACTAGGAGTAAATGATGCTGGTTCTAATAACGGTGATTTCTGGTTCCAGTATTCTGTATAAAATAGTAAGATAAATATAATATAATAGGTAACAACAATGGCATATAACATTACTTTAACAAATAGCACTACTATTGGTACCATCTCAGACGGTACAGTTAATAGTTCGGCTACTAGCTTAACCCTAATAGGAAAAAACTATGCCGGATATGGTAACTTTTTAAATCAAAATTTTTTAAAGTTACTCGAAAACTTTTCTTTTGGAACACCGCCGATAGCGCCGCAGACAGGTCAGCTATGGTATGATTCAGCAAATAAAATTCTTAAAATTTCTGCAGATGGTAGCAGCAATCAATGGAAACCTGTTGCTAGTTTGACAAGATCAACAACCACTCCTACTGTGCCGGCACCGATCGAAGGTGACATGTGGTGGGACCAAACCGCGTTACAGCTTAAAGTATACGGTGGTGGAATTAGTGATTGGATTACAATAGGTCCTGCATTTAGTACTGTGGGCGGCACTAGCGGATCTGTTGTAGAGACAGTTTTAGATAATTTAGGCAACAGCCAGATTATTATTAAATTATATATTTCAGGTAGTGTAGTAGGCATTATTAGTGGAAATATAGCTGGATTTACCCCACAGACAACTATTACAGGTTTTTCTAATATTAATTATGGTTTTAATGTGCATTCAAGTGCAACTTTTGCAGGCGGTGACGCAGCTAATGCAACAACAATAAACGGACTGGCATCAAATCAATTTTTACGCAGTGATGTAAATGACAACAACAGCGGATATAATCTGACTGTTGGTAGTTTAACAGTGGGCGGATTTTTTACTCAAACAGAAAATGCAGCTAATGTTGAATTGAGAAATACAAAAAATAACAGCGACTTAAGTTTTTACGTAAACAGCGCAAATACTGTTTCGAAAGTTTTTAGCATCACAGGAACTACTAAAGCCGCAACATTATCTAACGCATTATTAGTTCAAGGTGCATTAACTGCCAGCACTACCTTAGCAGTAACCGGAGCCGCAACACTATCGTCTACACTACAGGTTACTGGAAATATAACTCCTCAAAGCAATGGCACAGGCAGTGTAGGTACTAATACCAACAGATTTGCCAATGTATTTGCTAACATAGTAACAGCGACTGATGCAATAACTACCACAGTAACAGCAAATACAGTAACATCAAACCTAGTAACAGCAAACACAATAACAGTGGCCAATACAGTAGCAGCTGCTAACTTAACAGCATCTTCAACGTTTAAAACAGCAGTCTACGCTACAACAACAGCAAGAGACTCGGCTATTCCAAGTCCACAGGCTGGGATGATTGTTTTTGTAACCACAGGCACAACATTCTGGGGATATAATGGCAGCGCATGGGTAGCATTAAATTAAGATAACGGAACAATATGCCATACATTATAACAACAACAGCAGGTGCAACGCTAACAACTGTAGCAGACGACGTCGTTAACACCACAAGTACTAGCCTAAGTTTAATTGGTAAAAACTATGCTGGCTATGGTATATTCTTAAATGAAAATTTTGTAAGTCTATTAGAAAACTTTAATAACAGTACTGCACCTGCAGCACCTTTAACTGGACAATTATGGTTTGACAACTCTGGCGGCATATTAAAGTTTTACACAGGGGTTGTATGGAAACCGATCAGCACCAGTGCAGCCAGTGCAACTGAACCAAATAACCCTATAGTGGGTGATTTATGGTGGAATACTCTAACATCACAGCTTAATGTTCGTGGTCCTAGTAATTGGGTGGTGATCGGACCGGCATTTACTTCGATAGCAGGAACATCAGGCGCCATTATAGAAACCATTTTAGATACTGTTTTATTAAGTCATGTTGTGGTTAACTTTTACATTAGTAATACCGTAGTTTCTATTCTAAGCAAAGACTCGTCGTTTACTCCTCAAGTACCAATACCAGGATTTCCTACAATTAATCCCGGATTAAATTTAATATCAAGTTCGGTGCTGCCATCCAGTCAATTCTGGGGTAATTCTGTCAGCGCAGGTAGCGTAAGCGGAGTTAGCTTGACTAACTTCCTTAGATCAGATCAGGCTTCTACTAACGGTAGTAATACATTGACCGTGGGCAAACTTCAAGCAAATGCACATTTGCTTATTGATCCTACTCCAGCTGACGTACAGATTTATAGCAATAGTCCTGGTACATCTAAAGATATTGGAATATATGTCAACAGAGGCGGTACTCCGACATTAACTCAACGCTCAATTGCCACCACTGGCGGCACACAGTTTTATGCAAACTTAACTACAGTAAATGTAAATCCAACCAGCGACAACGTAAGTGTAATTGGCAGTGGGACTACAAGATATGCAAATGTGCATAGCGTATCATTTACTGGAACAAACTTTTTCGGTACTGTGGGCACATTAACTACATTAGGTGTAAGTGGTGTAACTACAGTTAACAGTGGTAATAATGTTACTGCTATTGTCAACGGTGGTACCAGCGGGATTGGTAATATCGGAACAGCGGCTAAGCCGTTTAACACAATTTTTGCTAGATCAACTTCGGCACAATACGCTGACTTGGCAGAACGTTTTGAAACTGACAGTCCTTTAATGCCAGGAACTGTGGTTGAACTTGGCGGTGCTAAAGAAATTACGCAAGCAGTTCAAGAACTAAGTGAAGAAGTGTTTGGTGTTATAAGTACATTACCAGGCTTCTTATTAAACGGTAATGCAGGAACAGATATAACTCATCCTCCGATTGCAGTTAATGGTCGAGTACCAGTGAGAGTAATAGGTACTTGTAGGAAAGGTGATCGATTAGTCAGCGCCGGCCGTGGTGTAGCACGTGCAGCTCAGAGAAGTGAACTTACTGCATTTAATGTAATTGGCCGCGCACTACAAGATAAAATTACCAACGAAGAAGGGTTGGTAGAAGCAATAGTTAAATTAAACAGTTAAGGAACTAAGATGGCATACTCACAAGGTGGACTGATTGAAGCAACGGATTATAACAATCTTATCAACGGTTCCAATCAATTAAACACAGTATGGGGTGTAGGCAACGGAGACGCGGGCTACGGACAAACTGCCATTGGCACAGTGGTAGCTGGAACTACAGTAACAGCTACACAGTGGGCAACATTGATTAATACCTTAAACAGTGCTAGAAATCATCAGAGTGGAGTAGGGTCCGGTATTAGTGCTGTTACAGCTGGCCAGACTATTAACCACTTAAACACCTTACAAACAGAAATTAACACAGCATTTACTAACCGAGGATTGCGTAATGCAACGGGCAGCACAACCACAGGCACAACTGATACAACCAATCCAACAGCAGGTGCTACATCAGCATTTAGTTATTTTAGAGACACCAACGTAACATTTAGCAGTGCTAACGCTGCTCGCTACTTCTTCAACGCTGGCGGGCAGATTAACTTTGTATGCAGTGCTACAGACAATGCTGGCACTAGTCGCAGTCAAACACTCAGGGATATGATAAATCAAGTTGGCGGCTTAAGTGCATTCCGTAATACTACCAATACTGGTCGCACTGGTACTGGTGGTACTATAGTTACTAATAACACCAGCTTTGGTTACAGAAATTTAACAGCCAGTGCCCAAAATGTAGTTGACAATGATATTAGTGGCACATACTCAGCACACGATGTTAAATTACAATTATTCTCAAACGGTATAGATACAACCGACGGCTCAAACGGCGCATCAGTTGTGTTTAGGCTGTTAGCAACCGCAGCCGCAGATGATAGTTTTGGTGGTGGTATTAATATCTCTCTGTCAGTCAGAGCAGACATAGTGTTTCCATCAACTGCACACCTGACTAATGTGTGGGGCACACCTACAATCTCATTCGACGGTGCATAAAATCTATTGACATACTATAGTAATATGTGTTATAATAAAGGTAAGTTTTTTCCGCTTACCTTTTTTTACGGCTATATACTTATATGACAGAATTAGATCAACTAACCAAACAAATACGTCAAGCAACTGACTACCAAACTAACAAGCAGATCCTGCGTGAAAAAATTCAAGCAGATTTACATTTTGCCTATAACGGAGGATTGTTCAAAACTTCGCCAGAACTAATTGGATTTATCAATGCCTGGGATAGTGAAACATTGTATTTAGAAGATACCTACGAAAATCCAATTGAAATCAATCGAGACGAATTTTTATCTTTGTGCCGGCAACAATACCAACAGGTAATGAACACTTGGCATATAGAACATGAAGAACTTAAACGTGCCCGCAAAGTCTAGAGGTGTTATATTATTTGCCTTTAATACTGCGGCAGTTGACTATGTGGCAATTGCAGATCAATCAGCGCGGCTTATACATCACACGCTAAATTTGCCTGTGACGCTGATAACTGACAAAGAAACAACTACTGAACACATTGATCAAACATTTGTAGTTGAAAACAATATAAACAATGTTCGCAAAGGTTATGCTAATTTAACAGCTTGGCGCAATGGCAATAGATACCAAGCATACGAACTAAGTCCTTATGATGAAACCTTACTCATTGACAGCGACTACCTAATGTTAGATCAGTCATTGTTAAAGTTGCTTGACTTAACTCAAGATTACCAAATTATGGGCAGTAATAAATTTCTCAAAGCAGTGTCGCCTACTCTGATGTCCGCTACCAGCATACCACAGGTATGGGCCACTGCGGTACTATTCAAAAAGACCTTAAAGTCTCAACTGTTATTTGCCCTAGTAGGAAGAATACAGCGCAATTATGATTACTATAGACGACTATACAACATAACTGCTACTAACTTTCGCAATGATTTTGCCTTTGCCATAGCCAACAACATTATCAACGGCTACGCACAAGACAACTTAATACCTTGGGCTATGCTGACCGCAGAAAATCCCGTAGTCAATATAGAAACAACAACAAATGGATTAATAGTTAGAGAAGAGTCGCAGGCATATCTAATACCTCGTCAGAATCTACACATCATTGATAAAGATTATCTAACATCACCTAAGTTTGAACTATTTGTAGACAGTCTATGCCAAGAATAACATCACACCAAGAACAGCAGGGATTTTTAACTATTGCTCAGAACACAGTAGATACTGACTATCTAAAGTTAGCCTATGTTCAAGCCATGAGCATTAAACTTGTAATGCCGCAGAGCAAATATGCAGTATTAGTTGATCACAATACTTTAGCGAGCGTAACTGAACAACATAGACGAGTATTTGACTATGTTATCACTATTGACAATGACATGGCTGCCGACGAAACTTGGAAACTCAGTAATGAGTGGCAGGTGTTTGAACTAACTCCATTCAAAGAAACTATTAAATTAGAAAGTGATATTGTGTTTACTCGTAGTATCGAGCATTGGTGGACAGCGTTCAGACTGCGTGACATAGTGTTAAGCACCGGCTGTAGAGATTATCGAGGTCAGTTGAGCACAGCAAGAGACTATCGTCGAGTATTTGATGATAACCAACTGCCTGATGTATACAATGGTCTAATGTATTTTAGATACACAAGAACAGCTACGCAGTTTTTTAACATAGCTCAACAGATATATGCTAATTGGGATTATGTCAGTCAACAACTTTTAAAGAATTGTAGAGACCCGAGCCCAACCACTGACGTGGTCTATGCACTATCAGCAAAGATATTGGGAGTACAGTTATGCACGTTGCCTTCGGCAGACTTTATTAACTTTACTCATATGAAGCCTGCTATTAATGCATGGTCTATTCGACCTTGGTGTGAACAGGTAGTATGTGAAACTGACCTACCTATGTTGCGCATAGCCAATCAAAATCAATATCACCCAGTACACTATCATGACAAGACATGGGTTACTGATGACATTGTTAAGGAGTATGAGCATGAATTCTTTAGATGAATTAATTAAGGCATTTAGTTTAATAGAAGAAATAGTTGAAGAGCCATTTGAATACAGAATACATTATGACGACGCTGGTAATATTACCATGTGCACCATGCAGGATCATCCTGTAGAAACTGATTATATTGTAGTGACTAAAGAAGAATATGATAACTACTATCAATACACTGTAGTCGACGCTAAACTTAAAAAGATTGACAGGAATCCAGGATATAATGTACAATTAATTAAGAGCAATAGTGGATATCGAGTGGTAAAGAACCACGCCGGCCTTATTGTAGAAGGCAACGAAATCTATGAGAATATAGAATACTATGCCGCTAATTGACGGCGTTTTTCTTGAGCCAATTTAACTCCGGCCGAAATCCTTGCTTTTGTTTCGTCTGATACTCCGCGAGTTCTATTAGATTCTGCAATTTTTGCTTTAGATTCAGCTGTGTGTTGTGGTCCAGAAATTTTACCTTTCTTATGTGATGGCCGACCTTTTAGTGTATTTGATATTTTAGCTTTGTTTTCTTCTGACATTGGCCCTTTTAATTTTCCTTTTAATCTTGCAGCTATATTAGCCGCATGTTCTGCGGTTTTCTTTTTACCCTTGCTTGCTGATGACATTTTTGCTTTAGTCTCGGCAGATAAAGGAATACCTATACAGCGGAGTGTTAATAGTATAGCATATTCTTTTTTGATTTGGTTATACAACCTAGAATTTATATATCGTTGTTGATATAATCTGCTGCGTTTCATTCCTATTGCGGCATGTATCATTTTTTTGTATGCTGTACCCGATGTCATTTTTGGCAACAACATATGACATATAAAATGCTCACGTCCAGTTAATTTAACTAAATTGGCGCTACTATTGTTGCCGCCTAGGGATTTAGGAATAATATGATGTTTTTCGATATAAACATCTTCTAATAACTCTCTTGACTTTGCTTTATTAATGATGTTATAATATATGTTAGTGTATTTGTTGTTTATAAATATCATACAGGACCTTTAAAAATGACTACTATTGTAGATGTGGCAGATTTATCAACTATTTATCTAAGTTATGACGAGCCGAGAAAAGAAGAGTTTTGGATTAAGATTCAAAACATGGTTCCGTGGGCTAAACGTGTAGATGGGGTTAAGGGCAGTGATGCCGCGCACAAAGCCGCAGCGTCAGCCAGTGATACCGATCGCTTTGTGTTAATCGACGGAGATAACATACCAGACCCTGCCTTCTTTAATCTTCAGTTGGTATTGGATAACATATCCAGTAATAAAGTTTTTCGGTGGCGAGCCAAGAATCAAATAAACGGACTACAGTACGGTAACGGTGGACTAAGCTGCTGGACTAAAGAGTTTATAGAAAATATGCAGACACATGAAGCCAGCGATGGCAGTGCGGCTAACGATGTAGAGTTTTGCTTCTATCCTAATTATTGGGCAATGAGTGATTGCTACAGTACAACATACCCTAACGCTACACCATTTCAAGCATGGCGAGCAGGATTCCGCGAAGGCGTTAAGATGTGTTTAGATCGTGGAGCAAAGCCCCCAATGGAAGAATTTGAGCGACGTGTACATAGTCGTAACTATGATAACTTATGTATTTGGCAAACCGTCGGAGCAGATGTTGAGAATGGATTTTGGGCTATACTCGGAGCACGTCAAGGTACGTATCTAACAATGTTAGAAGATCAATGGGACTACAAACAAGTACAAAATTTTGATGCGCTTGAAAAACTATGGAATGAATACGAAAGTATCAATGAACCCATAGATCACTGTAACCACTTAGGTGATGTATTACGTACTCGTTTAGGGTTGCCTATTGTAGACATGAATCCAGATGAAAGCAAGTTCTTTAAACATCATTATAAAAGTAACTTTAAGAATCAAGGCATAATGGTGCGTGAATAAATACACATTAGAATTAGAAAATGACCAATTATTAAATATAATTCCACTGGTTAAATTCTTAAAAGATCACGAAGGAAAAGATATATCTTTATCTGTAAATCAAGAATCGCATTGCCTTGAACATTGCAGAGTTTACGAGTTGCTTGATCTGTTTAATTTTAAGTCGGTAGTAATATATACGCAAAACTCTATTGAACAGCACAAGAAATATATTATAGTATCGCGAGCAAGATTTTATTGGCTTCGCAAAGCAAAACTAGAAGCAGACCTAACAAAAAATTATGTATGGGATCAAACAAAAGTGTTTGGGTGCTTTTATGGCAGACCGTCTGCTGTTAGATTAGGTATAGCAGGTTATCTAACTAAAAATTATTTAGAAAAGTCATTAATAAAAATTAAATTTGATACAACACACGAAGATTTAAGAAAACAATTTGAAATGACTAAAATATTTTCTTGGGATGTTAACAGTTTAAATAACATAGACTTATTATTATCTACTATACAGTTATCTACAGATTATGCATATAATTTACAGTCGGGTGAATATGATTACACCCATACTCTATCTAACGATTATAGAAGTATTTTTGTTGACATCATAAGTGAGCCTAACAATATAGGAAATAGCTTTTATCCGTCTGAAAAGTTTGCTCGTGCGGTGCTTTGTAAAAAACCTTTTATCGTTATGGCTCCAAAACATTATTTAAAATATCTTAAACAAATGGGATTTAAAACATTTAACAATTGGTGGAGTGAATCATACGATGATTTAGAAGTTAAGGATAGATATTTTGCTATACTACAGTTAATAGATCAAATAGCTTTATTAACAATAAATCAATTGGAAGAACTAAATTCTGAGATGTCGTCTGTCACAGAGCACAACTATCAATTATTGATTAGCGGTAATTATAGTGAAATTATAAAACCAATTAATGAATAAACCTATATTACCGTTTGTTGAAACTATGATTACACAGGTATGTAATTTAAGTTGTCACGGCTGCACTAACTACAGTGACCTACAACATGAAGGTTATGTTTCGTGGACGCAGGGCAAACAGGAATTAGAAGCATGGCTTACTCGAGTCGATATTTTAGATTTTGGTATATTGGGTGGTGAACCGCTAGTTAATCCAGAAGTGGACAAATGGATTGTCGGCCTACGAGAATTGATGCCCAATGCACAGATACGTTTTACTACTAACGGTATCAAGTTGGATAAAAAGTTTCATCTGATTCAATTACTGCACGATATCGGTAACTGCGTGATTAAGATTGGCGTACACGTAACCGATCCTAAATTAGAAGCAACTATACAACGCATATATGACAGTTATGATTGGGAACCAGTTACTGAATACGGTATAGACAGACATATTACAGGCGACCGTGTACGCTTTCATGTTAAACGACCGGACACGTTCTATAAAACATATCAGAGCACTTATGCTGATATGAAACCACATAATAGTAATCCTGCAGAAGCGTTTGCTATTTGCTGTCAACAAACCTGTCCACTATTATATCAAGGCAAGCTGCATAAATGTAGTACTGCTGGGCTAATAAAAGAAACATTAGCTAAAGTGGGCAATCCTAACATGGATCTGTGGGAGCCAGTTATTGATCATGGTATAGGAACCGATTGTAGTGATACGGAATTAGAGAGATTTTTGGATAACTTCGGCAAACCTAATGACATTTGCCGCCAATGTCCCACCTTAGCGGATACCAATGCTAAAATTATTCATATTGACAATGTATCAACAAAAAAGATTAAATGAATATAAGCATACAAACATTGGATAGAAAGATTTGGCGCAAAGATTTACTAGTAGATGCGTTACGTCAATGCTACAGCACAAATCAGCCAATTCTATTAGATTTTAGCCCAGAGGGATCTTGCGCAGAAGCGTTGGGATTATACAAACTATTGGATGATTTCTGTCATCGATCAGGGTATAGCAAGCAACTTATTACAATTAAAACAGCTAATATGCTTGAGCATCATGCTGAATATAATATTATTAAAGATGTTAGCTGCTGGTATGAAGTAGCTAAAATTAAAAAATGGCTGATAGGCAAGACTTTAGATATCCGCTATACCCCAACTAAACATTTTGCTAATTTTTCTAGTAGAAGTAATTGGTATAGATTATGGATTGCAACTATATTAGACAAATATTATGCTGATAAAACGCTACAAACATATCATTATGATCCGCTGAGAGAAAATTTTAATGGTAACGGTTATGTTGGATTAGATGATTTAATAAATTATAAATGTGACATTGTAACTGACGCTGTGGAATTTATTAAAACTTGTCCGCGCACCTTAGATATAGAATATTTACAAAATTTAGATAATTGTAAAGATAGCATATTTCAACATGAAAATAGTTATTATCCAATACAACACCCATCAAATTTAAATTTGTTGCAATATTATAATGATATATTTGTTGATGTTGTATGTGAACCAAATGTTAGTGGTAATTGTTTTCTAGTAACGGAAAAACTATGGAGATGCATTGTCGCACGTCGTCCATTTATAGTAATGTCAAATCCTAATTACCTTGCTAATCTACATAAATTAGGATTTAAAACATTCAACGACTACTGGTCCGAGGAATATGATTATTATAGGCAAACAAACCGCATACATAAAATTGAATCATTATTAGCTAGTATTGTAACAATGGATACCGGTGAATCATTGACTAAAATGAAAGATCTATTAGATCATAATTATAATGTATTCATGATGTTGAATCAGTTTAAACTTCGAGGGGCATTTATTCGATGAAAATAACTGTGTGGGCACGCGACCCGTGGTGGGATCAATATTACTACGGACTATTTAAAGATATGGCTGAAATTATGCCCGACAATAGCGAGATGCATTATATTATATACGATCCTATCTCACGTAATTTTGAAAAAATAAAAAAAACTACCTACACTGAAAAATTAGTAGGATTGATGATTATAGAAGAACTACAGTACGAATGTGACTACACTAGTAATCAATTCTCTCCCGCTGCGGCACACATTATCGATTTATGTAATTTAAATCCCAATACACAGTTTATTATATTTACGGAAATTGAATATTTTAATAAAGAAGTTCCGGAGATCAGTAATCTCCGGATTGTGCCAGTGGGCACCGGCATAATGTTTGAGCATGCGCATCGTGATACAATAATCCCAGTAACTGAAAAGAATTTGTTATCTACTCAAACATTTGTGAGTTTAAATAGATCAGTTCGACCTAGTAGAGTTACATTACTAAGTTATCTATTAGGAACAAGCCTGGCGGACTGCGGATACCTTTCATTTAATTCAATGGATTTAATTAAAGATCATTCTTCTTGGTTGAGTTATTGTCCGTGGGGTATACCGGATAAATACCGTCAGGAAATATTAGATGGTTTTGAATTATTAAAAGTTGGCCACGGGATTACCCAATCGATAACTGCTGTTGATAATCTCTATAATATACAGGCTTGCGATAATGTTACTAATTTTAATGAATTTTTGCGAAGTATTTATAAAAATACATTTGTGGAAATTGTGTCAGAAACAACGTTTACTTTACCGGGTATATTAGTTACAGAAAAAACAAAAAATAGTATATACGGATATAACTTTCCTATTTTTGTTGCTGGAAAAGGCATAGTTAATCATTTAAAAAATGATCTTGGATTAGATATGTTTGACGATATTATTGATCATAGTTACGATACTATTGAAGATAATGTTACACGCATCACTACAGCTATAGATTCTAATAAACGACTGCTAACAGATTCTTCGTATATTAAGAGTTGCTGGCAAAATAATTTTGATAGATTTACTAGTAACGTACACATATTACGTACCCAAATTGAAAAATTTTATCGGCAACGAGCATGGTCTAAATTAACTGATATATTGAGAGAATGTGGCTATAATTAAAATATATGTTTGACCAATATACCGTTAGAATATATACTTAGTAATGTGGGCTCCAAATAAACAAATATAATATTATGATAAAAAGTAATTTCCTGACTGCTGCAGAAGAAATGAAGGACAAGTTAGGTCCTGCTCTCTGCTTGGCTAAGTGGCAACAGGTAAGTCTACACTTGCCTACAGGACTTACTAACAGTTGCTATCACCCACCCTTACATGAGATCGACAGTGCTCCGTTGCTATTCAATCCCGGTGCGCTACATAATACTGATTACAAGAAACAACAGCGCAAACTCATGCTAGAGCAAACACGCCCGGCTGAATGCAGCTACTGCTGGAGTGCCGAAGATAACCAGCAACTAAGCGATAGACACTATCGTTCCGGTGAGCCGTGGGCGGCTGAACACTATGAAACGATAGTAAACGCACCATGGGACCAAGACGTTGTACCAAGTTATGTTGAAGTAAACTTCAGTCATGGCTGTAACTTAGCTTGTTCATATTGCAGTCCGCAGTACAGTACAGAATGGGGCAAAGATATTGGCAGATGGGGAGCATACCCAACTAGTACTCCGCACAATGCGCCCGAACACTTTCAAGGTCGACGTAAACCTATTCCAGTTCGTGAAGCTAATCCCTATGTAGAAGCATTTTGGCGTTGGTGGCCTGAATTATACCCTAAACTTAAACATTTCCGTATGACAGGTGGTGAACCACTTATGGATAAGAATACGCATCGTGTGTTTGATTATATACTTGCCTTGCCTAAGAGTGACCTGCACGTAGATGTTACTAGCAACTTCAGTGTTGAGCCTGAACTGTTTGACAAGTATCTAGACAAAGTAAAACAGCTATGTGAGGGTGAACGCATCGAACACTTTATGCAATATGTTAGCTTAGATACCGGACTTCCTGAACATGCAGAATATATACGCGATGGGCTATATTGGGATAGAGTCATGCGCTATACTAACGATTTCCTAGCAGTAGTGCCATACCGCAATAGCCTAACGTTTATTATTACAATGAACAATTTAAACATACTTGGACTAAAACTTTTATTGACACAGATATTAGAGATGCGTAACAAATACAGCACAACTTATCAACGTGTGTGGTTTGATACGCCACTATTACGTAGCCCAACCTATCAAAGTTTACAAATACTACCAGCAAGTTATGTTCGCATATTAGAAGATGTTGTTACATTTATGCGAGCAAATCAAGCAGATGAAACTGCTGATAACTTTGGGGGCTTTAAAGATTACGAAATACAACGTATGGAACGTAATGTAGATTGGATGAAACAAGGTTGCGAACTTGCCGCAGACTATGTTACAATACAAAGAGCAGACTTCTATAGATTTTTTAATGAATACGATAAACGCAGAGGGTTAAACTTTTTGGAAACATTTCCACAAATGAAAGAGTTTTGGCAGGAGTGCAAATACCATGCCGAAACTAACTAACGAAACAGATGTAGAATATAAGCGCAGAGTGATTGACATTAAGTCAGCGAGCTTCTGTGCGGCTAAATGGTATAACGCTACTATATGGTTAGGGTCGGGACAGACTACTAGCTGTCATCACCCATTGCCTCATGCTATTGACCTAGAAGCAATTAAAACTAATCCCAGTGCTATCCATAACACTCCGCAAAAGAAATTAGAGCGTAAACAGATGCAGGTGGGTGAACGTCCCAGTGGATGCGAATACTGCTGGAAGATTGAAGACATGTACAAGGATCCTAAATATACCGGAGTTGATGTTGGCACTCCAATTAGTGATCGTGTATACAAAACAGTAATTTATGATGATAAGGATTTAGATCTTGCCTACAACACCGACTACCAAGAAGATGTTAATTTACAAACTTTGGAAATCGCATTCGACAGAACTTGTCAGCTTGCTTGTAGCTACTGTAACCCTGCTTTCAGTACCGCCTGGGTTAGAGATATTAAACGCAATGGAGCCTATGAACACCTTGTATCTGACGGACGCAATCACTTTACTCACACTCACGATCATAGCCAACTGTTTACTATTGATCAAGTCAATCCTTACGTTGAAGCATTCTTTAAGTGGTGGGAGTCAGACCTACACAAAACATTAAAAGAACTGCGTATCACCGGCGGCGAACCGCTTATGTCGGGGTACACATGGCGCCTAATAGAATGGTTCCAACAGAATAAAGGACAAAGCACCACACGTCTTGCTATCAACAGCAACTTGTGCTTTGAACAAGATAAGTTAGAGAGGTTATTAGATGCTACACAAGGTATCGAACTGGATTTGTACACTAGCAACGAAAGCTGGGGTCGCCACGCAATGTATATACGCGATGGTTTGGATTGGGATCAGTGGGTTAATAATGTTATGTTCTTATTGGATAGCGGTAAGTTGCGTGGCCTACATGTTATGTGTACCATCAATGCTCTATGCTTATTAAGCATAACAGATCTACTATGGATGATTGTTAAATTTAAACGCAAATACGGTAAGGATAGTATTAACTTTAGCCTAAATATCCTACGTTTTCCTAGTTTTCAAAGCCCACTAATATTACCGTTAGAATTGCGCAAACAGTTTGCCAAGGATCTAGGACAGTTTGGTACTGCGGCACACGAACATCTACATGAATATGAATTCAATCAATTACAAAGATTAATTGAATACCTGAACACAGTAGACAGTCCACATAGCGGAGCATTATCACGTGAAATATTACAGCGTGACTTTAAGAACTTTTATCAGCAATACGACCAACGCCGCGGTCTAGACTTTAAATATACATTTACACAATTAGCTAACTGGTACGATACACTATGAGCGACGAGCCAAGCAAAAAATTAACAGTACATCACAAAAATCACAATTACAATACTCGTAAACCTGTTTATATACACGAAGATGATTTAACCAAAGATCATACATATAAACTGATAGAAAGTAAACACTTCTGCATGATACCGTGGACGCACATGCATGGTATTCCCGATGGTCGAGCATATCCCTGCTGTCTGGGTGAAATGCATTTGCCGATTGGTAATTTCAAAGACAATACCATGAAGGAAGTATGGAATGGAACTCCGTACAAACAGATGCGTCTAAACATGTTAGAAGATAAACCCAGCAAAGAATGCACACGCTGTTACGAGCAAGAAGATAATGGATTCTTTAGTATGCGCAATAGCCAAAATAAAAACTTTGGTCATCATATTGCATTAACAGATAAAACCAATGCCGATGGAAGTTTAGATGACTTTAAACTACGCTACTATGATGTACGTTTCTCTAATCTATGTAACTTTAGTTGTCGTACCTGTGGTAGTTTGTTCAGCAGTAGTTGGTACGCAGAAGAAACTAAACTATTTGGTAAATTAAACCATCCTCAGATTATGTTTGCTGGTAAAAATAAAGATGACATGTGGGAACAGATGCAGGAACATATCCCATACCTAGAACAGATTTACTTTGCCGGCGGTGAACCATTGATTATGGAAGAACACTATCGCATTCTCGAAGAATTAGTCAAACGTGAAATGTTCCATGTACGATTGATCTATAATACAAACTTTAGTCACATACGTCTTAAAGATAAGATGGTGTTTGAATACTGGAAACTGTTTGATACAGTTTGTGTAGGTGCAAGTTTAGATGACTCGTATCTCCGCGGAGAGTACATACGTAAAGGTACAGACTGGGCAGAAACAGTAGAAAACCGTCGCAAAATGATTGAAATTTGCCCCAATGTTGACTTTTATGTTAGCAGTACAGTTAGTATACTCAATGCCTGGCATTTGACTGAATTCCATAAAGAATGGGTCGACCTTGGTTTGATTAGAGCAATGGATTGGAATGTAAATATTTTGCAAAGTCCAGAACGTGATCGAATTGATGTATTACCAATTCAATTTAAAGACAGAATTAAACAACGAGTTGAAGAACATATTGCCTGGCTAGCTCCAATAGATCAACTGCAACGGGCTACTTCTGGTTATAAAGCTATTATTACATTCATGTATCAAGATGATAAGAGTCACTTATTGGGAGAATTCTTTAAGATAAATGATCAAACTGATGAATTCCGTAGAGAAAAATTTGAAACGATATTTCCTGAATATCGAGAGTTGCGCAATCACTTAGGCATTAATAAAACGCATGATAGTATTTGTATGTTGCCGTGGGTCAGTTTAGAAGCTAGCCCAGTGGGTACTGCTCGTCCGTGTTGTCTGGCTAAAGATGAAATTACCAAACCCAACGGCACTCCGTATAAACTAAAAGAAAGTTCATTGGCAGAAATTTATAACAGTGAATATATGCAGAATCTTCGACAACAATTTCGACGCGGTGAAAAGCCTAGTACATGTAATCGTTGTTGGAGTGAAGAAGATGCCGGCATAGTTAGTAAACGTATCAACAGTAGAATTAGACTTAAAGAATTCTATCCTATCGTTGATTGGAAAAATGACACGCCAGATCAACTATGGTTTATTGATTTAAAACTAGGTAATATCTGTAATCTTAAATGTCGTATATGTGGATCATGGTCTAGTAGTAAATGGGCCAAAGAAGAAATTGATTACGAGTCTAGGAAATACAAAGAGGTACAAGGATACAATCGCAAACAACATAGTGCATACAAATTTCTACAAGATGGCACATGGCCAAGAGAAAGCGAAGTATTTTGGGAAAATTTAAAAGAACTACTGCCCAATATCAAGTACTTTGAATTTACCGGTGGAGAACCATTCTTAATTGAAGAACATTTTAAACTATTACGCTATGCAGTCGACCACGGGTACAGTAGTCGTATAGATATACACTATAATACCAATGGTACAGTATATCCGACAGATGAAGAAGCTAGTCTATGGGGTAAATTTCGAAATGTTGAGATCGCTGTTAGCATAGATAATACCGAAGAACGATTTGAATATGAACGTTACGGTGCCAACTGGAAAGAAGTAACAGTCAATGTAGTTAAATTTAATGCAATGAGAACTAATTTAATTAAAACACAAGTTTGTATGACTGTAAACATACAAAATGTTTATTACTTGCCAGAATTGTGTGATTGGGTTAATACTCAATCTTTTGATATGGTGCATTTTAATATGTTACATGATCCCAATGTAATGTGTATTAATCGTATGACTCCTGTTGCACAAAAATTAGTTATAGATAGATTAACCGTTTATCCGTTCAATGTCAAACATCGAGTAGAAATTGATAAAATAATTCAATTTATTGAAAACGGCCAAGGCAGCGATGGTACAGAATTTGTACAGAAAATGCAACAGACTGATGTGTATCGTGAGCAGAGTATGTTAACTACACATAGAGAAATTGCACTAGCAATGGGCTATGTTGAAGCCTAGTACACTTTGTCTTGCGCCCTGGGTACATACATACCTAAGCCCTCAGACCGAACGACGTATGTGCTGTGCCAGTCGCGAACCTGCGCAAAATTTTGAACAATATATTGACGTCTCGGCGGGTACAGGGCGTTATATACCAATAACTCTGGATGAACACTGGAATAGCGAGCACATGCGGTCGGTCCGTCGTCGCATGATTGCTGGGGAAACCCTCCCAGAGTGTGAGGTATGTAATGATAAGCTGTTGAACACATCAGTTTACCGTAGTTATTTTGATTCTATGTTCGGACATAAATATTTACAAGTAACAGACACAACAGATTCAACAGGTTACACAACTATGCGCCCTGTGAGTTGGGATTATAGATTTAGTAACTTATGTAACTTTAAATGTCGTATGTGTGGTGATATGTTATCAAGTGCTTGGGAAACTGAGCAACGTCAACATAATATGATTAACTGGCATAACCCCAAGAACAATTGGATGAAGCCAGAAGTAAAGCAAGAAATTACAGCATTTCAAGATAGTCAAATTGAACAGGAGTTTGCTCAAGCAGTCGAAGATCATCAAGTTGAAGAAGTATATTGGGTTGGCGGTGAGCCACTGATGTATGAACAACACTGGCGTTATATGAAACGCATTATTGATTTAGGAGATGGTCCGAATGCTTACGCACGGTACAATACTAATCTTAGCCGCGTCAACTATCGCGGTGTCAATCTCTACACTGACATACTTTCTGGGCTACGCGACTGGCAAATCTGTGCCAGTATCGACGGAACTGGAAGAATTGGAGAGTACATTAGAACAGGCCTTAATTACAATACATGGCTTGAAAACTTCCGTGAAGGAGTTAAAACAGCCACTCATCGTAGACAAATGCGAATTGATTTCACCCTCACTCTGCCGGGATTGTTTGAAGTTAAACAAATCATGCAGCTTGCTTCAGAAGAAAACGTAGACATACTAGCTAAAGTTGTTTTCAGCTTTAGCCCAGACATTATCCTTAGTCCCCTTGCCCTACCTCGTCACTTACTACATCCGTGGTTAGATGAACTAATCCCGCAAACTTCTGGTGCCATGCAAGATATACTTGTGCAGTTAAAATCACGACCAACGTTCGATGAGCAATGGCCCGATACATATAAGAAAGAGCTTGACAAAGGTAAGCAACGTGTGTTACAATTAGAGAGTATACGTGGCGATACATATACGTTAGCAGACATATTAAAAGAGAGACCAGCTGTATATGAATGGTATCAATCAATCTAAAATAACCATAACTCTACGCAATCCATTGGATCACAACGATCTATTGGAATATCATATCATTCCTGATGATCACCAATTGGCTAAAGATTGGATAGTAGCATTAAAAAAAATACTTAACGATAAAAAATTGATAGAAAAGAATTTTTGTTTTTTAGGGTTTCCTTCAACATCTCGTAGTATAGACTATCTTTGCGATCAGCTAAATCAAGCAGTGTGTCAAATTAACATGTTTAATCAATCTAATGTATGGCAAGCGGCTGGATTAAAATCTTATGTAATTGAAGAACATTTTTCTGCTGAAACTGTTAGATTTAGTGACGCCTATACTATTAGTAAAGGCCCAGACAACTTAGGAATGCGCCTTAAACATTCAATAATGAATCGTATACACAACGATTTTGAAAGACTTCAAGGAACAGTTGATCATTTAAGTGACTATTATAGATTGGCTGATTACAATACCAAATATGCAATACGTCAATTAAATATTTTATGTCATGAATTGGAAACGTTGGTTCTGTCTCAGCGAAAATTAATACAAAATCCAACTTGGGTGCGTCCAAGTCAAATAACAACATTTTTACATGCTGACCGTTATAGCTTAAGTAATCAACATCGAGAATTATTTAAACAAAATGGATACGATAGACAGTTTGGGCATGTTTATATGCATTGGGCACAAATTGGAAAAACTTTGTTTGAAGTATTTCGAGACGAGCATGCACCTAAACTAACTGATACTATCTGCGATGCTATTAATCATCTTCAATATTATAGTGGAGAATTTGACGTAGAATGGGCTAATGATGTAATATACAACGACAAAAACACCCCATGGCACACTAAATTAATTGATGAATTTAATCAATGGTTAGAGGATAACGGGTTTGACCCAAATGATTCACAACTAAGTTTAGGGCATCTGCACATAGGCGAAATTAACGTAAAGTCTGCATTTGGTACTACTTCTACAGACAAAGTTTGGGATATACTTAGTAATTACCTTGATATATACCGTATAGAAGTAGATGGGGTTAGTAATCAATTTGATTATTGTTGGACTGACAGTGACTACAAGCAAAAGCAAATAGATATGATGAGGGAAGGGTATGACTATAGTAGTAGGGGGTGATAGTTTTATTTGGGGCAGTGAACTTGCTGATAATATAGTAGAATTCAATGAAGAAACACAGGAATTAGTACACGAAATAGTCAGTCAAAGCACGTTTACAGCATTGTTAGCCAAAGATATGAATCAACAGTATGCGTGCGTGGCATATCCTGGATATGCCAATGGTGCAATTCGTAGAACAGTTATGAATGCTTGTGAGCGCATACAAGATATAGATCTAGTGGTTGTTTGTTGGAGTTTTTTAAGCAGATACGAATTTCGATTTGTACAGGATACAGAAGAAAGATGGGGACATTGGTATAGCATAACTCCATGGTCTGCTATAGACGACATTAACACTATTAAAAAAGGTTTTAAATCAGATAATCCTACTATTTTAGAACATCATGTTAATAATCTTAAGCGAGCTAAACGCACTGGGATATCTTCTTTCGCTAAATCATTTTATCAACACGTAGGCACCGCCTGTTATTATGAATTATGGAGTAGCTATACAGAAATAGTGTTGTTGCAGCAATATCTACAATTAAAAGGGATACCATACATTTTTACCACTGTGGATGAAAGCCTATTAGAACAGTACAAGAATTGGTCAGACGAGTCAATAAGTACATTGTATAATCAAATTGATCTTTCGCGGTGGGTCATGTTTCCCGGCAATCGTGGATTTTATACCTGGGCCAGCGATGAAAATTATTTGTTCGGTACTACACACCCGTTAGAACAAGCTCATTATGATGCATACAAATATATTAAGGAGAAATATCATGACATGGTTACGCCGTATTATAAATAGAATCAAACTTGAAATTCAATATCGTAAAAAGTTAAAAGAACTACGCAAAAGAGATCCTTTCATTTACAAATAGTATGCGATTATTAACAGTCGGCGACAGCTTTACCTATGGCGAAGAGTTATCTGATGCAACCAAATCTTGGCCAAATGTACTGGGTCAATATTTAGGATATGAAGTTACAAACTTAGGCCAACCAGGCAGCGGCAATACACAAATAATTAGAAAAGTAGTAGAGAATATACACAATTACGATTTAATTATTATTGCTTGGAGTCATTATGCTAGAATAGAATTTGCAGATAAAAATGGAGTATTCGACATCTGGCCAGGAGCCAATTTGGCTGTACATAATTTTCTACCTTATAGAAAAGAACTAGTTAATTATGTAACAAAATATTATAACGATTTATATTTTTATCAACAATATCTTGTTAATATTTTGCTACTGCAGGGATATCTAGTACAGCACAAACAACAATACCTAATGGTTAATTCTTTTGGTAATAATTGGGATGATTTTAAAGACAAAAATAATATAACACAATTAGCTGAGCAAATTGACACTAATTATTTTTTAGGATGGCCCAATGACCAAATGGTTGAATGGACATACGGATGTGCCAAAGGACCCGGTGGGCATTTCTTAGAAGACGGGCACAGAAAGGTAGCGGAAAAAATCAATGAACATATTAGGTCTTTGGGATGGATTTAACACAGTATCCATTGTGATGTTCTTGTTTACCTTTAGCAACCTGATCACGCATTGCTGGTAAACTTAGTTTGTGGGTTTTACAAAATTCTGCTAAATTATTGGTCTGCTCAATGTTATAATACCAATGGGTGTATTTGTTTGTTAAATACATTTGCTGATGCTCCTTTACAAGCGTTAGAGTAGTTGGATATGTCGAGTATCGCGAACTACACTTATATTTATCAAATAATTATGGAAATTATGAATATTCTCGGAATTAGTGCTGGGTTTCATGACGCAGCCGCAACATTAGTTAGCAGTCAAGGTGAGATATTATTTGCTGGGCATAGCGAACGCTACAGCAAGCATAAGCACGACAGTGACCTACACAGTGATCTAATTACAGATGCTGTTAGATACGGACGACCTGACTGTGTGGCCTACTACGAAAGACCTTGGGTCAAAAAAACTCGACAATTGTATGCAGGACAATACAGTGAATTAAAACAAGGGTGGACTGTACGAGGAATGCTTAAACGTACAGTTCCTGAAATTAGTCACTTACCAATTACCGCATATAATCATCACCTTAGTCATGCCGCTGCAGGATTTCAAACAAGTCCGTTTGACACTGCAGCAGTGGTAGTAATTGATGCTATAGGTGAGTGGGATACTATTAGTATTTGGTCAGCAACGTATAACAATGCAGGTCAAGCAAAATATACTAAAGTATGGGGTCAAAAATATCCGCATAGTATTGGCCTAATGTACTCAGCTTTTACTCAGAGTGTTGGGCTCAAACCTATGGATGAAGAATATATTCTAATGGGCATGGCTGGATGGGGCAAACAACAGAATTGGTTCCAAGCTGACAATCTTAAAGCTAGCCTAATAGAAGATGAAGTAGCAATGATCTTTAAACATAATTTACATATTGGCTTGCCGGGCAAGATTAAAGGTAATTGGACTAATGAAGACACAGCACGAGCGGCACAAGAACTTGCAGAAGATTTGATTAGCAATGTTATGCACCGTGCCAGCGAACTTGTACCAAATAGCAATTTAGTCTATTGCGGTGGTGTAGCACTTAACTGTAGTGCTAATCGTATGTTAGGAGAATACTTTGACAACATTTGGATTATGCCTAATCCTGGCGACGCTGGCAGCAGCCTTGGGGCAGCGGCCCTTAAATACGGTAAGAGATTGGTGTGGCGCGATGCTTATCTTGGCCACAATATTAGCGGGGACTATCCTGTTAGACAAATCATATCTGAACTCGTTACTAACAAAATTGTCGGAGTTGCAAGTGGTAGGGCAGAGTTTGGACCCCGAGCCTTAGGCAATCGTAGTTTATTAGCAGACCCACGTGGTGACACAATTAAGGATCAGGTAAATGAAATCAAACGAAGACAAAAATTTAGACCATTCGCTCCAGTTATATTGGAAGAACTTGTCCATGAGTATTTTAGCATGCCTCGCAATTGGAATAGTAGCCCATATATGCAAACTGTCGCTGAGTGTCGTTATCCTGATCAGTTCCCTGCTATTGTGCATATTGATGGTACCAGCCGTGTGCAGACTGTGCCAAAAGACGGATCAGGAATAAGACAGTTATTGGAACAGTGGTACACTTGGACAGGTTGCCCTATGTTGTTAAACACTAGCTTGAACATTCGAGGAGAGCCAATGGTCAATGATCGTGCAGATGCTGACCGATTCGAGCAATTATACGGAGTTCGTGTTTTATCATGAGAATATTAATTTGTGGTCTGCCAGGCTCGGGTAAAACTACACTAGCACACGCATTATCAACATTGATAGATTGTATATGGTACAATGCTGATGCAGTTAGAAGCAAGTATAATGATTGGGATTTTTCTAAAGAAGGCAGACTACGTCAGGCAACACGTATGAAAAAGTTAGCCGATGACAGCAACGGTCACATTGTATGTGACTTTGTTGCTCCTACCAAAGAGATACGTGATATCTTTGATGCTGACTATGTTGTATGGATAGATACAATTAAACTAGGTAGATTCGAAGATACAAATAAAGTATTTGAGCCACCGGAGCATTACGATATACGGGTAACAGAACAAGATGCCGCACGTTGGGCAGCTATTATTGCCAAGGAAATAAATGAAGCCTAAACACCAAACAGCACACATGCGAGCCGCACATATCTACGCTGAACTAAGCACAGCACGTAGACTTAAAGTGGGCGCACTTGTAGTTAAAGATGATAGAATTGTATCAATTGGCTACAACGGTATGCCCAGTGGATGGGACAACAACTGTGAATATGATTTAGAAGATGGAAATATTAAAACTAGACCGGAGGTATTACATGCAGAAACTAACGCACTTGCGAAATTGGCTAGAAGTACTGAGTCTGGTCTTGATGCTGATTTATTTGTTACTCATAGTCCTTGCTTGGATTGTGCCAAGCTCATATATCAGAGTGGTATTAAACGAGTATTCTATGCTACTGCTTACCGCGATAATTCCGGGATTAATTTCCTTAAATCTTCGGGTATTGACGTAGAGCAACTAGATGTTTGATGTGTTCTACACGGGCCCAAAGCCTGGCTTATTTCCATTTGAACTGCCAGCTGATACATTAGCAGAAGCTGCTAGTTTAAGTCGTACTAAGTTTTTTTGGTTCGTCGATGGACAAAATGACTACACGAGATTTGATTTTAATTTTCGTGCAGTACCCTGGGAAGAACATCAGATACACACCTGGCCAAATCAATGGCAGGTAGACGGCGGCACATACTTTGCTAACAAATATACGATTCAAGATCGTATACATAACTTTCACACAGAGACATACACACATCGATTGCCTAATTTAGATTATTGGCATATACCCAATAATGTAGACCTTGACAGCGTTGATTATCGCTGGTGCCCTGATACAAAAGAACCTCCATACATTTATGTATTTGGAAATCAATGGAACTCTGCTGTATTAGAACCAACAGCAATCTATAGTATTCTCGGAGCAACTGAATACAAATATATGGAAGAAATGCCAGTGCGTGTTCTATCAATGATGGACCAGTGGACTCTATTAGATGATATCTTAGATTTTGATTATTCGTGGAGACCCAATCCTAAAGAACCACCGTATATCTATATATTCGGCAATCAATGGTTGACTCCAGAACAACGACCAGCATTGAAATACACTGTTCTCGGTGCTACGGAAATTAAGTATATGGAATACCCTAAGGCTAATAGAGTAAGTAAGCCAGAGTTATTCATTACACATTATGCCTGTGAGTTCGATTATAGTTGGGAACCTGATCCCGGCAGTCCACCATACAATTATATTTTCGGTAATCAACATTGGCCTGCTGAAATTATGCCCACAGTAGAATATCATATGGCAGGTGCAACTGAAGATAAATTTATGGATGAACCCAGGGCACAACTAACAGCAACGTCTGAGAATTGGCAGACCTTAATAAATTGTGAGTTTGATTATTCATGGTGCCCTGACCCGGGAGACCCGCCATACATTTATGTATTTGGCAATCAATGGTATGCTGGTACAGAAATGCCGACTGTGGAGTATCATGTGTTCGGTGCTACGGAACGTAAGTTCTTAGATGAACCTCGTGCAAGACTATTTCCTATAATGGAACGCTGGACTGTACCAGAAGAGGTAGATGCAACGAATATTGATTTTAGTTGGGTACCTCACCCAAAAGATGCACCTTACATACATCACTTTGGATCTGAATTTCAAATGAGTGTAGGATTGCTTTACACAGTACCAAGCGCGACAGAACCTAAGTTTGAGGGTGAAATACCATTAATTAAAATTGAAAAGAAACAATTACAAGTATTAGACATATTCTTTATTGACAAGAGTAATGTTAGTTCTGCTGCACGTTATGAAAAGTTAGTTGAACAATATCCACATGCGCAACGAGTGCGCTATGTCAATTCAATGATTGATACAATTCGTCGTTGTATTGCACGAGCAAAGTCTGGTAAGTTTTGGGTTATTAGTAGTGAAAACGTCTACGATAATTTTAATTTCGCATGGCATGCACAACCATGGCAAAGTTATATGACACATGTATTTGGTTCACAACATCAGAAGTGGAGTGATACATATTTAATTAATCGTTGGGAGTTTGAACGTACTGTCACTTGGGCTAATAGCTTGGAAGAATTTCCAAATCTTAACTTTGTGCAAGATCAAAGTATTATTATTCCGGATGACCTACACGACATTTACTATGTAGATCACAATAACCATGACAATGGCGGGCTAAACAGCATACAAACCCGGTTTAACAAGGTTAAAGTAACTAGATATGTTAGTGACTATCTAAATACATTTAAACGCATAATGTCTACTGCAACTACAGAATATGTTTGGATTATCAGCAGTTTATGCGACTACTCTCGCTTTGACTTTAGTTGGCAACCAGAGCCGTGGCAACGAGAAATGATACATGTGTTTCCTAGTGCCGATCAACCGCGCGGTGATACTTTTTATATTCACGTCGAATCGTTTAAAAAACAAATGGACAAACTTGAACTATTAGATTGGTTTGATGTTATTAATTATTGTGAAGAACAGCGTGTTCCTCGACTACCTATACCGTGTATTACGTATAAAGGAGACAATCTCGTTGATGTAATTAAACAGCACGAATTTGAACATCCTTATACATGGTTCGTTCCTTACTTTAGTGACATACTGTATAACCCAAGCATTTGGAGTCTAAAAGATAAGAAAATCATGTCTTTTTCACCTAATAATGGCTATATTTTAGCACCAAGAGAAGCTAAAAATTATATTAATACACAAGTATATGATTATCCTTATATTAGCAAAAATTCTAAAATATCTAGCCTAAATCAAGACATTATATTCATTAGCTACGATGAACCTAATGCAGATGCTAATTGGCAGATATTAAGCAGTAAATACCCGCAGGCTCGCCGCCTACACGGCGTAGAAGGTATAGAAATAGCTAAACTAAAAGCTGCAGAAATGAGTTCAACTGATTGGTACTATGCTGTATTTGCTAAAACAGAACTACATCCAGACTTTGATTTTAGTTTTAGTCCTGACCTATTTCAAGAACCTAAACACTATATATTTCACGCAGAAAACCCCCTCAATGGACTATGCTATGGACACATGGGTGTAGTTTTATATAATTGCGGCGTAGTTAAAGCTACTACTAAGTTTGGCATAGATTACACCATGAGTGCACCGCACGCTGTTATACCTATCACTAGCGCAATTGCTAGATTTAATAGTGACCCTTACCAAACATGGCGTACTGCTTTCCGTGAAGCAAGTAAACTAGCACAATTCTGCGACGAAACAGATAATGTAGAAAACAGCTATCGATTAAATATATGGACTAGCAAAGCAGAAGGACCATACAGTGAATGGTGTTTACAAGGAGCTCGCGACGGAGTTATGTTTTATCATGCTAATAAAGAAGATAAAACCCAGTTAAAAAATGCATTCAACTGGGTTTGGCTACGAGAGTATTTCAGCAGTTTATATAAAGATACTAACGAACCAGATCTAAACGATCTACTACAGCGTCAACAACTTTGGCAACAGCAATAGCATTATCTACATCACTTTTAGGAGTTTTTCTGGTAGTAACGCAATCAATAAAATGTTCTAATTCTAATTGCAGTGGGCTTTTATTTAGATCTGGTATATAACTTTCGTCTAATTTAAGTTCAGTAAGTTTACAGTCAATGACAGTGCCTTGATATAGATCTACACAATTAGCTACATCATCCCATACAATACTACCTTGTTCGCCAATAATAGTGATCTTACGAATCTTTTCTGGCCAATACCAGCTGCCGGTAATGCGCACTGTGGCATCTCCAGCAATCATATTGAAGTTTACATAATCTGGTTGCTGATTGTTGGTAAATCTGGCGGCATCTACGTCAGCAACCAAAATATTTTCGCCTAATAGTTCTAACATAATGCTAACGTCATGTGTAAGTAAAGTATGCATTGGTGTAGTTTTGGTTTGATAGATACCCCAATTAAGTCGTTGACTGTCTACATGTTTAATTTTACCAATACGATAAATATTTTTTTTAATCCACTTTATAGCGGGGTGATATAAGAATATATGGCCAACCATTAATATTCTATCCCCTTGTAAACCTTTAAACAATTGGCAACAATGTTCTGTTTCTGCTAATGGTTTTTCAATGTAACAATCAAAACCTCGTGTTAATAATTTAGCACCTGTGTTAAAGTGATCCCATACGGGTGTGGCTACTATCGCAGTCTTGATATTGGAGTCAATATCATCAATATTCTGTTTATTTTTAATATCGATGATTTGAAATTTACCCACTGCAGGATTATTTTCTAAACTGCTAATGATCTTGTTACCCCAATAACCACCGCCAATTAATGCTATATTAATCATTTTGTACCCACGCTTTAACTAAGTTAATAATATAATCTTGTTGTTCGATAGTCAAGGTATGATAACAAGGTAAACTGACAATTCTACGACACATAGCTGATACTTTAGGTGTGGGCTCTGTTATGTATTTTTGGAATATTGGCTGTTCATTTAGACTTTCTAAGTAGTGTACATTACAAGTAACTCCTTTGGCCTTCATGTATTCAATAAATTCATCTCTACGGGGAATTTCTATTACATAAACATAATAGGTATGATAACACCAATCATATTCTTTAGGTGTTACTACATAGTCTTTTAGCTGTTCAGTATAACGATGACAGATACTACGTTTGCTATCTAACCAACGATCTAAGTGTGGAAGTTTAGCCTGTACAACTGCGGCCTGCAGATTATCAATACGTGCGTTAATACCGCGTACTTCAAACGTCCATTTGTTTTGACGTCCATGATTGTTATACATTCTGCATTTAGCAATTAATTCTCGACTGCCTGTAATAGCACCAGCATCACCCATAGCACCTAAGTTTTTAACAGGATTAAAACTAAAACAGGTCAAATCTACTAAACTACCTACTTGTTTGCCTTTGTACCTAGTACGTACACTATGAGCGGCATCTTCAATTAACCATAGATCATATTTGTCAGCTATCTCACGTAAGCGATCAATATCTGGTGTGTGGCCATACATGTCTACAAATAGAATAGCTTTGGTCTTATCGGTGATTCTGCGCTCAATTTGATCTACATCAATTTGGTGATTATCATCTATATCAACAAACACAGGATTAGCACCCTGCCAAATAATTGCTTCGCTGGTACTGATAAATGTGTGTGGAGTTGTAATAACTTCGTCACCTTGTGTAATACCTATCGTCATTAACGCACACATAAGAGCAGTAGTTCCACTGCCAGTAGCACAGCAATCTTCTGCTTCTACAAAGTCAGCAAACGCTCGTTCAAATTCTGTGGTAATACTACCTGCAATAAAACCACTACTGTCGATCACTCGACGGATAGCTTGATCTATTTCAGTTTTAATTTCTAAATTTTGTTTTGTTAAATCGGTAAAAGGTATCATTAATTTCCCTTCCATAATATGGGATTTTTTAAATACCAATTATAGTATCGATAAAATCCTTCTTCTACATCTACTGTGGGTGTATAGCCTAATTCTTGTTGAGCACAACTAATATCCAATCGACCTCGTTTAGGAAAACTTAAGTCACGTGGTGCTATTTCTAACTGCCCTTGACCTGCAATTTTAACCGCAAGTTCGGCAGCATCTTTCAAAGTCCATTGGCGTTTTTCTGAACGTGTAATGTTATAGATATTACCGTTGGCTACGTCTTTAGTTGCTGCAAGCACAATACCCATAGCAGTATCTTCTACATAGGTGAAGTCTAATACTTCATCTGGACCATTTACCTTAAGTGTTTCGCCACGCATGGCTTTGGTCATAAACTTACTGACCACACGATCCTCGACGTCCCATTCACCGTATACAGCACTTGGACGAATAATCACATGTTCAAACCAACCACGGCGACTATAATCTTCTACAAGTTTCTCACCCATATACTTCATAATGCCGTATTGTCCGATTGGCTTGCAGACTGCATCTTCAGAAACATCAGCAGTGAAATCACCGTAGACCATGCTTGAACTAATGTAGACGAACTTCTTAACACTGTGCTTTTTACATGACTCTAATAGGTTAATTAATCCGGTTGACATAACTTCGCTGGCTGTGGCTGGATCTTGCTCTACTACTTTTTGGCGCGGATAGCTGGCCATATGTATAACTACATCAACTTCGCTAACACCAATCGTAGTGTCTAACTTATGTTGATTGCGTATATCTACTGGATATACTTCTGAAGCAAAACGTCGACTGCGATGCTGGCTTAAGTAGTTGATTTCTGATTGCGGAATAAAACCGTAGCCAGTATTAGTATCTACTACCACGCATTCGTGTCCTTGTGATTCTAAAATGCGTGTGACATTGTGTCCAATAAATCCAGCACCACCTGTGATTAAGTACTTCATCGGCCACGACCTGCTGATTTTTTTGCAGGCTTGTTTGAAGTTACTTTACCTTTAGGTGCACCCTTGCCAGTGTCCACTGTTAGGTCCGTGTTAACACCATGTTGTTCTTGTTGTTTCTTTTCTAATGCAGCTTTAACTAAGTCTTTAAGTGATGCCATTTATATTCTCCTAATCCCAAAGTGCTTGGTAGTACTTGCCAAATAAACGTGTGCCGTTGCTGATACGTTCATGATGTTTTGTATAACCTTTTTTATCAAACTTACTTGTATCGTTGGGACCTTTTTTCCATTCACATAAACCTTTTTCATCGGGCTTAGTGAAGTATCGATCACTTACTCCGGTGTGAAACTGTGCGTCATTGTTTTCGTCACATAGTTGTTCAAACGTCCAGATCATTTCATCTAATACCCAATCCCAACGACGAAAGTGATTACTGTCAGTGTCCCATGAGTTCTTTTTACTTTTGACAGCAGCTTTAGTGGTACTGCGTAGATTGGCTGGTACATCCTCGTCATCCACCAATGGCGCACCGTGTTTAACTTCTTTTAATCGTTTAAGCATTGGTAAGATGATTGGACTTAGGGTTGAGTCCATACTCCATACGTCCCAATAGTCAATCTTAACGTAGTCAACTTTTGGATGTACTACGTCTAAGAATTTCATCAATACAGTGCTAACTGGAGTTAAAATTGCATTAGTACATTTAACCCAAGGTTCATCGTAGTCAATCTCACGCCACCAACAGATCTTCTCACAGACTGTGTAAGGACTTATCCAGTGATAACGATATTTGTTCATGTATACTTTCATTTCCATTCCTCGCGATGTTTGAAAAATCTTAGTGTGTAATCTACATATTGACTTTCTGTTAGGTCACCATAGAATCTAATCTGCTTGTGCCAATCCTGCGCACGGTCATCTACAGCATACTGTAGGTCAATGTTGTTGGCTTCTACCCATGCGTATTCTGGAGTTAGGCTAAATTTTTTAGCCATATCCCAATATAGTTCATTGGCATGTTTATGTGTGGCATCGTTGGCATGTATACTATCTACGTAAAAGCGTACACGATGCGGGCGATCATATCGCCATTGAGGCTTTAATTGTTCCGTGGCTTTGGTATCCATCTAGTCTGCCTCTTTAATAAAATGACCAGCAAAAACACTTCGCGTTGGAAGTTTTCCTTGAGACATTCGTTTAATAGTGTTATATACATTGGTAATACTAACATTAAATTCTCTGGCGATTTCTTTTAACCCAGCTATCTTTTTTGTTTCCCCGTTAGGATATGTTATTATACCGCAAAAGGAAAATTTATGGTTGGATGTGATACATAATCGATAAGTTTTACATCGTCCATTGTAAATTTATCAATATCTTTGATACCCGGATTAATCCATAATTTAGGTAAAGGTAATAGTTCTCTTGATAACTGTTCTTTAACTCCATCAATTTGATTAATGTAAATATGGGCATCACCCATAACATGGATAAATTCTCCTACCTGTAATCCACAGATTTGAGCAATCATATGAGTGAGTATAGAATAACTTGCAATATTGAATGGAGCACCCAATGGCAAATCCACTGAGCGTTGGTACATCTGACAACTTAGTTTACCATCCGCACTTACGTAGAACTGTGCAAAACAATGGCATGGAGGCAGGGCCATTTGTTCTAACTCTGCTGGATTCCAAGCTGAGATGATATGTCTACGACCATACGGATCTCGTTTGATACCTTCTACTAGCTTTAGCAGTTGGTCAACGCCACCAAAGTCTCTCCACTGTACACCATAGACACGACCCAAGTCACCTTGGAATTTAGCCTTAGGTAACCAATAAGACGCTAGGGCATTGTCAGTCCAGATAGTGCGTTTATCTTCTTCACTGCTGCCATGCAGTATTTCAGCTAATCTACGCTCATCACTGGATCCTTCTAAGAACCAAAGTAGTTCACTAAGACAGGCTTTGAACGCTAGTTTCTTAGTAGTAACTGCTGGAAAGCCCTCAGTTAGATCGTAGCGTTGTTGCATGCCAAAGACACCAATGGTGCCTGTGCCTGTACGATCATCACGTTGAACTCCGTGATCTAAAACATGTTGTAGTGCGGCGAGATAAGTTTTCATTGTATCATTATAACAGAAATTAGTCTAAAGGTCAACCGAAATAGAAAGTTTTATCCCAAGTTTCGTAGGTGCAGTTATCACCAGGTGTAACTGATTTAATTTGAAAACAGGCCAACATTTTGTCTAACTGTACTCGAGTATCAGTAAACCAAGCACCTTTGATACGTGTTAACAGCACACGTTCTACAATTGATTCTGTAGCTTCGTAGAGCTGTTGCCCACCAATTACATAAACATTTTTAGTGGGATTGTCTCGTTGTATCTGCAGAATGTTTGCTGTAGGTTCGCTAGGAATCCATTTGACCAAATGCTGATATCGTTTGTCGACATGTCGACTACTAACAACATAGTTAGCACGATTAGGCAACGGTTTGGGCATTTTAGGATCATCCCAAGTATTGCGCCCCATAACTACTATTTGGTTAGTAGTATGACGGGCAAACCAACGCATGTCTTCTTGATTGTGCGGCCAAGGTAAAGTGCCTCTATTACCAATACCACCGGTATTGGTAGAAGCTAAAATAGATATAATCATAGATCTTTAAGTGCCTTGTCTGTTTCGGGTTGTACAACATTAACCACCTTGTCGATGTCAATAAAGAAATCAACATTTTCGATGTATTGGTCGAGGTCGTAAAACTTAGCGTCAAGTAACTCTTCGATATCGTTGGGATCTTGGCCATCTTCAATTAATTGTTTAATATCGATATGCAGATCAGTACCATCTATTAGTTTTACAACTATCTGTTGTAACACGTTAACTGGCAATTCCTTCTTATCGACATCTCGGACTATGTCCTGCCATCGCTTTTTTAAATCGAGTTTTAGTTTCTTTGCTCGATTATTACGCGGTGGCTTTTTTGATTGCGGGTTTTCTGCCATTTGTTGTTTTCTTCGCCGGAGTTAGTGATTTAGCTTCTTCTTTTAAACGTTTGGCTTCTGCTAGTAAATTCTTAGCTTCTGTTTCCATACGGTTTGCTTGATCTAAACGTTGATTTGCTAAATCTGCATCTGATAAAGCTTCGTTACTTGTATTTACACTAGATGAAGAAGTTCTAGTAGGTTCGCCAACTTCACGACCTTCACTTAACACTCCTTTAACTCCGCGATTTGAATCAATGTCGGCCATACGCTGTTTAGCGTCTTCACCTGCTTCCATCTCTTTAAGAATCTTGTTTAATTCGTCTAAACGAATAGTACTCTGTGAAGTTGGGGTAACAACAACTTGATTAGTTGGAACTTTCTTCAACCATCCTCCACGATGCAATGCTGTTAAACAATTCTGACCATCGCCCATGATAGTACGGAAAAGAGCATCTGCTAATTCTTTAGCATTTTGTCCTACTGCACTTTCTAAGCATTTCATTGCCTCGTCATGAATCATTTGTGGCAAACTATCTGTATAAACAATTAGCGCCATATGTTCTTCATCTGGAATGTACTTGTAGACGATAGCAATCTTGCGTTGGTTATGTTTACCTACGTGTTTAATCATTTTATTTCTCCGCGGCAGCGTCGGTTGGTTTAGTAATTGCACCAACGCTGTCTAAAAATGCAATTAATTTATTATATAGTGCGCCAACGTTTTGTAGTTCTTCAGCACGATATGCGCCGCGTTGACTGGTTAGTTGAATAATCTGTGCTACTGAGATTAGGTCTTGAAGAGTAAGACTTGGTGCTGCTTCAGTTGTTTGTTGAGGCTGTGAGTCTGCCTGAACCTCTTCCATTTGTTTCTTGGCCATTATAAAAATTCTCCTTAGGGGACAATTCTATTTACCCATATATTAACCGATGGAAAAATTTCTTACCAAATGGCCTTTGGTTCGTTGATTTGCGTGAGGAACATAGAGAAGTAGGTAGCTTCACTGGCATGTTCAAATGCTACTACAGTCTGTCTAATAGTGGGCCTACTGTTAGATTGGGTAACATCAATTTGACCTATGTAGAAACGCCCTTGTAGGTTTTCATATATCCAGTCAGTGATGTCCTTTTCGCCAACTCGTAGGTCAAATCGCACTGATTCAAAGTGCAAGGGGCAGTGACTAAGCTGTCTGAGTCCGTGAATATTAAGCGGATTTGCTTCACCGTGTTTAAGCATTAAAACGGTATCTCTTCGTCGTACTCTTCACCTAATTGTGCTCGCCATTCGTTGACGTCTGTTGCGCCAATTATACCTTCAACTTTACGACCAGTTTTAATAGTACGCAGTAATTGTCGATTACGCTCGGCCTGTTCTTTTTCGCTACGTTTCTTATCATTGCCAAGTTTAAGCATCTCTTCGTAGCCGCGAGCCCATTCAACGCCAGTTAACCAGGTATTGATCTCCTCAAGTGTACCTATAAAGATATCGGCATCACGACTGTAGTGTGGTAAACAATCTTCCTTAGGTTTTAAACAGATATAACTTATAATGTTGTTAGCACCATAGTTATAATTAGCTGAAGAAGAAAACTTAAACCCAAGCTCTTCTGCTCGAGCTTCTACACGTTTCATACGCTGTACATCATCCCAACCTAAGGTCATTACGCATGTTCCTTACTTAGTTCATAATATGCAGTTTGCCCAAATGGTGCAGTAATATTAGTAGTACCGTGAATTACAAACAGTGTTTCACAGTAGTCCTCATCACCCCAACCGTTTCCTGGGTATCCATCTGTAAACATAACAAGGAATTTAGGAGCAATTTCATTAGCCTTCATGAATTCCCAGTTAGCTTCAAATGTAGTACCACCACCACCTTGTACGTCATAAGTGTCAATGTCGTCAATGTTGTCTGGAGTAAATGTCGCCATGCCATACACATCTGTATCAAATGACCAAACACGTAGTTTGAAGTCATCAAATGCCTGCATAATACCTTTGACTTCACTTAGAATATCACGCAACATACCTTCACTCATACTACCTGACGCATCAATACTCACACAAACATCAATGGTTTCTGCAAAGTTAGTACCTGGAAATACTGCATCCATGTGCCAGCTACGACGACTTGGCTTCATCCAAGTGTAATCACTTTTTACCAAACTTTGGATCTGTTGACGAATCAATTCGCGCCAGTTCATCTGTGGGTTAGTTAATGTATTAATCATACGTTTAACACCTGCTGGCAAGTTACCTGCACCTGCAGCCTCTGCCGCATGCAAGACAGCATTACGTATTTCGTCACGTAATGCTTTCTTTTCTTCAGCAGTCATTTTACTAGGACGTCCGCTACCTTCGCCTTCTTTGTTACCATTTTTACCAGGACTATTGCCGCCCTCACTATCTCCATCATCTTCATCTGGGTCTAAGTGTTCATCTAGTAATTGCTTCATCAGCGCATCGATATCAATTTTGTCAGCATTAGCATACAAGTCGTCGTATACTTCTTCTGAGCTCCAACCGTCGTATTTCTTGTTGTATAGTCCAACTGGAATAAAGTCACCAATTTTTTGTTGTTTCAAATCACTATTCACACAATAGTCTGCCGCCGCATTATATAGTCGCGCATCTCTATCACCACGACGTCCCATGTGATCGTAAACAACGTGCAGTACTTCATGCCCCATCAGGAACTCAATTTGTTTCTGTGGTAGTTTATTAATAAATTCGCTGTTATAGTAAAAGCTTCTACCATCAGTAGCTGCTGTACCGCACCACTCATCTGCATTAACAAGTTTTAAACGTGTTGCTAAGTTACCAAAAAATGGCGCCTTAAGTAGTAGGGCAATACGTGCTGTAATAAGTTTTTCACGTACAGCTGCATCAGTACGTGCATCTGTTACAGTAACTACTTTTTTCTTTTCTGCACTAGTTGTTGCTGTTGCCATTTACTACTCCTAATCGTTTACTATAACAGCTATTATACATTCAAATGTGATGCTTGTCAAGTTGAAAATTTCAGTGTAAAGAACGCCAGCGTCGCTTCATCTCTTACGTAAAGTTTTCTATTACCAAACTCTGTATTCCATGCCCACTGACCACTAATACAATCTATAGGATCGGTATGAATCTTACCAAACCGCATAAAGGCCTCAATCTCGCAACTTGGACCAAATGATTCCCAGAACCAAACTCGATGCTGTTGAAAGGTCAGACTTGCCCCATACTTACCAAAGTAGTCTATGACGTGAGTAAAGTATCCACTGCCATTATACCTTGCATCCATCTTCTTAATTTTAAATTCTGCCATATCGATACCATATTATTGTAAAGCATATTATAACATAGAAGTTTGGGGATGTCAATTGGAGAAATGATAAATAGATGTGTAGTCCACGATATCTCACTATCCGACTACTCTAACATAAAGGACTATGTCAGCAATGTATTTAACCTCACCTACCTATGCTTATGTTTATAAGTGGACAGAATTATCAACCGGACGTTGGTATATTGGCTCACGCACCAAGCACGGATGTAACCCCGCAGATGGCTATATTTGTAGTAGTCGCATAGTCAAACCTTTAATTGAATCCAACCAAACCAATTGGATTCGAACTGTGCTGTGCATTGGCCACGCTGTTGATATGTTAGCATTAGAGACCGCATTACTAACGCTTGCAGACGCTAAAAACGACCCTTTGAGCTACAATCAACACAATGGTGATGGCAAGTTTACTGGATTAAACAGACCTTGTATATTTAAAGGTAAGAAACTTGGACCACAGTCAGATGAAGCAAAAATGAAACGCTCGATTGCTCACAAAGGAAGAGTTAAGTCCGAAGAACATAAACGAAGAATTAGCGAATCTAAAAAAGGAACTGCTCCTTGGAATAAAGGTACAACAGGGTTACAAGTTGCTCACAACAAAGGCACAAGAATGTCCGAGGAACAGAAGCAGAAAATTAGAGATACTAAAAAATTAAATCCTCGACCTGCTTGGAATAAGGGAATAGCATCTACTCCTGAAGCAGAAGCTAAACGATTGGCATCACGTGCTAAAAATCGCCAAAATAAAAGCGCCATTTAAGACGCTTTTATTTATTTGCTACTTAAGAACTGGTCTTATCACGCAACGGCCGCTACCACGTAACGACCAAAGCGTTTGTGGAACTCATCGAAGTTTTTCAACTTGTTTGGTACAAACGGTAAGTTGTAAGTAGTAAGTGCAACACGTGCGCCCATGACAGTTACTTCAGTGGTAAAGTTATCCATCATAAACTTAAAGAAGTTATCCGCCATGTCGTGCCATTTAGCATTGTCTTCCTTGCCAAATTTAGCATAGGCATCTTGCAATTCATAACACATACTAATAGTCAAAGAATACATTGCTGAGATTTCTTTAATCTGCAATTCTTTAACCTTGCCAGCTAATACATCTTCTGGGTTAGGCAACTTGCTGGCAATTTTACGGTGTGCCATAAACTTAACAGCAGTACCGTCACCGATAGTACCTGCTACCAAATCAGTTACAGTGCTATCTGCCATACCATCGTCGAGCAAGCTACTTACAAAACTCCAGCTACGTGGGGTTGCAAAGCTACGACTTGAGCTCTTAGGATCAAAGTCATATAAGTCTTGTTTAGCAAATGAGATGTAACCAATTACGTCTTTGTGGATACGATTCTCGGTAGCCCACTGTAACCAACTCTCAAAGTCTGGACGCATTTCCAAATGCACAAATCTGTTAGCTAATGGCGCTGGCATTCTGTAAGTAACACCTTTGTCACCTTCTCTGTTACCTGCCGCAATAATTACCACATTATCAGGCAACACATACTTACCGATACGGCGGTTCAACACAAGTTGATAAGCCGCGGCCTGTACACTTGGAGCCGCCGAGTTCATCTCATCTAAAAATAGCGTTACCACAGGATACTTAGCCGCATCGGCTTCACTTGGCAAGTCAATTGGAGGCGCCCAATCCATCAAACCTAAATCTTTATTGTAGTAAGGAATACCACGGATATCTGTCGGGTCCATCTGCGCCAAACGTAAGTCATACATACGCCCGCCCATTTCTTTAGTGATGCCTTCTACAAGTTCACTCTTACCAATACCTGGAGGGCCCCATAAGAACAAAGGACGTTTTTTATCAAAACAACGTAGTATTGCAGCTTTAGCTTCTAGTGCTGTTACTGTACGATTTTCTGTTACTGCTGCCATAATCAACTCCTATCAATTAATAAACTTGCCTAACACAACAAAAACTATTATACACTCTTTTACACTTTTGTCAAGTACTTTATGCAAAGCAAACACTTAATTTATAGAAATTTCAATAGGCATATTTTATCTGCGCTTTGTTGTTAATGTATGTAAACATTATACAGTCATTTTGCTAATTTGTCAATTGCTCAACTAAATAAGCTGTATGAATGATATATTAATAGTAGAAATTTATAGTGCGTTAGTACTTTACGAAAAAATCGAATATGAAATTTTTGGTAATGAATTTTTGTACTGTTCAAAAGGGCTATTTGATGACTTTACTCAACTGCCCCAAGCTGATAAAAAAATTGCCGTACTTGGGGCAAATTATGTGTCTCATTCTTTTGATGTTGCACATGTTCCTGCGGTCGATTTGAGTATGTTTGATTTGTTGATAATTTTTGATCAAGAATTATTGCCCGGTGATACCCCTGAAGAGTATTTAGAATTGACTCGAGCTCGATTTTCTATCGATAATGTAGTTATCGTTACCGGAGCAATTAAACAAAATATAACGTTAACTATTGATAAAATTTTTGTATTTCCGTTATTTCTAATAGAAGTATCATATTCTAATACATACACAGAAAATACAACAACGAAATCAAAATTATTTGACGCACTATTGGGAATAGAAAAACCTCATCGAGCTAAGATATTTGAAAAATTATGCACAACTAACTTACTCGATAAATCATACGTATCATTAATTAATAACGACTACAAAGGTAATATATCAACAATATATTATTCACCAGAATTGCAACAACTTGAACAGGCTGAAGCTGTCCGGGCCAAAGAACTCAATAGTGGAGTTTTTAATTCGTACGAATATACACTTAGTCATCCTCGACTACCTCATATACGGTATCCAGTCTCTAGACAAATTCCTTCAAGTATCTATCAAAATAGTTACTATAGTATCGTAGCAGAAACCAACTGGAATCAGTATGTATTTTCTACTGAAAAAACAGTAAAACCACTGTTTGCTAGGCGATTATTTGTTATGTTCAGCGCACAGCACCATTTAAAACAACTACAAGAGTACGGATTTAAAACATTTAGTTCAGTAATCGATGAATCGTATGACAATGAAGTTGATGATGAATTGAGATGGGATATGGCCTTTGATCAAATTATTGCATTGAGCAACATGGATCCAATTTGGGTGCAGGAAAAAATTAAAGATATACTAGAACATAATTATACTTTAATAAATGATAGAGCAAGACTTATTGCGCCAATAAGGGATTGGTTATTACCTCACATAAAGGCTAGTTGATAAGTCAACTAGTTTATCTGCATTAGCACTTGATATTGACAGTTGCAGTTAGGGTCAAATACCCATTGATATTGATATAAAGGAGTTGCACCCGGAGGGCTGATAACTTTAGGTGGTTGATTGATAATTAGTGGACGTTGCTGTTGGCTTTTAATTACATACCCAATTACTCCGCCAACAATCATTGGCGTAACCCATTCGGCATTGTTTCGATAATATTCGTGGGCAGATGCTATTGAACTAAACAACATAGTTGAAACAAAAAGTGCCGATACAATTTTCTTTTGACTTAATTTCCACATAGTTTTGCTCCTATTAATAATAACTACACTATAACATCAAAGGCTTTGATTGTCAAGATATTTTTGTAGATCATTTGCATGAAGTGCTAACATTATAGCGTCACGCTCGCTAACAATATGTATAGTTTTAAGATTTTGCACGTAATATGGTTCTTTGAAATAACGTTCTAATTGAACCAAACATTTGGGACGGATGGCATGACTGAGGTTAAATTTGTGAAATTTAATTTGTTTTCGCACCTGCATATATGCATTTTGCGTCAATCGTAAACTGTTATGATTAGTTGGATTGTGCCACCAACTACTTGGACTAATTGAAAACGGACTTGTTTCGTGTAGTTTAGTCTGCCATTCTATCTGCAATCCAGTCCGGGTCAACATAGTTAAGGATATATCTGTTCGCCTGCTCTTAACAATACCACACTAAATTTGTCGCATTTGAATAGAATATTAAGTTTTTTGGCCAAGTTAACAGCATGCCCGGGATTGCTGAATGAAACTTTCTTGTATTTGGGACCAGGATACGCTACTAAAATGTTTTGTGTTTTAAGATTAATGGGTTGTTGGTCGTAGTAAACAGCCCAGATGCCTTCACAGTCAAGGATCTGATCACTTTTATAGTTAGATTTATTAACGTGTTCTAACAGCACATTCGGCTTAGGTCTGCTCATAGTACATTTATTTATGCCAAATAACTGCGTATATTACCTAAAGTCACCGCCATCCATTTGTACGCTGACAACATCCTGAGATTCTTGAACTTTTTTAATTTCTGCTAACTCCTGGATCTGTGCTAGCAATTCAAATATATCAGCTTGCAGATTCTGCGCATCTAATTTACTTAACGTTAGCTCTTTGGCATTGGTTTGATTCATAACCTTAACACGATTATTAAACGCTTTAAGATGTAGACTTAGTTGTGATTCCATTTGCGATCCTCAATTGTTCTTGCATTTGTTCTTGTGTTTTATAAGGTCCTTGATAAGGATATCTATTAAGTGTAATTAACTTAGGGCAGTAACTTTTAACCCAGCCATTGTTGAATTTAACAATATAATATCCTGCACAAAAGAAACTTTTGCTTTTGTTGCCTTTGGTAAAGATAGGCAATCTGTGCTGTAAGTCCCAAAGGACATTTTGTGCGTTGTACTCACAGGGGTATCCGTAAACATCGTGCAGTTCTTTAACAGCCTTTTGTGGTTTGTTTTTGTCTACTATGATATTGTAGCGATCACTTAACAGTTTCAAATTAGGAAACTGCTCACGATGTAGATCTGTTTGATTTACGTAAACAACACCTTTAGGGTTGGATAGGATAGTAGCAACTTTTTTGCCATTGTCCTCTACGATCCAGCATTTGTTTTTAACAATCTGTTTAGCTAGTAATGACATAGATAATTCCTATATATGTTAAGTAATGTAACCCTTGATCGGTACCCATCCAAACCCAAAACATCTGATCTGCTGAAGTTAGCCCATAATTTAGTTGTTGTTTAGCCCAATCGATATGATAATGTATAAATCCATCTGCTAGAGCAAGCACGATAACGTCATTGGCATTTTGACAAAAGAATACTAAGATTAACAACGTCCATGCTGCATGTACCATACTGTGATGAACGCCACCTGTAGCACCATATATGCCTTTTTCATTAAGCATATATGTAAACTGCATCAGATAATCAGCAATAAAATGTTTAATACCAAACAGCACTAACAGTGTAAATACAGTTAAAGTCATTGTTTATCCTTGATTTTCATATGCTGTTGCGTTACCAATGTCTAATAACTCCAGCTATGATAAAACAGTTCGTGACAATATAGAAAACAACGATCAGAGTTCTAATCATAGCGATACGATCTGCTTCTTGATTACTCTTTCCTTCTTTCTGTCCTAATGCCTTGGCCCAGATTCGCCACACTCGACTAATCATTGTTTGTGTTAGCCTCTAATAAAAGTACTACGCGACTTAGGAGTTTCCCACCAATCAATGCGGTCTACTGTTACGTTTAGTTTAGACATTTATACCTCTGCAGGCGCCTTTACTTAATCCCTCTGAAACGAACAGGATAGTAACCCCTGCTTGTTTTAGTTGATGTTCGTATCTATCTATAACATAATCTACTAAGAATTCGACAGTAGTTTCTGTAGTAAGTTTGACTAGTTTTACATCTCCTACAAATTCCATACTCATCGGACCGCGCCCACAATGATATTCGATTAAATTTTCAGTAGGCATGTTATCTGCCCACGCAAAGATTACGCCATCTAAGTCTCGAGCAATTTCTGCTAATAATAAATCAGTTGCTAACGTGTTTGTAGTATTGGCTGCGATATAACTTAAATGTCCGTGACCAATATTTTGACACCCCCACGATGTAGATTCTTTTAATCCATGTACATATCTAAACATGTGTGGCATAGAGTTCAGTTGTGGCATTATATCAAAATTAGTAGTTAGAACGGTTTCTAACTCAATATCAACAGTTGGATGCTTTTTCTGTAGCGCCGATAAACAATAGTCATTGAAACTAGTTGAACTGGTAACTACTTTAACAATATTCTTTGGTCCGTAAATTTTAACTTTGGGAGTCACAATCGATACAGTGGCACCGGTAAATGTAATATTTCCTAGAGATTCTCCTTCAATCCACCATAGCTTATGATCGAATCCATCTTCGGTATCATCAATTGCTGCTTTAAGAGACTTTTTAACGGTAGAAAAATCAACTACTACCTTTTCTACAGGATCTACTTTACCAGTTACGGTAAACTTTGGTCGGTATGACCCGCCGACTATATCACCTAAGTTATTAATATATGCGTGATCTACATTAGTAGTATCACCTAAAAACATTGAACTTTTTATCATTTTCTTTCCCACCTTTTAATTGACTAATCCTCATTTTTTGTTTTGTTTCCGCTGTAATAATCTGTTTAGCTCGTGCTGCCTTTAATTTAGCTTTATGCTCTTCTGACTTTGGTTTTCCTTGTCTATTTTACTATTATATTTAGGTTTTGTTTCAAAGTCAATTGATTATTTTGCCATCTTCGATAATTAATGGCCATAAATTTTCTACACTGTCGAACATGTAATGTATACGATCCGTATCATATCCATACGAGTTTAGTTTTTTAAGTATACGTTCGTTGTATTCTGGCGCCGCAAGTATTTGATGATGACTACGAGAATAGAACGAATGTAGTTTAAACTCACCATTGGCGTGATGTGTGGCTAAGGCCATAATAGCACAAGCACTGTCACAATAGTCTACAGCATACCAATTAACTAGCCCGTGTTGATATACTGTATCCATAGCATCTAACAAATCTTCACTGGTACCGCCAATCGATGTAACATAAAAATTCAACGTTTGGTTAGGATGTTGTCGAACTATGGTGATTATTTCATCGTATTCTTCTTTATGAAGTTTACCCACAACCCTATAGTCTTGCTCGCTGAGTTTGGTTATTTCCGGAGTGGCACAACCAATCAACATACAGGCTAGTATAAAAAAACTAGATAACTTTAGCATCTTCTACGAGATACTCCATCTTACGCTGACGATCAATTAACTTAAAGAACAATGCTAGGGTATTAGCCGCATCAACATCTGCTCTGTGTGCTGTGCCTTTGAAATGCAGTTTGAACGCACCCATAGCACTAGCTAATCCACCACTAGGTTTCTTACCTCGAGCGAACATCAATAGGGTGTAGAATGTTTTAGTGTCGATCCAACGGCGACCAAAATGTGGGAAGTCCACACACTGCTTACTAAATTCTTCCAAGAGTTCTACGCTATCTCCACCACCCCATGTAACAGGATTGACAAAACAGTTGTGTTCTTTAATCAGTGCGCCTAACTCTCTAGCTACCGTTTCGTGGCTAACACAATTGGCACTGATATCACTATCAGTAATACCGGTTAGATCATTGATAAATTGGCTAATTGGTTCGTTTGGATTTATATACCATTTCTTAGTAAAATAGTTTTCAAAGCGATCATCTGCCTTACCGATAGCTATACCAACCTGAATGATCTTACCACTAGGTTGATTTAGTTCTAGGTCTAATGCCAGGTACTTCTGTGATTTATCTATCAAAATACTTCAATTCCCATCCACCACCCAAACATTAGATAAAATCCAACTTTGAGTAGTAACCACATAATCTTACAAATAAAAAAGTTTAAATTATAATCAATTAATAAAAATATACCAATAATTACCAACGCCATGGGCAGCGGCATATCGCCGTTTGCTGATGCACCGCCAGCAGTAACCATTGGTGCTGGATCATTAATAGCATCAATAGTCTTACAAGCGTTACAGGTATTGCCGTATCCGCTCCACGGCGTGCCACATCTAAAACAACTTCTAGGTGTAGTATATGTCATTATGCATTTACCAAATGATATAGCGTAACAGCCTCTGCAGGGTAGCTAGCACACATCCACTCTGCCATACTGCTAGCATTATCACTTAGTTTAACTAGGTCATACTTGCCACAGAATTTAAGGAATTGTGCTCCTACCATAGGACGATTAAGCACTAGAGCATTATCTTTGATAGTAGTTTCTATCATAAGTTTGTATTCATCTGGCTGTGCTGTTAGGTCTACTAGTTGTACATTACGATGATAGTCATCTAACACACGATGCTCTTCACCGTTGTGATCAGTCCAACGTTGTAGCATTAGGTTATTCCAAGCGTACCCTTGACGATCTTTATCAGCAAACGCTTCTTCTAGGCCAACTTTGTTCTTAGTGCCCTTAGTGCGTACACCGGGATAAGCACTAAAGATATTATCTGTAGGATCGCCACGCATACACTTTTCAAATAAGATGAACTTAGGATTAGGAATCTTCTTAGGCTCTTTAGTTTTCTTATCGATAACTAGTTTGCCTTTCTTATCAAAGATACCTTCTAAGGTGTGTAACTCATCACTGATGCCGTTATATTGAACAACGTTTTCACTTAACAGTTGATAGAAGTCTGTGTCACTGCTGACAATAGTGTGATGGTCATTAGGGTGTGTTTGGATCCATCCGGCAATAAGATCATCTGCTTCTAAGTTTGCATGCTGTAATACTGTACAGTTAGTACGCTCACTTAAAAATGTTTTTAAACTATCAAAGGCATCCCAGAACAGTTGTTCTTCTTCTTGCTCGGCTTCTGTTTTAGATGCACGTGCTACAGCACGATTAGCCTTATACGGAGTATAAAAATCTTTACGCCAACTGCGCCCTTCTAAGCAGATGATAACGTGATCTGCTTTCTGATCGCGCCATGCCTTGTTAATACTGGCTAAAGTTACATGAATGGCAAAGCCTAACTTATCCCACGTGTCGCTTTGACGATGGGCACTGTGTCGGGCTCTAAAGAATGTGTTTGCTGCATCTACGATTAAGTATCTCATGTAGCTATTATACTTTCTTACGATGAATTTGTCAAGTGGTTATATAAAAAATTTGCCCAAGTAATATGTGCATCTGCTCTATAGTGATGGCTATCTTCAGCTACAGGTTTGTGATTCCACGCTTTTAACAGTTTGTAGTAAGACTGTGTGTGATCATATGGTTGGAAATAGTGACCTTGCCAATCTAGTTGTTCTGTTGGGGTTAATCCACTATAAGTATTAAAAAATACATGTTGTATGTTTGAATCAATGAGACGTTGGTGTAACTCCCATATTTTCAACTGAGATTGATCTGAATATTTCTGTACATCTTCTCTGCCAACAACCCATTCTTTATAACGTTGTTTAACTGCTTCTGGAAACAAATCGATAATCAATCCGGCACTGAATTGATATACAACATCGTCTACTTCGACTTCTTCGCGCTCCCAAGTAGCCCAACCTATTACTACAATATTTGGTCTATATGCGTCTAAATAGTTATGAGTTGTACGTAGGATACGTGCATTGCTGCTACCACTTTCTGCTTGGCATACTAAAGTAGCCGAATATCTATCAGCTAGTATTTGTCCATAGCTAACTTTAAGATTGTCTGGATGAGGCAGCCTGCCTAAATGTGAATATAGTGGATCATCTTCAGCAAAGCAATGAGTGTTCATGGCTTCTGCACCAGCACTGTGACTATCACCGTTTACATATAGTATCATTAGCTTATTTCCGTCCTACCATTGCCTATATCTTTACGACGGTCACGACGGTTGCTAGGATCAGCTTGTTCTTGTTGATAGGTCTCCATGACTACATTGCGACATACAGCACGAAACCAGTTATCTACAATGTCTTGATCTGTTTTACCTTGATATCCTGCTTTGATTAACCGTGCTACAAAAATATCATTCCAGTCTAATTCAAATGAACCTGCGCCGGGATCTTCTGAATTGATATCGATGCTTAATACTTCGACCCAAGGGTCACCAGCGGCAGTGGCACGAGCTTTTGGATCATTCTTTTTAGCTTCAGCTTCGGCTTTCTTAGCTTCTTTTTTAGCTTTAGCTTCAGCACGTTTTGCTTCAGCTTCTGCAGATGCTGATTGTCTTAAACGTTCTTCTTCATCACGTTTTGTTTTGCCTGTTAGCTTATCTATTAATTTTTTAATTACCATACTATTTCCCCCAAGAATTGCCCCAAAGATCAACATGTAATCTCGGACTGTAATAATAACCTCTGCGCATAGCTTCATCTGCTATGTTAAATTTGTTGCCATCATATACACTAACAACTCCGCCCACAGGCATAACATATACTACACCTTCGACGCCTGCTGATCTATAGCAACGTACAGCGTGATCTACTTCAGCAAAGTCTGCGGGAGTTTCTACTACAAACTTAAAGCATACTGTACCAAACTCTTGATACTCTTTAACTATTGCTGGCTTAACTGCATCTTCAAACTTCTCACCTGAAGCACTTAATTTGGCACTAACACTAAATGTAATCTCACGGTGATTGGCACGTTTCCAATGATATAGATATGCTTTGAAATCCTTATGTAGTTCTTGAGTACCATTGGTCTCAAAGGTAATATTCTTTAGGTCACGCATACTTTCATGTTCTAATAGTTCTTCGTAGCTACGTTGCCAACCTAATAAGGGCTCACCGCCTGTGATAACCAAGTGTACATCGTTACCGTTACACTGTTGCCAACGGTTATTAGGAGTTAGTGCCAACATAGCATCAACTACAGCACTGGTTTCTAATATTGGACTCAGATGTTTAAACTTAGGATGCCACGCCGCATAGCTGTCACAACCTGTATTGACCAAAGGTAAGTCTTCATATCTGTTGTACAATTCTACAGTTTTAGCAACTTCATCAGCCTCTGCACTGGCTGTGCCTCTGACCATACCAAATCCGCTACAGGTAAAGTTACAGCCAAATGTACGTAAGAAAACTGAAGGAACACCTACATAGCGTCCTTCACCTTGTGCTGAATAAAATATTTCACTGACTTTAAGTTTCATATAATTTTGACCATATTTTTAGTTTTTCAATCTTGTTTAATTTAGCTGTGTTTAAGTTATTTAGGTCAACAACGCCTTGCTCAATTAAAATATCTACTAGAGCTAACATATCGCCAATTTCCATTTCTAAGTTGGCTCGCTGTGTATTACCAGATTTATGAGCGTTATCTAGGCCAAAACGATAGATCTTACTAGCTGCTTGTATTACTTCAGCGCACTCTTCTTGTAAAATGATCAATGCTTCTTGTGTTTTGTTAGCAATCATTATCTTTCCCAAGGGTAAACAATCCACGTATCCTGTTCTGCTTTGTTGATTTCTTTAGCTGAATAATCCACTTGACGACTAAAATTGCTACTTAGGTTATCAATTAACACAGCAAAACGCACATTGTTACCCCAGATGTCTGCCCAGTTTGGATCGTTCGGCAAACATGATTGTTGCCAATCTTGAATAATCCAATCTAATGTAGCACCTGTGTCATTGATATCATCTAAGATCAGTATGTTTTTACGCAGTGCAGGATCACTAGTGGCTTCTCCTTCTAGGCGAGGGTAACTAGCAGCACTAACATAACCAAATGCATCTTCGGCCATCCAAAGATTACTCTCTGGACCGTTATCACTATCACGTAGACTAACCTTTAAAGTCTCCATTGGGATATGATAGAGATTGCTCATAACAACTGCTGGAATCAATCCACCGCGGGTAAGACCAACAACGTAGTCTGGACGCCAGTTGTCCTTATACATTTGAGATACAATATTACTAACCATATCGTGTATGTGTAGATATTCGTAATACTTTTTTTCAACATTATTCATCGCAAATACTCCATGGTAACAATTTTACTTAATGATTCAGCAAAGTCTGCGTTCTCATCAATGATGTACAGCTTAACACGTTCTTGATCATGCTTGTCATTGTAGCGACCAGCTTCAACAATCTTTCCACCACTTGCTCCGTACACTTTAAATGAAATAACACTGTCATCATCGTAGTTATGTGATACACGTTGTTGTTGCTTAATTGGGCTACCGCCCCCGCCACCACTAGTCCATTTTCGAGATCTAACTTGTTTGGGTTCTGCCACCGCCATATCTTCTAATTCGTATTGCCATTTATGTGCTAAACGTATTAACCATCTCTTAAACATAACTATTCCTTTATCGAACCTTGCAACTATTGACAATATTCATAAACTCTGCACGTACACTTGGGTCAGTTTTAAAACAACCGCCAAGTTTTGATGTAACTGTTGAACTTCCTACATCCTCTACACCCCGCGACTTAACGCAATAATGTTGTGCATCTAATACAACCCCAATATGATCTGTTTCGAGAATGTATTGTAGTGCGTGATAAATTTGTTCAGTTAATCGTTCTTGTATTTGCGGACGCTTGCTAAAATATTCGACTACACGATTAATTTTACTTAATCCTAACACTTTATGATTCGGAATATAACCTACTGTAGCCAACCCATCAATAACAACAAAGTGATGTTCACAATTTGATTGGACATTGACATTGCGTTCAATTACCATCTCATCGTATTTCATTTTGTTTTCTACTGTGGTGCACTTTGGAAATGCTTCGTAATCGAGTCCCCAAAATATTTCGTTAACATACATTTTAGCTACTCGCTTAGGGGTTTCGATTAAACTGTCGTCAGTTAAATCTAATCCTAATGTCTGCATTATTGAAGTAAAATGTTGTTCAATTTTATCGATTTTATCTTTACGATCGATATTGTTAGATATGGTTGGCGTTTCTACGCCCATTTTAATCAAATGTTCGTGTACTGCTTGTCCTAAGACTGGATCTGTTTTTGTTTTGTTGTATGACATGATAACCTTCCTTTGTGATGGTTTAAATTGTGATGTTTACAGCCTTTATGCTGCAAAAGTATTTATGCGAAGTTGTTTCGCTTACTTTGTACTTTGACAATTTATATTACTCCGATGTTAAGCCAGTGGATTGGCGATTCATAAATTAGTATAACATGATTATTTAGGTCTTGTCAATCTATTTGATAATAATTTCGCGCAGGTCCGGATACTGCTTGTATTTAGGTTTTTGGTCTACTGTAGGTAATAATTCTAATCCTCGAATAGCATCTTCGATAGTAGGACGATAGTGATAACCAACTTCAAATACTTTTTGTTCTTGCCAAGGGCTTTTAGTTAGATCTCTACCATCGTATCGTTGTGCTAGCAAGGTTTTATATGCATTGGCGTCATCTAATAGAATAGCACCACCGTGACCGATGTTTAAAGGTTTGTCAAATCCAAAACTCAAACACTGCATTTGATCTGGGCGATACATGCCTAATTGTAGCTTACGAGCACTATCCCAAATACGGGTATTAACAAATTGGTATTCACCGACCCATTCGTTATTACCAGTATATCCAAATGAAATATCCAACTTACGCATGGTCATTGGTATGCTTAGGTAGGTAAATGCTGGGAACATTGTGCGCTTAATTTGGTCATAACGCAGACATAACTCAATAGCGTGAGTGCAACAATCAGTCATAACAACGTATGGCGCACCAGTAAGCTCACCTAATGCCCGTTCAAATTTTGCTATTGCATCAAAACTCATTTAATATTCTTTAATAGTTCAGTTGCCGAAAAGAAATCATGATGCAAGCTATGTGCTTGCTGTGGTACTAACTTAGCATATTCACTATAGTCAGTCATATACGCTACAATTTTATCACATAGTGCTTGCTTATTATGCAGAAAACTACTATACGATTCAGTCCAAGAACTTGGATATTTAAACACAGGGTCATACATCTCTGTATAACTTAGTCTGTCTGGGACCATAGGTATAGCATCTACTAGGGCACCTTCATACATACTAATACCTAGAGTTTCTTGTAGGTTAGCACTGAATACTAGTTTAGCTTCACCTAGTAAGGTATGGTATGCTTCTTTAGATAGGTTCTGCTCTTGACAGACAATCCATTCGTACTCGGGCAATGCCTGTGCTAGATCTTTAAAGATTTCAACTTGTTTCTCTGGTGCAATACGATGTGGAAATAAGATTAAATCACGCTTCTTAGTCTTATAAGGACCAATAGTCTTAGGCATATATTCCATAGGCCAGCCTGTGCGGACAATCTTATTGCTAGCAATCATATCTGCTTTATCTTCTTCCGCCCACGGATTTTCACATACGCCATCGTTTAGTAAGTTAGCACAGAACATATCAATATGAAAGTCTGTAGCAAAGTAGTTATGATCTATAGCATGAAAGAATGCCTTCTCACTGTGCCTAACCCACGAAGCATTACCAATCAAGCGTCCCAAGAAGTCTTGTGGGTCGTAACTTCCAGCGTGCCACAAGGCGTGAATAGTGACGGGAATGTCCAACAGCTCGGACATATACTTAAGGTTAATAATCCCAGGATGCCAAGCGTCAGTAAAAATGAAGTGGTCACCCTTAAAAATCCTTCCTTCCGTAAATAATCTACCCATCTGCTCGACTTGATTGGCTTTATAGACATTAGTGCCGCCAAAGTTAAGAAAAGCACCAGGGGTAGTAGCAGCAGGAATGTCAGCTGGTCCGGCGATAACATATATGTCATGTCCGTGTTCTTCCAATAGTTTAGGTACATGAGCCTTCCATTGGCCCGTGTACCTTGTGTCAACTGCTTCTAGATCAACTAGATACACAGTCATTATCGTGGGTTCCGACCCTGATAACCAGTTGGCTGACCGTTGCGTTGTTGCCATTGCTGACGTTTTTTACGGCGTTCTTGCCACTCACGATACTCTCCACCCTTGTATAGATCCGCTTCATCAAATTTGATCATACGAAAACGACAGTAGTTCATCCATGCATCTAGGTCGTTGTAAATTTTTGTTACTTCTGGACTCATACGTAGATATTTCTTAAGCCATACTGGTTGTGATGCCACGGTATAATCTCCTAAATAGTGACAGTTTGGTAGGGACGAGTACAGTTGTACTCTGCATAACTTCCGTTTTCGCCATCTTCGGATACTTCTATCCAAACATCGCGATTGGGATACTTTTGGACAATCTGCAGATACAGATCATCTGAAATCATTTCACAGCTCTTGTAATTTAGTTGTAATGTATTATTTACGTAAAGACTTTCTAACCAACGTTTAAACTGAATAAATTCTATATCGCGGTCGTCATGTAGTACATCAATAGCGACTCTAAAATGAAAGATATGCCTGTGTGGGCTAGCTAAGAAGCTGACATCATATTCGTCGCCTGTAGCTAATGTAGGATCTGTAGCTGCCGCTGGATAGCAGTGAACACCCTCTTTACGAAAAGTAACCCAAATCTTCTTTTGTGCTTTTGCTTTGATGCGTTCTATTTGTTCACGTTCTGTTTGTATCATTTAATAATCTCATCTTTACCATATTGGTCCCAATCGGTAAACTTATCTTCATCTAATAGTGTGCTTAGTCTATGACACCACACACCTGGATTAGTAGCCGCAAAGTCTATATCGTCTAGTTTAATTGTAGCATTATATCCTAGTAGTTGTAAATAGGGCAATTTTACCGAAATCTGTGGAATGAATCTACGTTTCTCAGTAAGCCCACTTTCAAGCAAGCCTTCTACATCCTTAACATCAAAGTCCAAAGTACACCAATAACCTGCATCTAGACATGCATGTATCATGCTCTCCCATGGATGCCAGTATTCAGCATTGTTTGGGTCACCACCTGCATCAAAACTTTGATTAGCACCAAAGTAAATATGTTTGCAGTAGTGTTCCCCTGCCATTTCTAATATACTAGCAACACTTTGTACACCTACTACAAACAATGTCTGCATGTTGTATGCTGGAGTTTTTTCTATCTCTACACCAGTAAAGAATGTTATTGCTTCTGCTGTGCCTGTGACATATTCACGTTTCATAAGCCCAATTTCGTCCTAATAGTTTCAATGCTACGTTTGACTGACAATTTCTCTTGCTTAAGTTTACTTAAACTTTGATCGTCTAAGTAGTTAGTATAACTTCTACGGATGTTTTCGTCAAGTCTTTTGTGAATTTGTTCTAACTCTGCAAGTTCGTCTTCTAATGCAACGCGATCCATTATAGGTCTCCCAATCCAGCTTCTAAATTATCTAAGTTTGCTTCGTCAAACCCGCTGTCGTCGATATGATGCTCTTCTACGGCGTCCGATACTTCTTCAAAATTTGCATAGAAATTAGTACTTGAGTTAACAGTTTTCTTACCAGTAGCACCACGTGTACCAATAATCTGCATCCAGAACTTACTGTTTTCTTCGATAATTTGTTCTGCTGCAGCACGCGAGCCTGCGGCGAATATACTGTTGACTACATCTTTAAAGTAAACTCGTTCAAATGTTTCTTGTACTAACATCTTAGGAGTTACACCTTGATCATACTGACGATTAGCTTCTTGTACACTGTTAAGATGTGACCAAACATTATGCCCCATTTGTAAAGCATAGCTAAAGCTATCCCAACTGGTACGCCCTTCTTTGCCAATCTTATTTAAGTCACCGGGTGCGTAATAACAAACATCATTAATCTGCATACGATTACTTACAGGACTGTCTGTGAAGTTGTCAAAGATTTTGTCTTGCAATAGTGCATCACTTAACTTACGAGTATCCTTAGCATACTTCTTGTTGTCTACACTTGGTACCATACGATATACCCATTTACTACGATCTTCAATTTCTGTTTGGATATATATCTGCCCATTAGCTGACGCTAGGAATGGACTTGCACAGTCAAATGATATTGTAAATGCTGGGTTGACATATTTTCTAACAGCACGTTGAATATCAGTTAATAGGCAAGCCCATTCTAACTTACTGGTACCCAAAAAATGCATCCAATCATGTATGCCTTCTTGTAGTAGATTATCATAGCGTAGAGCCACTAAACGTTTAAGCACTAAGTGTACATCACACATGTTTTGTCCACCCATAGCCCAACCATTAAAATGTCGTCCTGGATACTGAGCAGGATCACAGTATTTCTTCATACGAAGATACCAGTCGTCTGCGTCTGCGTGATTCTCACCTTGTAGAACGTTTAAGAACTTACAAGCACCTGTACGATTATTAATAAACCAATCGTTGTTGATATAAGTACCTTCTACAGCTTCATCATAGGTATTAATACCTGTGGCCTTGCGACCAGCTGGACTACGGGCTACCCAAGCCGGAATATCCAAACACATACCATAATCCATGTATGCATCCATCCAAGTAAGAACTAACTCACGTTTCTTTTGTGCTTTAGGACAGTTAGGATTCTTCCAATCACCTTCCCAAACACCTTTACCAATCTGGAATCCACCACTGTCGCCTAGGATAAAACTACGGCTACGATCACGGTTACGAACCATGTCTTCTTTGGGGCTATGCTTGTTGACATCTAACTCGGCGTGTCCTGCTGAATACAGACTCCAATGATAGGGAAAGTATGCTTGATCAGGATTGAGCCAATTTAACCCTTCGATACTATTTTCAAAGTTGCTTGGTACACGTGTGCTAGCAACATAGGTATTACCGTTAGCATCTGGGAAACGTTGTTTGCCCACATAAGTAGCGTAAAAACCTGACAGTGCAGGTAAAAAGACTGCATAGTCCTTTTGTTTTAGGGTTAAATTATCTCGTTCCATAATATGTAGTCTTCTCGATATGTATTCATTAGTTTGTTAGTCAGACTTGGATTCTGTGCAAGCTGATGCCGCAGAAAACTTACTAGTATTTCTTTGTAAGAATTTCCTTGTGTTTTATTACGATCACAGTCGATATTAATATTTAGATCAACATCCTGTGTAGCCAAATATTGTTTAATTGCTTGGTCTGGTTGTTTAGCACTGTCAAAAAATACACAGTTCTCTTTAGGAACACTTTGTATAAAGTATACTTGTTTTTCAGTATGATCGTCGAATATTATTCGATCAAATACTAAATCCTGTACAATACTGTTCCAATTTTTAATAATATCATCCGATGTCCTGCAATGTCTTCCTAACAATGATGAACATAAGTATTGTGCCATGCCACTAATCCAACGATCAACAGGGTCTCGTAATAGAATAATTATCTGCTTATTGGTTAAATCTGTAGTTAAGAAATTACTTATATTCCAATTATTCTTTAATAGTAGTTGTCCGACATAACTACTAGAATTTTTTGGTATCGGAATGTAGACTAAATTATCTTTAACAAATATCCCGCCAGGAGTAAACCCTCTGGCAGTATGTTGATTTTTCCAATATTCAAACATTATTTGCTTTGTGCTGGGATTAAGTAATTATATGTTGACAAGCCAGTATTAACACTGATCTGTAGTACACCATCATTGCTTAAACGGAATGTTTTGTCACCGCTTAGGCCTAAGATGCTAATCACAGCCGCTACTGGAAAGCTCAACGGTTTATTCAGTGTACCTGCAACACCGCTTTGGAATACAAAGTTACCTGCATGGCTACTGTGATCACCAAAGAACAATTTTAATTCGTTAGCTTCTGTTTTAGCAGTAAATGTAGTTTCGTCACTGTTAGCACTGGCTTGGAATTTAAGTCTTTGCACATTAGCCGCTGTAGGTTCAAACTCTACAGCCCATGTTAATTCTTTACGCTGAATAATACTTTTAACGCGGTCTGCTACAATTTCTTGACTCATAAAGCGATAGTCGTTCTTAAAGTCACCTGCGGCATTTTCAAAGTGCAGGCCTGTTGGAACAGTTGCGCCTTCTTTATCTTGTGTGTTAAGTGTAATCTTAGCATTTTCTTTGTATTCTGGGATACCTAAGATTGTGTTTAGTTTGCCCAAATTAGGCATACCAAATGTTCCAATAAACTCTGCTACCGGTCCGTTTGTCTTAGCTTGAATGATAACTGAACGGTCTTCAGCGTTTGCTTCAATAGTTGTTTCGGTTGCGGTGCCTGTGATCTTAACTGTTTCGATTGTTCCTAGGCCATAAGTGTTTCTTACGATGTCTAAAAGATGGTCTCTCATTTGTTTCTCCTTATTGATAATATAGTGTACATGATGTATTTAGGTTTTGCAACGGGTTTGATAAATTATTTTGGTATGATTTTTCCTAAAACCTGATGTGCTTTAACAGTGTTTAATTCACCAGGGCGTTTAATTTCAGCCCAACTAAACCAAGGGCATTGAAGACTATGTGTATTCGCATCATTGAAACTAATAATTTCATATCCTAACTCGATACATAAATTTTTAATATAATGCGCTGAACTGTAACTTAATACTTTGTTTTCAGCAGCCATAGCAGATTCTCGTAGATCACAATTATTAAAACTAAACATTAATACTCCGCCTGGTCTGAGTAAAGGTATAATTTTTTGTAAAAATTCTTTTATTTTGATTATGCCATGAAATTCAAAATAATTCCATATTAAAATGAATCCAAATTGATTAGCAGGTAATTTATCCCAATCGTTATTAGTATACATGCGCAATCTAGATTGATATAGTTCTGAATAATCTTTAGTTATTTCTTTACATTCTTCAACTGTGTTGCCGGTTATGTACAACGGATCACTGGCAATCATGCAATCAACAAATCTTTTATGTCTAATATTATATTGAAGTCCGGGAAATCGCCAATCACTATATTGATGCATTTTAACTTTTAGAGTTTTGCTTAAATTCTCATTATGCCAAAAATCAATAGCAGGATATGGTACAAATTTTGATTGATACTCTGCATTTAAAAATAGTTTTTCAGCCAACGCCTCAATATCTGCGTCTACTTTGTCGATTAAGATTTTTAAGTTTGACATTATTTTTTCATTTTCATGTAAAATATCTGTATAAGAATTAATGATAGCATGTAAATCGGATTTGTAATCAACTGCAAAATTATCAATTTCTGCCATTTTTAAATTAACAGCTTTTATCTCAACAACCTCATCTAAACCTTCAGACATAGTACTGTATTTTTCGATTAACTCATTTTTAAATTTTATTAAATCACTTATTTTAGTCATATTTTTATCCAAAACTAAACAAACTGTCAAATGTTGTATTGATATCAGTGTTTTCACTGATCTGCCATTCCAATACACCCAACAAGTTCTCTACCTTTTGATCTACAATGCCAGCTTCCATCTTGCTGTCATCAAAGGGTAGGTCTTTAAACCACTGCGGAATATGTAGTTCGTCGGTAGGATAACCAACACTAGTATATCCCAAAGGATTATCTCGAAGTTTACACACAATAGTTTTCATACCGTCAACAATGGATGTACTGTAGTTATCACCATGCATACGCTTTAGATTATTCCAATTAATGGCTGCTCTAACATGGCCTGGCATATTAGCACGCCCTTCTTTGGATTCTGCGGCTGTGTACTTGGTTAAATTATTTACCCGTTTAGGTGTACCTTTTTCCCAAGCTGGTCGCTCTTGGAACTTGATCTTAAACTCACGGACCTTTTCGATAATATGGTCACGTTGACTACCTGTTAAGACATCTAATAATATATCACTTAGAAAGTCCTGTACTACCTTAGGAGTGTCGCTACGTTTTAAATCTAAGCCCATGGCTTTAACTTTACCTGGCTTACCATTGGTGTCTAAACGTTTACCTTCTAGGTCTGTGATCAGTACTGCATAACGTTTCTTCTTGATAAACAAGCCTTTTTCAGCCACAAGTTCACGACCGCCTTTGATAACTTCGCCCATATGACGTGGCACGTGAAACGCACGTTCCATCATACCCGGAAAGCTCTCGTTGACTTGATCTGAGATGTTATCATATAATTGGATAGCAATGTCTTTTGACCATTCCATACGACCAGCGGCTACGTCGTCTTTGACAGCTGGCCATGCTGAGAAATAGCACGAGTCAGTATCACCATAGATAATAGCATCACCTACGTGATTGTATTCACCTGTAATACATTCATTAATGTAAGCATCCATGTGTTTGGCAATAGTACGACCAGTAAGTGTAGTTGACTGGCCAATACGTTTGTCAAAGAATCTGCAACCAGGATTCAACAAGGCACCATACAAACTGTTCAAGTTAATCTTCTTAACCAACTGACGCTTGTCCCAGAATGCAATCTCTTCTGGATCAGTACATTCTTTCTTTTTAGCCTGTAGTTCTTTACGTTCAGCATACCAACGCTTTAACAAGCTGGGCACAATAGCTTCTTTCTCAAAGCTAAAGATAGTACCGTTAGCACTAAGTATCCACGGTTGATTGCTGTTAAAGATCATTTCCCAAACTTCTGCCGCACTGTGCGTGGTACTGCCTTGATCACCTTCCCAGTCTATGGTAATTTCAACTCCGGCTTTACTTTCCATAACTGCAGTGTACTCTAAGGTACCAAACATATCTTCCCACGCATCAGCGAACTTACCGCCATTCTGTGCCATTTTTTCATTGACATAGTGGTCAGTCATAACTGGACGTAGTTGCCCTACAATAGTTTCTGGACCCATGTTAAGTGCGCGAATAGCACTAGGATACAGGCTGTTAATATCCACTGACCCAATGTACTCATGCATGCCTTTCTTAGGATGTGCTACATAAGCACCTGCGGCCTGTGTGTCACCTTGACTGTCACGTCCGGACCGGTTCATAACCACCAGACCCTGTTCGTGTGCTTGATTGATAATAGCCTGCTCTGTAACTGCTACCGCACCCATTGTGGTCTGTAGCAACACCGTGTTGTCATGTGCTAGTTCATTGGCTAAGTCTAAGAAGCGTAGTTTTTTATCTAGCTTGCCCAGCAACATAGTATCTTGCCGGTTATAATCGATAAACTTAGGAAAGTCTTTGTTGTACAGTTGATCTAATGTACCTTCGTAGGCAACTTTGCGCTCATCTAACTCATATTCACCAATGGCATCTAAACTATAACTGTGTCGTTCTTCATAGGTATACTTGCGATATAACTGCATATAGTCTAAGTGTACACGACCAATTAGGTCAAAGGTTACATTAGTAGCACCAAAGCGTTCAAAGTCACGTTGCTTAGGGTACTGCCCCCACAAGCACATCCGGCGTGTGTCATCTTTACTTAATACGCGAACAATACGGCCAATGGTATATGGAATATCATATCCCTCGCTGTTCCAACCACTTAAGATGTCTGCATCTTCGATTAAATTAAGGAATGTATCTAACATGTCCTCTTCACGTTCAAACAAGAAACAGTTTTCATATTGATTGCAGATTTCCTGTGCAGTATCCCAACTGTAGCTCTTAGGTGGAATAACTAAAGTGACTAACTTGTCTAACCAATCCAAGTAGACTGATATGGCTGTGATAGGATTGAACGGGTCATTGGTTGGCGCATACCCTCGCTTAGGGTCAAAGTCAACTTCAATATCCCAAAACGCTGTTTGTAGTTTAGGACTGGCTACACCTAAGTAGTTGTCTGCTAGGCAACGAAATACAGGATTGATGTCACTTTCCCAAATACGTTTATCGCTGTTGATGCGCAGTTCTTTGTGAAACTCTTTGCCTATACGTGTGCTGAAACGGCTTACTGGTGTGTCGTAGATAGTACGATGTTTGCCTCTGGGATCATCATAATAAAATACGTAATTTGCTGGGTATTCTTTGTATTCTCTAACACCGTTGTTGCGTTCAACGATATGGATACGATCTTTAGCCCGATCATATAAGGCGTCCACATAACTCATAATACTCCTAATGCCATTTATAGCTGGCTAACTGTTCTGCATGTACGTAAGTGTACGATTCTTTATTGTAACATTAGTAGGCGATAATAACCTACTAAATCGATAACAAATATAGTCAAACTTGTCATTAACAAGCCAAAACTGCCCCTACTTGCCGCCGAATACATACTGATACTTAAACATAAAAAAAACATCGGATATACTACTAAAAATGGAACATTAGGCATAGTAATCGTAAATGTCATAGCTATGACAAAATTCATTATCCAGTTAAATACCTCTAGGCTTAATCTAAGTGGATTACTATGCCAATCCTTGCGAATAAAATCAACGGTTTTATGCCAATCAATGCGCATTAAAGCGTGCGGCCGACTGTTTCTAAAATATCTGTAAGTTCTTCGTGGTCAGCATTGGTATCAGTAAATTTACTTTTTTGTGCAATCTTAATAGCTTTCTTTAAAATAGCAGGTTTGATTTCTAATTCTTCTGCCACTGCTTTAACTGTGTCGCTAAGTCCCGCATTTAGATCCTCAACTTCCTGCATTACTTGAATGCCCTCGTTGACTAATTGCGTTAGTTTAGCTTTTTGTTCGCTTGAAAACATACGTGATGCCATGATTCGTTCCTTGATTGAAAAATATAGTGTATACTATTTAATTATCGATTGCAATGATTATGGCTAAGAAATTTTACATTTACGTAAAACTTTTGTTGCTGTGGTAAATTCTGAGGCAAGATTATCAAATACTTCTTCTACTGGCAATTGAACATAAGCACGTGTCATGTATGCTGTACACCCAAGTTCGGCATAATAGGTATCTGTAGGCCAACGACGTTGGTTCCACCCCATGGCATTGATTAACAAACATTCATCGCCTACGGCTTTTAATATCTGCTTACGTTGACTTACGGGTAGTTGACTGCTGGCCATTAGTTTAACTCCTAACGGTTCAGTATTGATCATGGGTTTGTCTAAAAAATGTGCGAATAAGTGTACTACATAGGCTTCTACATCGTGGGCTAAGTTAATAGTAAGGCTTTGTTCAGCTTCTTTGATCAGCTGGTAGGATTCTTTAACGTAAGTTTCCCAGTTGGTCATAGTATTACCACTTACGACAGCTCCAATATCTGGCAGATGTTCTTGGTCCTGGGTTAGCACAGTTATGACGTGCTCTAAATGACTTGCGACGTGCTGGATTAGATTTCTTAATACGCATGTTAGGATCACCAAAGTTTACTTTTTTGATGTTGCCTGTGCTAGGATCTTTAACGTAGACTTTAAACTTCTTAACATCACCTTGCATTGGTTTGCCTAAGGGAACTTTATGTCCATGATATTCAGCTTCATCTAGTTGTTCATCTTCGTTGTACCACAGTTCACCGTAGGCTTCAAAGAATTCATCACCTTCGTAAGTTTCTTCTAGCGGAACGCAGTTATTAACTCGCACGTCACCTTTCATTTTAGTGCCTTGCTTTTTGTAACCTTTCCAACATTTAGCATCTAAACGTTGTGATTCTGCTAACTGTACTGAACTAGACTGTAAGTACTGTGGGAATTGCTCGTTGAACTCACGCATAATAACACCAGCTTCTGCATTAGCTTCGTTCTCAATTGGACTGCCTGTTTCGCCAGAAGTGCTATCAAGTTGATCGTCTTGCCCTTGCGCATAGTGTACCATTTCGTGTGCTAGTGTACGCAAGATATCTACAGGATTGCGATTATCAACAACTACATAAATTACCTGTTCGTTGTCGACATAACGACCAAATGTTGTGTCTTCTAGTGATTTAACTAAACGAATTTTAGGAATGTGATCTAAGTTTAAATGTTCAACTGCAATAGGCAAGAAGTCACGCAGCGCATCTATCAGCGTTGGCTTGGGTGGCCCTTGTTCAAACATTTCAAATAAGTTCATTATACTAATCCTGCTAGTCGACGTATAGTATTTATAGATTCGTTTGCTTGTGTTGGTAATGCTCTAACTGTTAAAGCACCACTTTCTAGTCCTAGGTCTTGTTCTAATTCACGTGCTTTACGATGAGCATAAACCATATCAGCACCTTGTATTCTTGATACTATTGAGCCATCATCTCTTACAACTTCAAAATCTGTAGCAGCGGTCTGTGGCACTGCGGGTTCCAATGGTAATTCCTGTTGTGCAGGGCCAATTCTGCGATACTCGTGATGGAAATCGTAATCTGATTCGTAATTCTGTTCAAATTCACTGAACTTTCTATTTGCGTCTGTTTCGCTGTCGGCGTGGAATTGGTGTACTACTACTCCGCTGTCTGGCGCATATATCTCATAATTAGGTACTGGAGTTGCACCTTGTTCGCTAGCATCACGCTCACTGCTGATACCACGACGACGTAGTTCACGTTTAATAATAACTCTAAAGTAAGCAGTCTGTTGATCATTTAATACTGCGGTTGTGCTGACATTGCGCAATACGTTGATTAGATCCATGTCACTCTTATCAGCTACGTTATCTAACCAATCACGATGTGCTTGAGGTAAACTATCACGTACTGCATTTTCGGCACCACCTGCGTTGGCAGCTAGTTCACTATTGTTATTAGTGGTGGGTTCGGCTTGCGTTGCTCTATAGTATCTAGTATCAACATTGTTAACACTACCGTATATGCGTAATGCTTCGTCGCTAGTTCTTGCGTTTACAGTACCAGCGGGTTCACCTAGACCATTTATAATATTCCACGTTACTTCCGGACGACCAGCATCTTGTGTAGTAGCAATGGCTTCTAAATCGTGTAGGCCCACTGATATCCGTTGCTCTCGCATGAATATATCTGCGGCTTTAAGTTTAGCCTGACGTGGACTATCAGCATCGACAAATACTGGGTCTTGATCTACATGTCTACCACGAGCAAAGTAAACCTTCCAGCGTGTTTCATTACCGTCCGTTACACCTTGATCCATTCTATTGCGTAGTTCGGCATCAATCTGTTTAACTATCCAGCCACTGGCATCTGCATCTAGATTCTCACCACCACCCCTAGTCATTCGTTCTCTAACTGAATTTATTGTATCTACAGTAACCGTAGGTAGGGTATCTGCTATCCAGTCAATCCAACTAAGTGGCACTGATGCTGGAGCAGTATCTGAATTTGCATTTTTATCCACAAACAATTCAGCTTTAAGTTTGCTGATACTTTGTTCACGGTTCATACCCATTTGTTTACCGCCTAGGATGATAGCGGCTGTTTCACTAGCGGCAAATACCATTTGCTTACCGCCGGTGCCATCTTTGTTCATAACCCAGTACTGTACTTCTTCGCCTTTCTTCTCTTTACGTGCTACCTGTGCTTGACGAACATTATCAACTAATTCTGCTTTGTTGATTTGTCCAAGAGCATAGCGACTGAACAGAGCTACTGAGTTGTTAGGGTCAGTCCACTCGCCTTCTGGGCTAATTAGTTTGTATAGTTTCTTAGCGTATTCTTGTTTGTAAGCTGATTCGTCTGTGGCAATGCGTAGGCTCTGTGCTAGACGTAGAGCAGTATTAACAAGTTTAGGTAAGTCTTCGTTTAGATAATCGCCGCCCGGGCCGCGGAACTCTACGTAGTTGCCTTTGGTGTTGATACTTGTATACTTTTGTGTGATACCACTATGTACTAATTTACTAGCGGCCGCACCTAGGTGTTCTTTCATCTTAGCCAACAATGCCGTGGCATTTTCTGGATTCTGTTGAATCTTTTCTTTAACAATCTTCATAGCACTTTTAGCATAGGTGTTATAAGCACGACCAAACTCTTGAAGTACGTATTCATCACCCAGGAACAATGCTAGTTTAACGTAGTCTAGATTATCAGTGGTCATGTTAGGCACACTGATATTCATGTGTAGGCCCGTTGATTTGTTAGTATAACAACCTGCCAACTTAGCCCATTGTTTAACTTTTTTCAACATAGTCAAGCCATCTTTAAGCGGCATTGCTGGACTGATAAACTCTAGGCCTGCGTCACCTTGATTAGCATCAATTGACGCATCGGGCTCAATGATAAAATAACCTTGTTCTTGTTGTTGACTACGACTTCCGCTGTGGTAGCCACTAAAACCACGTGCTTCATATCCAGTAGCACCATAAAAGTCATCTGCTATTTGATCTACGTCTGCGTCACCACCATAGTTGCCTTCGTTAGCATCGGACATGTGTGGCCAATCAAAGCCCCACTGACGTTCGGCGTCCTGCATGTCGTTGACACCAATGTCACTTAACCATGCTGCTTGATCGCCATCACCACCGTTACGGAAATCATCTTCCATCTCCTGGCGTGCTTCATCGTAGGCAGATTGATACTCATTACTATTAGTATCTCCCATCAGGTCGTCTATTCGATCCTCAATCATTTGTAATGTTAGATCGCGAATCTCTGCATTAGCTTCTTCACTAGTAGCATCTTTGTCTGGGTTTGCTTCTTTCCAGCGTTGATGTGCTTCTTCGGATGCATCATCACGACTAACTTCATCTTCTAAACGTTCACGAATTGACTTATCTAAATCATCTACATTATCATCTATATAACGATTAGCAGCTTCATAACTCCATTCTAAGTATTCATCAAACATCTCACTTCGAGCACGATCTGCATCACTGCGACCCATATTACTGAAATCACCGTTACGGAAGAAGTTAACAATATCGTCAATGTCATAGGCGCTTTCGTTTTGTTCGTAGTCGTATTCCCAGTCGGGTTCATCATCACCTGTGCTGGTATTGGGTACACACATTTCAAATTCAATACCCATAAGCATACCATCAGCTTCTGGACTGTTAGCGAACGCTTCTAGGCTAGATGGACTCATTGATACTTCATCAATGATCTCTGCTTCTTTTAAGGCTTGTTTAATTTGACTATAACGCATATTAAGTATTTATCGTTGTGTTAATCATTGACCCACAGTTCGAGTGAGTAGTTGCCGCGCTGGCTGGACCATGGCTGGCCTAGTTGCTTAAAGCCCTGTGCTACTAAATTATTCTTTGATGCTGTGTTATCTGATCTGGTTGTGGCAAATATGTTCGAGCCAGCAGATGCTAATAATTTTTGACTTACAGCGGTGTTTAATCCCTGTCGACGATAGTTAGGATCTGTATATGAATAGCCCTTTTCATAACGATAACGATTGGCTAACTCACTAACGCCGGCAGCAGTGAATACTTTAGTCTTGTATGTATCCAATGGTGTTTTTAATGCTGTAATAGCAATAATATCACCTTGTTCATTTGTGGCATAGCTCAACATCTGTGCTCGTTGTACACCCGCACGGGCATTGGCGGCTGATACCTCACTGCCCTGAGCAATAAAGTCGCTGAGTTTACCTAGTTGCTCTGCTGACAGTTGACCTGGTCGCACAGCAACTACACTATTATCTTCAGTTAAAAATTCATTTGCTCTCATAGTCAATCCACGTATTCTTGCTCACTTTTGGCATCCCTCCAGGCCAGCAGCCGGCCACACTATACCGTCCTAAGACGGCCCTAAGGTAGGAGTGTTCTTTAATCTATTCGTTCGCCTTCTTCTCTTGCTATACGGGCAATATTGTTTGACGCACGAGCAGGTTGTATATCAAAATTTTCGTATCTTCTTGCTATAGATTGTAATATCCTAGTAACATTGATATACTCATCACCTACTATGTTATCAGGAACAATAACTAAGATATCCCAGTCACTTTCATCGTGTTCAGTTCCAATTACCCTGCTACCGTGAAACCATATTTCTTCTGCTGGCACTTGAGCTTTGATTTGATCTACTATAGTATCAAAAAACTCGTACGACTCGGTTAAGAATTCATTGGCTCTCATATTAGCTCTTATAATAGAAGTAGTGTATATCTTCTTCTGGATTATACTTTACTACTAAATCGTCTAACACAAACTCATCACCATATTCGTCAACTAATTGTGCGAATGTAGTAGCGTCACCAAAGATGTATTCGATAACATCATCGTCGGTACAGTTGCCTTGGTAGTTTAACTTGGCATCTTCAGTTAATTCTGT